ACCTTTTTTCACTGCGCCAATAACTCGAACAGGTACACGCCCTTTTAGTGCAACATAAGTACCGCCTTCTAATTCGCTATTCATCATGTAAGCAGGATTTGTACTTACTGCACCAATTGCACGTTTGCCCCATGAACTAGCAGTTACTTCTTTTTCTCCACCTACTACCATAACAGTACCTGGTGCATATTCTGCATCTGCAAGATATTTTTCTGCTAAGTCAGCAAATCTAGCTGTTGAAGCTATACCTTGGAATACATTAGCAAATAAATCTCCAGACCCGTCTCTAGCTGCAATAGTACTTGCGGTTGCTGCTGTAGCAGCAGTTCTTGCTGTTCCTGCAACATTTATACTATTTGCCTTTGTTGCATAACTAGCGGTTCCCCAAAATGTATGAGCTGATCCTGTTGTAATACCTGTTATTCCGGTATTAACTAAAGTTAACCCCTGCTTAATAACTGAGAAACCTGTAAGATCTGTTTCTATTGCAGTGTCAACTGTAAATTCATCTGCTGAAATAATATAAACAGTTTCATCATCGATTACTGCTTCTACAATAGCATGAATTCCTCCGCCTGGGGTATCTACTACTGTTCTAGATCTCATCTGTGTAGTGCCAAGACCCGGAGCAGTTTGTGGTCCAATTAACACATAATCGTCTGCATCAGTACGTGCATACAATTGATTATTACCATTATCAAACCAAAGATCGCCAGTGCTTAACCCTGCAGGAGCAGTTGTTTTTACTTCTGCACCGCCTGTTGTACGCCAAACATTGTTTTTATCATAAAACTTTAATTTGTTTTTTTCACTATCAAACCAAAGTTGTCCACTAGTAGGACGTGGAGGTGCGCTAGTGCCTGAGAAATTCTCCAGCAAATGTAAGAAATTCTCATTTTGTACTTCACCATAACCTGCGTAGTTCTTACCGATAAGTTTAATATCGAGTGTACTGTCGATCGTACCGTCTTCTACTACTGTTAGTGTTGTACCATTATACTTGTCAATACTATATGGCATTTAGTTCCACCCCTTAACTTTATATATTTAGTTCAAATCAGCCCAAGTGCCTGGTGCGCCTGCAACAGTGCAAACTTGAACTACATTATCTGTTGTGTTATATATTAACTCGCCTTCTTCTGCATCTATTGCATCTCGATCGCCAGTAGTATATAACGGTAATTTAAATTTTGTACTTGCTCTAAAACTGCCTGCAACATCTAGCGTGTACGCAGGTGATGATTGAAAAATACCAATTCTTTCGTTTTGACAATCAATCTTAATAGCATCTTTAGTTCCACTACCGTTTTTAACACGGATAGCAAACTCTGTAACACTTGAATTGATTGATTCTATTTTAAATTGAGATGTTGAAACATATACTTCAATTTTTCCGCCTAGAAGCATTAACTTTCCTGGAGTTGCAATACCAACAGCATCACCAGGAAGGGACAATGTGCCTCTCGCATAAATGAAAGGATCAGTCGTACTTAAGAAATCATTAGTAGTTTTTAAGGTTTGTGAACTTACATCAAACAGTGCATCAGATTCTGTAGCTCTTACATTGAATTTCATACCTGCCAAAGTACCTGCATTAAATCCTGGTTTAATTGTTCCAGTAAATCCTGGAATAGCAGTTATTGGTTGAAATGCAACGGTATTTTTACTAAAAATTCCAAGTAAAGTTTGTGCTACCCACAAATAAACAACTACTCGCAATGCACCATTGCTATCGTAAATAGACTCAACAGTAAATCCAGAAAGTCCTTGTGTATCTTTGTATATAGGACCTGCTAGTTGTAAATCTGTACCGTCAAAGAAATGTAATTGATTTTCTGCACTATCGATCCACAAATCACCTTGTACTAGATTTGTTGGTGCTGTACCAGTAACTAGTGGGCCGCTACCTATTCGAAAACCGTTGCCGTCGTATACTTTTAGTCTATTTTCAGCAGTATCAAACCATATTTGTCCAGTAATAGGATTGTTAGGTTCACTTGTATTTGCAAAATTTTCTAATAGCTTTACTAAGTTTTCGTTAATAAACTCGCCGTATCCTGAGACATTCTTACCAATAAGAGTAAGATCCGTAGCTATCTGATCAATTGCACTATCTACAACTTCTGCTAACAAAGAACCGTCTGTTTTATTAATCTTATAAGTCATTAGATAATCCTACCAGTAAAAATTATGTAGTTTATTGTTAAGTATGGATTCATAACATTTAACGGAACATCAGTTATTACTGAATCTACGCCACCTGCGGTGGTTAAGAATTTAGTAAAACCTGGAATCATCTGTGCAGTACGGCCAACTGAATCACTATCAGTTATGCTGGCTGCTCCGCCTGTATCATCACTTGGAGCATAAAACTGTGTGCCGCCTGCTCCAGTTAAATCATGAGTATGATCAGGCAAGTTATTAGTTAATATTGAGCGTTCTTCAACTCCATTTCCTAATCCTACTTGATCGGCTGTGATTTCTGTTACTCTATCTGCACTAGATCCAATAGTTGGTCCAGCAGTTACCCCCGATGGTAATAAGGGAACAACTAATCCGTTGTTCATGTTATCAGCACCTAGCGGGAATCTTCCTCTAAGATCAGGCAACCTAAATGTAGCTAGTCCCAAATAATCAGCAGGACCTTTATAAGTATTACCTAAAATTGCATACAATTCAGGGTACGAACTAATCTGAACTTCAGCGCCATCGCATAGCAAGTATCCGTTAGGAACAATTGATCCAGCAAATGGCATAATGCAACCTGCAGGAACAGTTGCTACTGTCGATAAGAAACTAGTCTTTGATAATTTTCTTACACCAGTTCCAACTCTATTAATTAAAAATTCATCAGTGCCTAATGATTCAAAAACTTCAGTTTTAGATGAAATTAAAGTTGGACTTAGTGCTGTGGTAAACACTGCAACGCCTCCTACTTGTTGTCCATTAAAACTAATTGTGTTACTAGTAATGTCTCCAGTAATTGAAAAATTTGTTGGGCTAGTTAGTGTAGTGGCTGTACCTGTTACTGATCCATTAAATGCTCCGGAGAATTCTCCGGTAAACACAGTAGAACCATCTAAGTTTCCAACAGTGTTAGCAAATATTCTTTGATAACGTTTATCTTCAGCACCTAAATCCCAACTATCATCGTCGATAGGTTTAACAGTATTAGTTAAAGTAGTTCCTTCAATGCTTGCGCCGGTCCCTACTCGCAAAGTTTTACCAATACTAGCACCACCTGTTGTTGTGATACTACCGTTTGTAAGTGTAGTAGAGTCGTTAATGGCTGTAATTTTAAGGCCGCCAGTAGCTGCAATTTTTCCGATAATGTCCAGTGCTTCAGTCGGTGCTTTGTTTATACCAACTTTAGAATCTACAACAGTAATAACATCGGTCGCTGTTCCGCCTTGATTAGTTCTAATAAAAATACTAGAACCTTCATTCTTATTGTACAGAACTGCTGCACCATTTTTAACAGTTAAAGATGTAGTTAAGTCGGCTCCGATAGTTAGCCCTGCATCATTACGAAGGTTAAGTCCATAATTTGAAGTACCAGTAACGTCAGTACGGAGGAAACTATTTGCATCTAACCCGTCTGGATACCCGGACACAATTAATTTAGATGCTCTATCTGCTGTACCCCAAAATTTATTAAGTACAGTACCATCAAGGTCAAAGTCTTTACTAGACATATTAATACCTTGATTAATTGTAGTAAATCCAGAGATAACTGACTTCGGAGTAAATGCATCTTTACTAACAATTGCTATTATTTCTCCACTAACTATAAAATTTAAAATAGTATGATCAATATTAAAAGTATCAGTTGCTATTTCAATTTTTGGTCCGGATTGTGCGCCTTCACTAAACTGTGGGCCTACTAAAATCCAGCTAGAACCAGACCATAGATATAATTGTTGATTTGCAGTATCGACCCATAGATCGCCAATAACTGCCGTAGTTGGCTGTAGTGTTTTCTTTGTAACATTGCCGGCAGCTACCCAACTAGTGGCGCCACCGCCATCGACAGTACAAATTTTTAGCTGAGGCTGTGGTGGATTATTATCAGAATCTGTATCGTACCATAACTGACCAATTACTGGATTTACAGGTGCTGTAGCACTGGCAAAGTGTTCTAATAAATGTAGGAAATTTTCTGCTAGAACTTTAGAATAACCTGTATAGTTCTTACCTACAAATCCTAAACTTGTTTCGACATTGATTGTTTGATCTTCTACAGTAATACTACCGTAGTTCGGTTTGTCTGTGCGGTCTATTTCATATGACATTATGCTACCTCACTTAAACCAGTTAAACTTTGAATACGCACAGTATAGTCAATTTGAATTAGACGATTTAATGATTTTTGAACTGGGTGAAAAATAACGTGAGTTAACAACCGTCCTGAACCAGTTGGATCATAAGATTTTAATCCTAATTCATCAAATACAAATGTTCCATTTGTATTAGTAGAGTTATCAAATGCATCTTGTACGCCGGGCTCGCCGTAGTCAAGTAAACAAGTAATAAAGACATCAGTATAGTTTGTACCAGTAACATGACGTGTTTCAATTTTATTACGAATTGGATCAATGTTTATGCTTGACTGATCATCAACAACCTTAGAGTAAGTTTCGTTATATAAACTTGCATTAGTTCCTGTTGAATTTGGTGTTAAATATGTAATAATACCAGTAGGATCAATTGTTGTCCCGCCGTTACCAAACGCCATTTGATAGATAAATCCTTGTCCAGCATTTGCAATGCTCTCTGCTAGAGAAATACTCATGTTTTCATAATGAATTGCATTACGCTTATTAATATACACTTCGCCTGTTTCAGGGTTATGTATTTTAATATGTCCTTCGATGTGGATTCCTGTTAAGTCTTTACCTTGCATAGTTGTTCTCTTTTGTGTATTTACCTAATAATATTAAGTACGTAGATTATAATACTACTGCCATTACGATTCCTGCTTCTAAATCATCTTTAGATTCTAAACTTTTTGCAAAAACAGCATTAGCAGAAAAATTAGCCAGTGCAACTTGCGCAAAACCAGGAACATTACTAGTAACTAATAAATCTCCTTTAGCAACTGAACCTACTACTTTTACAGGAACCTTACCTCTAAGAGCCACTGCTTGTCCGGTACTTTCACTATTCATTACATATGCCGGGTTAGTAGAAATAACGCCAGCAACTCTAGTATCTGCAAATTTTTCTGTAATAGTAATTTCATCACTTCCGCCAAATACTACAACAGTACCTGGGTCATATGGCATATCACTAATATATTTTTCTGCTAAGTCAGCATATTGTGCCGACGATGCAATTCCTCTAAATACAGTTGCATATATATCTGCACTACTGTCTCTAACAGGAATAGTATTTGGTATTGCTGCAACTGATGCAGTTCTATTAACCCCAGCAACTCTTAAGCTGTCAGATGTTTCTGCTGTGCCTGCAAGACTATCTCCTTCTTGCAATTCTTGTATATTTGATCCGTTTAATACTAGAGGATATCGGAGTGTCATGTTGTTGTCCTTACGAAATTAAAGTTATGTTAGTTATCACTCCGATCCTCGAAGTGACTGGGAGAAATCCTGTAGCAATATTAATGTTAACTACTGTTCCTTGATTCTGTGTGATTGGCAAAAAATTATAAATTGTAGACCAAACTGGGGGTCTTGATACAGACCCTGTACCAGTCTGTGCAAGAAATTTCTTAACATTGGTTAAGTTTCCAGGTAATAGTACAGTTTGGCTTGAGCTTAATTGGTAGGGGATAGAACCTAAACTTCCTCCAGCTATATTCGAAGTTTCTGCTGAAATAACTCCATCGGTTATCGAGATGCCCGCGCCAATTTTTACGCCACCTAGTACAGTAGAACTAGCTGTTGGCAATGCATAATCTACACTTAAAACACTTGTTTCACTAATATTTAGACCCGAGCCGATTCTAACGCCACCTAATGCTTCTGCTGTAGCTGGTGGTAAAACGTAATCACTGTAATTTCTTACAGACAATACACCAGTATCGCTAATATTTAGACCGCTGCCTACTTTAACTGACCCTATAACAGTAGAAGAAGCTTGTTTTACTATAGCAGTCTTTAAATTAGCCAGAGTAATTTTTTTAGTGATAACTCCATCACTGATAGGAAACACAGCATTTTCTGCAGGCTGTTCAATTTTTGCTAGGTCTGATATTCGTGCCATGTTTAATCAAGCTCCAATGGTTCATTATCGTCTGTTAATAGTGTTACACCTTCGTCAGTTGCTAACACATATTGATATTTATCAACCAAATACTGTGAGAATATTGTCTCAGTATTTTTAATAAAGTTGGCAATATCAGTGTTTGCGTAGGTTAAATCTTCATCATTTCTGTTCCAAATGTGTCCAACTTTTTTAACTACTGTTACTTGTGCTTCTTCGTCTGCGGCAGTAGTTAATGTAACATTATTTGACGAATTATTGATTGTAAATTCAGCAGCTAGTTTTATATCGCCTTCTTTTGTTGTACCAACAGGGCTAAGTTCTGATATTGGTACTGCTGGGCTATATGGGTAACCGTTAGATTCTTTAAACAATGTATAATTGTTTTTCTTTAATCTATATCCGCTAGCAAATACTTCCACAGAATTCTTAACAAGAGTAGTAGTTTCGTTAGCTGTCATTTCTCTACCTTGATATTGATATTCTGTTGTAAATGTGCTCGGTGTAAAGTTTAATGATATTGTTGCATCGACCCCATTACTAATCACAGTATCTGATATAATTCTATCTTTATACGGAATAGTTTCAGATGGTCCAATATCAAGTACAATAGTTCTAACTCTATGTAGTGCTGGTGCACCTGTACCTAATGTTGCTCTACGAAGTTGTCCAAGAACATTACCTACCTTTGTAAAGTATTCAATACGCTCGCCGTTGATTTCAATAATACCGGGCAAGTTTAATGCAGGATTAGGCGGACTTAGATTATTACCGTCAACTAGATAGATATTAAGATCTTTTTGTTGCAAGTCTCTAGCAAGTCTTGTAGATTTAGCTTTTGAAATACGTTTGTAATGTACACGATTTAACATGTCTTTAAACTGCATGTATCCATAACTAGCATTAACAATCCTATCACTAAAACAAATAACGTCTAACATATCAGATGTTAGAAGAGCAGTTTTTAACTTAATAGTTACTAGATCAGAATCTAAATAATAATCAATACTATGTGTTAATAATTGATTGTTTTTAATGATCCAAACATAATCATCAATTGCAACAGTTCTATTCAGTTTAAATCTTTTACCAAGCAAGTTCTCATAACGGTAATAATCGTAAGAACCAGGTACAATTGATCCTGAAAAACTTGTAAACTCCGCAGTTCTTTGAATTTCCTCAACATCATGATTGAAGAATGAAATAACTTCTGTTGAACTTAAAGTCGGAGGAGCTGTAACAAATCTAATAAATCCAGAATCAATCGTATAATCAGCATTGGCAAAAGATGAGACTGTTAATAATGCGCCGTCTTTATATACAGATTTTCTTAAATTTACACTCATAACTGCAATGTCAAAAATGTAATCTGAACCATATGCTAACTCAATACCGTCTACATACACCTTATAGTCTGTAGGTGTTGACACATATGGTCGAGATTTGTAAGTTGTTAGTGCATAATTTAAAACATCATCTGCAAGAGTAAAATACTCTGTTACGGATGGTTGTAAAATTTGTCCGTCTTGGATAACTAATACATTATTAGCAGCTGGTTCTTTTATACCTACAGGATTTGTCAAAGCAAACTCTTTATTAAGTCCGTTGCCAGCAATAGTTTCACTTCTAATAATAGAAGCTGCCTGATTTTGATCACTTGTTATCATATAAGTGATTAAAGATCCTTCAGCTATGCTAGATCCAAATCTAATACCTACCTTTCCTGGAGAGTCGTATGAATCGTTAGTGTTAAACAATTCATATGATACAGCCAATCCATCAACTAGAACCACTGAGCCTAATCCTTGTAGTTGCCAGGCGGCTGCTGTTATATACTCTGATGTTGTGCCGTCAGCTACAAAATAATTAGTATCCATTAGATTATCAGCAGCTACACCAAACGATATTATGCTAACAATCTTCATACTAGCAGGTATTACTGTTAAAGTAATTGTTTGAGCTTGCCAGTTTACTGTGTAATCAATACCTTGTTTTAATATAACATTATCAATCTTAACAAATATCGATGCAAAGTTATTTAAAATTTGTCCAATAGTGAATTCATTAGTAACGCCGTTACCGTATTGATTCTTAAAGTAAATTTTTGCAGAACCAGATGTAGGTAACTGATAAACTTTAATTGCCACTGCGTCTGTAATGTATCCTGGAACAATTTCTTCAGGAGCAGCACTTGTCATTGGAGTTACAAAGCCGTCACCGTCTAATATAATGTCATCAGGAGAAATACCTGTTGCGCTTGAATAAGCAAGGTCACCACCACTTAACTGCGTATCATATTCGCCAGGTTGAGGAGCAAAACTTCCATCGCTTGTGCTCTTACGGAAAATAATTTTATCTCCGTTATTAATAGTTAAGTTTAAGCTAGGCAAATTAACTATAGAAGTTGTGCCGTTTCCAACAATAGTATCCATAACTACGTTTGGTTTGTTAGCCATAGGATATGATACAAAATCTGGGTCGTCAATTCTTATAAACGGATCATATGAATAACCAACAACAGCGCCGCCAGTACCTAGTACTGCAATAGCATCTAATGTGATTGAGAATCTGTTGTCAGCAATTACTTGACGAATTCTGTATGTTCCAGTGTAGTTACCAGTTGTTACTCCTGTAATTCTAACAAACATGTTGTCGGTTAAGTTATGAGGTGTAGCTGTAGTAATCCACACAGATGTAGTATCTAACGGAGATACTATTACAGAACTTATATTAACTGATACAAGCGGATTGTATCTAGAAATATAAACGTTAATTTTTTCTCCGTTTGACGGAGTATACGGTAATTTGAAGGACTGATACTGAGGTGTAGCTGTTCCAGTACCGCCTAGATTCTTAACTACTAACACTTGTGTGCCAACAGTATAAGTTACATTGGTTGTACCTGCAACGGCATTCCAGTCAGTTGTACCAAGTGATACAATAGTATAATATCTGCCTTCAAAGAAGTTTCCAGCTTTTACAACAGTTGTACTTACAACAACAATATAGTCGTCAAGTGCCGAATCAAACCCGTCCCACGAATCAGTGAACCAAGGCAAACTATCCCAGCCTCCGCTAATGTTAAATCCTAATCCAGTAACATTTACGCCACCGTAATCAATTCCGGTCATTAGCTGTGCTAAATCTTTACCATACATTCCGCTTTCTGGACTGTAGTAGAAATTAATTCTGTCAGTAGCTGACAAGTGAACTACGTTTTTCTTATAAGTTATCTCAACTACTGCACCAACTTCAGGCGCACTAGTTAATGTTAACAATCCAGAGTAGCTAGTGTACCCTCTTGCTGTTGACGTTTTAGTTGATAGTGCATAGTCGTCTCTTAACAAGTCAATGCCGTTTACTCTAACATAACAATCTTTGTCAATTTTAATTTCAGGACTAAACTTTAACGGCCACTGCAATCTTGATCCAGTGCCTGTAAATGATTCAGTTTCTGTAATTTCAGATATAAAGTAAGTTTTAGTAATTCTATCAAACTTAATGCTAATCTTATTGGCCCTTACAACTTCACTTTCAATTATTACCGATGCTCTAGCTGCTGTTCCACCGACTGCTAATCCGCCTTCAATTGTTATTGTCGGTGCTTTTAAATAACCAGTACCATTTGATACTAGTTGTATTCTATTAACTTTGCCATTGGCAATATATGCGTTAGCAGTTGCACCTTGTCCGAATCCGCCTTCAATTTTAACAACAGGATTTTCAATGTACCCGGCGCCGCCGTCAACAAGTTCAATACTTTTAACAGTAAAGCCAACATGATCGTACCAATGTTTCCAGGGATATGTAAGAAGCTCAGGTGATTCTGATTCAATTTCTCCTAAACTATTAATTTTAACATCAATAGGTGTAACTTTAAATCTAAGATCAATTGTAGGTAATAAATCAAAATCTGTTACTGAAGTTTGAGAATTATCTAATCCAGTATAAGAACTGACATATTCTCTAACTTGTGTTCTGTATGGTTTAACTTCTTTAATGTAATCTTCAAAGTTTTCTAAATTATCACTATTATAATTTACTTTTTGTTTTAAGCTACCAACATTATGAGTAGCTTTTACAAAACTAGTTTTGAACGCCCAGTCAATAAATGTTTGTTCGTGTAGTGCATATCTTACAGATGCAAAGAATAGTTTTAAATAATCTACTCTTAATTCGTCAACAAGAATTTTGTCTCGTAGTGTATAGATAATTATTTTTAATTCAGCTTCTGCTAGATTGTCATAAATTTCAGAATCAAATAGCGCACTATCAAAACCAATAGATCCGTAGTTGTATAAAATATCTGAGAATTGTATTGTTCCGTTATTTCTTCCTATAACTTTATAGTTCTGTGTATAATCAATAGTAACCAGAGTGTTATATTTTTCTAACAATAACCATCCACCAGTACCGATGTTATTAACTTTTACAATGCTGTTAACTGATACATCAAGTGTGGCAAGCTCATATGTGTTTTCAACAACGTAATCAATTTTAGTAAACTGATTGTATCCGGTTGCATACCAATCAATGTATTTCCAATATCTAGTAACATCATAAGACTGTCCTTTAGAACGATCCCATTTTAATGTATTAGCATTCCAGGTATGTGTACTCCACTTATTAAAAGTATTTGAGTCACTAATAACTAGAACAGTGAACGGTCTTACAATTAATCGTGTTTCTAAAATACCTTCTAGATATCCTTCTCCAGAATTTACTACTTCCACACTAGCAACTTGTCCGTTGGCATTTATTTGTGTGCGCAGAATGGCGTTACGTCCTTGAGTATTAGTCTCAATAGATACATAAGGTGCGTTAACATAACCACGGCCAGCCTTAATTATATCGGCGCCGACAATTCTACCATTTTCAATGATAGGTATTAATTGAGCCTGTTCTAATGTAGCTACTCCGACAAATCTTAATTCGGCATCGGTATCAATAGTAATGTCCCATGTACCAGAAGATGCGGTTGGTAAAGCATCAAATTGTTCAAGGTCTGATAAATCATAATCATCAGCAAGCAATTTAGTAGACAGTACAGAATTAACACGCTCTATATATTGTTTCAATGCTTCAACACGATTAACAAACATGCTTTGTCTTGGTCTAAATCCTACACCGTATCGTTGTTTGAAAGGTAGTTTAATGTCAGGCACAACACGATCATTATCGTCTTTTCCAATTAAACTGTGTATCCATTTCTTTTCAATTTCTAAAGGTAATACAGTATTAGGATGCTCACTTACAATTTTCCATTGATTGTGTGCATTTGTAGTAGTATAATTCATATCTACAGTCCAATATTGAACTGTAAGATTAAAGTTAGTACCGTCTATTAAGTTAGCTGCATTAACAAGGCTAAAAGAATTAGATCCAGTTAACGCCAAGCAGGTGTATCCTTCAGATATAGGATCTGAAATAAGTCTCGAAATGTTATGTGCAGAAAGAGAACGTCCTATAATGTCAGGAGCAACTGTAGGGTTCTTAACCCAGTAATAGTAAGTCTTTTGGAATGATTGCGATATCGAATCGTACTTTTTCTTAACGCTGTATGCAGAGTTTCCGTATCGACTTTTACCAGTAATGTTTAATGAGTCGCCCTTATCAGTGCCCGATAATGCATCCCACTCAGAAGGCTTGTATTTTGTCTCTATCCATTCATAGATATCAATGCTAGCAGTTTCATAAAGTTTATTCCATGTACTTGATCTATAAACAATATTACCGCACTGGTTATCAATAAACTTAGCTCTAGTTAAATCCCACCACAACATTCCTACTTGCGATTTAGTCCAGTTCATACCATCATCATAATTTAATAATGAATTATTAGGAACAGTTCTATCAGTATCAAAGCTGTATGTTGCAGGGTCAAAGTAAGTTTTGTAACTTAATTCTTGATCAGCCGGGCCTGGAATTTTGCCTTGTATTGGATCAACAACATCAATGTAAGATGTTAATTGATTGTTAGTTCTATCATAGATAAAAGATTTTTTAATCTTATATGCATTAGGGCGTAGAGTTTCTTGATATAAGACTTGCCAAGATGTTTTTCCAACAGCTCTAGAATATGCATAGATCTTTCCATCTCTTGAGTAATTAACAGATTCGTTAGGAGCACCAACAAGAATTATGTTATTAGCTAAAGCAATTGAATGTCCGTAATCATCTTGCGAACTGTTATTCAAGCTAGTAACTAAACTTTCTCCATATACATATTTTGTATTATAGCAATCGTAAATATCCACTCGGCCAGCATCAACTTGTGTATTTGAAATTCTAGTTGAATTGTTATCAAATGTTGTAGAGAAACCAGTTAACGGCGACAACGGATCGTTAATGTATCTAGTTCCATACGTTGCCAATGCGCCGTCGAGTAAATCAGAGTATACATCTAATGTTGCTGTATATTCAACATCACCATTGGCGGAAAAAATCGCCAACGTATTATTTGCGCAAACTACACTTACACCAAAATGTTCATTTAGTTCTTTTTCATTACTGAATATTACTTGTAATAACTCATAATTAGTAGAATTAAGAACTAAAACTTTTCCAGAGTTAGCAGTTAATGTATTAGAAAACGGTGCGCTAGCTATTATCTTTGAGCCGTCTGGAGTTACTGCTAGCGATTCTCCAAATCTATCTCCGCTTACAATGGATGCATCCGTATTATCAAATACTGTAGAAGTATTAATAGTTGCATCTAAGCTGTATGCAGTGCCGTTTATTTTGTAAATGTAAACCGCACCAGAATTGGTACTTGTGGCCGGTGCAGATACTGCTAACAAGGCGCCACTACTAGACATGCTAATAGAATAACCAAACTCATTACCACTACCTACAGATAACGATGTCCCAAATGATGCCCATCCAGATTCATTATTAGTTGTAATATTTGTAATATTGTTAGAGGTAATTGTTACTGTATTTTTATAAGTATATACCTTGTTGGCTGCAGAAACTGCCATATAATATACAGTTGTAGTTCCAGTAATAGCTGATGTACTCACATCAGTTACTGTATTTCCAATAACAACTTTACTTCCAAATCTTTCATTTGCTTGAGGCGATTGGCTTGTAATGATGCTATCTAGAGAATAAGTGTTATTACCAGTTCTGTTATATATTCCAACATATCCCTGGGCAGTTAATCCGCTGCCGTCAACATCAGATGCACCGGCTGCTGAAATTGCAATCCATGTACCATCTGGAGAAAATGCAATGTTATTTCCAAATTCCAATCCAACGCTATCTGAACGAGTAATATCAGGTAGTATCTGTGCATTAGGAATCCAAGTAGTAGATGACGGATCCTTTGTATATGTATAAACAATATCGTCAGCTACTGTAATTGCTGCAAACTGTCCGTTTGGTGACAGCGCGACGTGCTGACCAAAATGTGAATTAATACTAGAGTTAAAATTATTAAATGTATTTGATTTAAAAACTTTATTGTTTTTATAAACAGTAAATAGCCCTTGACCGTTATCGTCTACCCAAACTTGCTCTCCATCTTTTAATGTAGTAGGCATTGTTGCATTAATATCGTCAATACTATTTGATCTTACTGATACAAAATTGTAAGTTAACACTTGCGACAAGTATTCAAAAGGACTAACCCAACCTACTATGGTTGTATTAATTTTGATTAATCTATCTGAAACTTCTGTAATTTCATAAAAGCCGTTAATGAACGATGCGTTTTCAATCCCAATAACATTGCCAGCTTGTAATAAAGGTATTCTGTCACATTCAATTGTTAAAACGTTAGCTAAGTATGTTACGTTAACTATTTTAAAATTGTTACTAGTAAATCTGTAAATGTCCCAATTCCATACTACCGTAGTTCCGTTAATGTCCACTGGCTTATTTTCAAATGCACACCAAACATAATCACCTTCTGTAAAAGTTGATATGTCTGTCCCGACAACATCAGTTAACGTATCAACATTTAATTTAACATCTTCGTATCTAACATATCCCGGTGTTCGTAAATATGGTGCAGTACCAACCATAGGCCAAGGATTATTATTGTAACCTACAGGTTTAATATATACATCAGATGGTACTTGTCTATACACAAAATCTACTACAGAAGAATCAATCGCTGATGTTAACTCAAACGGTTGTGGATTTAATTTAAATTTACTTTCATCAAGTTTAAATTCTATTTCATCAAATATTGCAGTCGATCCGTAGTTGCCTACACGGATTGCCCATTCTTCATTGAATGTTAGACTTTCTTGATTATCTGCACTCAGTACATCAAACAATTTACTAAAGACATTTTGTGTGCCTTTTTCAATAATCATTCCTTGATAAAATTTATATTGGCTTACATCATCTTGAATAATATTTTCAAGGTATTGACGCTTTTGATATCCAATTAAATGCTGAGCCATTTTTTGCTGACCGGTATCAAAGTTATCGCTGTCAAGACTATAGAAGTCAGTAAACTGCATAGTCTTATATTCCCAGTTAGGCAATAATTGAGCTTCTGGTTTTTCCTCTAGTCTAATCCAATTAATACTTTCAAAATTTTCAGTTCCTACTAAAAATACACTAGCAGAATAATAAAATTCTTTGTATTTGACAATGTCACCTAAATTATAATCTGTCCAAGGTTCCCAATCTTGTAATCTGGCTTGGTCGTAGATAAATCCAGGAATGTTATATCCTCCAGTCCAGTTAGTAGAAATATATCCTAATACTTTAATGCGCTCTTGCCTGTATCCAGGTTCTAAGTCATATATTATATCATTGAACAGTGTACTGTTATCTAATAGAACTACATGTTCTTTCTGTACAAGATAGAGAGATGCACCATAAATTCCATAGTTAGTATTAGATGGTGTTAATACAAATTTTCCACCTTCTCTAAAAGTGTTAGTAAAATCAGAATCTAATTTTTGACCATCTACTCTAAATATTTTATATTCAAAGAATTTGTCTTTAATATCATTAACTACTGCATCTGTTGTGTTTAACACTAAACTATTTGCAGCAGGACTTAATGAAATGACTGCACCCACTGACCAGTTTTGTGTTGTCCAGAATAAAAATTCTTTAATTGCACTTTCCCAGTTGTTGATGTTTCTTAGATTATCATTGTATTCATCAAATACAAATCCTTGTTTTTCTAAATAAACACCGTAACCTTGTATAAAATCAACAATACTTTGTATTGTTGTAAATTTTGTACCGTAACCAATGTTTAATTCAGTTCCAGTATCCCATGCACGTCTTAATTCTGCGTCTCGTCCGCCTGTTATTGGCAATTCTGCAATTCGAGTAAAATTAGAAGTATTGAAGGTATCTTCACTTGTATGAGAAACTTTAACTCTATAATATAATCCAGATGATCTAACTATCTTCCCAACAACATAATACTTGTTAGATTCCCATACAGAATAACTTTCAGACATTCCACCAACATTAATTGTTTTGCCAGGTAATGTATAAGGATAGTATGTAAAGTAAGGTTGATCAATATTATATCCTCTCACTTCATATCCATCAGGATATTTGGTAATTGCTATTCCACTGTAGACAATTTTCTTAATAGGAGATGAAACGTTTGAAACAATTTGATAATTTTCTTCAGGTACAAATACACCACCTGAGCTTGCAATACTCTTACTATCTAATAACAATTTAAATTTAGGTTTCGATGTAAATCCACCTAGTTTAGAGCCTATATTGTTTGTTAATAGAGACAAGTTACTTGCATATTCTGTTACTAATAAAGTAGTGTCGCTAGAAATATAATCAATTATATAATTGATTAATCCAGAAGTAATTGTTCTAGTTGAGCTTAGAGCAGTTGATGGTAGTTTGATATCGGCTAGTCGAATTCTTAAACCAGTATCGGCATACACTAATTGATTATTAAGATTTCGAACAATCCTACTACGATCTAAACAAGTAGCTAAAACATGATTAGGTTTTAATAAAAGAGCAGTCTGTATTAAAGCAAACGCATAATACGAACTTCTACGCCATGCAGATTCAACTGGGCCTACATCGCCAAAAGTATAAAATCCTTCAGCAGTTGGATTAATATAACCTTCAACATGACTTGCATCATAAGGTGCAACTAGTTCACCGCTTTCATTAACAGGGTATCCTGATGCTAAAATTGATTTAGCAAATCGAGGTAATGTTCTAATAGGGAAGCCGGGCTCTCTAATAATACCGTTTTTAATATCATCCCATAAAATAAAGTTGTCTTTTGTATACGGCACTGGTCCGTATACTGAAGTCCACCAACTAGGTTGAATGCTAAATCCTAAACATTCCCAAGGATGTGTGTGAGGGCGATCTGTATCTAATGTCCAGCGATATATGCCTCTCCAAAAAGCAGGAGTTGATCTACTGTCTGGAAAAGAATTATTTCTATAATTCCACGTAAATGGATTTAATCTATCCCATAATGTATTATCTTGTTTTGTATAATCTTGACTAATGTTAGTAGTCCAGTCAAAGAAATATTGACTTAGCACTAGATCAAATTCTTCTTTTGAATAATCTGTTTCTCTACTATATCCTGGGATGAACTCATAGATATCAAATATACTAGCGTCATACTTAATTTTAATATTATTAAAAATTCGTTTTTCTAATTCTAAAATTAATTCATCACGGTAATCATTGTATGCAACTGTTATACTGCCATCGTGTCCTTGAATTACTCGAGTAGGTTCAAGATATGAGTCGTCGACATAGATGCTAGGCTCAAACGCAGGATATAAACCTAACTTTGTAGGTGTTGCTGGACAGAATGAACCGTCAGTTGTTTCAAACTCAAATGCTTCAATTATATCACCTTCAGCAAGTGTTGATTTAATTTCAAAAAAGTTTTCTGAACCAAATATATAATCTCTACCGTGTACTAGCTGTTGTTCGTTTACATAAATGTTTACTGCACGATTAGTTAGAGAATTTAAATTAAATGCCGTAATTAACGGATATGTTTTTACTCTTACATCTAATACTACATATTCTGATCGAACAGCTCCCGAATGTGCAAACATGTCGGACAGGTAATAAGGTTGTGTTTTTGTTTTATCTTTTGATAATTCTTCTAGAATATAATCAACATGTCGTCTAGGATCAGTATCTATGCCTGATTCTGAGGCAAGTGTAATAAATGCTCGTTTAAATTTTCCGTAATCTTGTCTTGATTGATTTAGTCCTTTTAACACGTTTGCAGTTTTAGAACCAAAGTGATATAAACTTAAATTTAGCGGACCACTATGCTGTACAAATCTTGTACCATATGCAGTTAAGTTGCCTAAATTTCTAAGATTACTATACCCCGGAAAAGCTCCGGAAAAACCGTTAATATTTTCTACAATAGAATCAACATGATCTATTACTTCTCCAAGTGTAAATTGAGAAATATCATTGTTCAATGGATTATTTTGTAAATTTAAAGGTATTTCGTAATAACCGTTTTCATTTTTAGGTTGTGATGAATAGCATTTTAAAGTTACTATGTCGTCAGCAGTAACCGCAGTTGTTAATACTACAGACTTTCTAGCTACACCATCGACAATAGCAAATGTTTCTTTATTTTGTCTGCGTCCATTAATATAAACTTTAATTTCTAGATCATCAAGATTATCTTTAAAGTCATACATGTCTAGTGGAAAATTATTTAATAATCCGCTTTCTTTAAAAACTCTAACAATAGGTTGCGAATTGGCAATTTCAGAAGTTGTCCATCCGTTCTGATAATTAAAACTTGCTAAGTCTTTTACAATTTTTAAAAATCCAATATTTGTATTTTTTGTTAAAACTGCTGCAATTTGTTTATAATTGAAACTGTCATTTAGTAAATTAAATTCAAAAACAATATCGCCAGTGTTACTTACATTCCTGTAACTTAATGGAAATCCTAGAGCAGTATCGTTGCTACCTGTTCCAATTTTGTAAGAAAACAATTTTGTTCCTGCAAAGTTAGATCCATCATATGCTAGTGTATCTCCGTAGCTGTTACCGTTATTGTCAAAAATATCAAAAAGCGGCGGCTGATTAATTGTAGTTTTACGTTGTCCCAATTTCCAAGTAGTACCATTATACCAATACATAGTACCCTGATTTTCAAAACCTCTATTAACTAATACTGTTTCGTTTAATAGTGGTTGAGCGTCAGATTCTTCTACTAGATTAATTTGTCTACTAAGTCCTGAGAAAACTTCAAGTTTATGAGCACCGTTGCCAGTGGCAAATATATCTGCACGAACAGAAAGAGATTTATCTGTAAATAGTCTTAATTGTGTATTGTTAACTACAAATGCATAATAAATTTTTCTATTAACTAAACCGTCAATAGAATCATTACCATTATTTAAATATGTTATTTGATTGCCTGTAGTTAACCCATGAGGAGTAGTGCAGGTTATAATATCGTTTGCAATGTCAATTCCTAACAATGCATTAAATTCTATCTGTCGTCCAGGATTTGTAACTGTTAAAAATTTAACTTTATAAATTTTATCATTGACAAATCTATCAGTGTCAGCAGTAAATAAAATTCGCATACCGTCAGACACATTGACTCCGTCAATGTTGTATCCTGGTGTACCTTCGATAGTAGAAAATACATCAGTAGTAAATGTATCGATCAAATCAACATTAAGTTTAGCCTTGTGACCAAAATTAAATAATTTAACGCCAGCTTCAAATTCAATAATTGGTCTGATTGCTCGTTGTGCTTGATCTAACTCGGGAACAACTCCTTGAGCTTTTGCCGTTGCAATAACTACATCTTGATGGAACCATCGATTATATCTTGCCCATTGATTTCTATCAGGACTTGCTCTGTTTACTAGGACATAGTCTTTATCGCGTGGAAACGATGTAAGAGTACTAAACGGTGAAGCATCAAACGGTTCGTCATCAAATAATAGAGATGTCTCTTGAGAATAATCACTTATAATTTCAAGGTCATCACTTGATACTAATTTAATTGACGAACCAACTCCCTCTACATACCAGTATCCGGTAGCGTATTGTTCAGGAACAACTACGCCTGTGAAGAATAATTTCATTCCATTAGTTAATTCTGTACCACTAGATAAAGTATAAGTTTTTTTGCCAAGTACATCTGCAGTTACATCTAAAAATGCGTTTTCATCAATGTCTTTTATTTCAAATACACCTCCAGTGTTTGCGTCTGCTTCACTAACGTAAAATAATACATCAGGAGAATTTAACGGAACTTTAAAAGTAATCACTCCGTTAGTAACACCTGATGCAGAAACTCCATTTGTATATTTTTCCAACTCACCAGCAACTCTAGTAGTTTTAATTGTAAAAGGATTATTATTTGCAGAAATTTCAAAATAATAAGTTTGTCCTCTGTACAAAGTTAATGTAGGATTACGAGACAGGCTATTGAACAAATAAACATAATTGTCGCCTTGATCTTCAATGGTAATAGTATAAGTGCTCTCAATGTCTTGTTGCTGTCCTTGAACTTCTAATGATGCAGGACCGTAAGGTAACCAGTAGTACTGTTGAAAGTTTACAAATTTGTCCCAGCAAATATGAGGATTCCATGAATAAAATTCTTGTTTGTTTAATCTTTCGTGATTTGTTACATTGCCACCAGCAACATTTATATGATTAATATGATCAACATAATCTTTATAAAAATTTGTATTTCCGAGATAATCTTGAATTACTGCTACAGGTTCTAATTGATAATTTTCTCTGTTGTTATCAGTGCCTGAAATAAAAACGTCAGACGCTTTTGCTGCTTTAGAATTTTTTCTTCCAACATAGCCTGTTATTTTTTTAGCTTTACCTGGCTGCAATAACTGATCTAACGTAGCTGAAAAGAATTTCTTATTGCTGTCAGTTCTATAAAAACGAGGCAATAGATCAGATGTTTTTCTTTCATCACTATTAGATAGTGGCAATTTTGGTTCGTCTTGATTAGCCATTAGTTATTTCCTGCACTTGTTATTGTTTGTTGACTTGTTATTCTTGCGGTAGTTGTAATTAATCCGGAACTCTTTATCTTACTAGCTGTGATTGCAGTAATAACTTCAATGTCATCTACTGTTGCACCGTTAATAAAAATTTGATCTTTTTCAGCTCTTATTTCGTACAAACTACCAAATGTAAGAGTTGACTGTTTAGGAACTATGATAAAATTTACTATGTTAGGCGCTAGTCTATTCATAACATACGCTGAAAGCTCTGTAAAGTAAAAGTTGCCGCCAAAATCCCAATTTTCTAATGCAAAAAATTCGTTGATTGCAGATAAAACTTTCGACTTAGCATCGTTGTCGCTGATAACAACTTCTGCATTTTTAACAATTTTAAAAACTGCTTGCACATCTGGACTAGCTTTTGATCCAAATAATACTTTATATTTTACTGGATGATAAATGATCTCATCTGAAATTGATTTAATTTTATTCAAATCAGTTGATAACATATTGTATAGAAAATCAGAACTAGGTGCTAGAGGCTCTGTTGCAATAGTGTCATCTAACCATTCTCTAAATGTCTTGTCATAGTCTTTAGTTAAAATAAACACATCGACCATATTAGTCAATCCTGGATCAATTCTTGACTCATAGTCTGCATTATGAATATATTGGAATTTAATATTTGCTCGGCCGAAGTACACTCGATAATTTAAAGACACTACAAATCCATTTACTAGACTATATTGTTTAACAACATTTGTATCTATAAAATAATAATACTGTCCGTCAACTCCACTTAAAGGTTGTGTGTTTAAAATTAATACAGTGTTATTAGAATTATCAATCCAGCGGTAGTCTTCTTGTCCTTGCTCAATTATATACAATTCAAGTACTACATATTTTTCATTGTTTGCAACAGGATTTAAAGGATCTGCAGGATCAACAATTTCATCAAAGATATTAGGATCGTCAACAATGCTGTCATCGTCAGTATCTGCAAAGGTTACTTCAATTTTTTTAGTATCAACATAACCGTCAAGTCCTTTGAACTCTTCAGTAATTTCCCATTCTCTATCATAGGTAAAAGGTATAGTGTCACTTGGCTGTGTGTTAATGCTTAAAATTTTAATTTTATCTTTAACAATTGTATTTGTTCTAGTATCATAAATTTTATCACTAGCATCAAAATAGAAACGTATTTGCTGATCACTTTCAAATATAAATCTTAGTAGTCTAGATTTAACAGTATAAAATTCAGTATCAGTAGTAAACAATATCATCCAACTAGAATCTGATTGTTGGTTACTGTTGCTTCCTTGATTACCTAGGTTAAAATTACTAGCAGTGTCTAAATTAACTTCAAAGATAATTTTCCAGACTCTGCTCTCAACATCATATCGAAGTCCAAACGGCTTGTTCGAAAATACTAGGTCGACCATTGTAGCAACTGTACTGTCATCGATCGTTGTTCTCCATGCAGGTACAATCTGTGCAAGTCTAGCCAATGTTGGTACTATATCATTTAATATAATTGTGCCTGACCCGTCAGCTAATATGCCAGTGCCATTGTTTGTTCCGTCGCCACTAATTGATACAATCTTACACCATATAGTAGTTGCAGCATTAAGAGGAAACTGTGTTCCTGATAAGACTGTTACTATCTGATTATTATTACTTCTATCAAAGTATTGGGTAGTAGGATCAGCAACTGTAAATTTAACCAATGCGCCAGGTGTAGCAAATCTTAATAATGTACTTGTGTATACTCCTGTTTTGTAAGGAGTATTTGGTTCAGGTGCGGTGCCACCAATATAACCAGTTGATTGATTAACATCTGTTGTTTTATTATACCAAGAAACACTTAGTGACTCGGTTGCAATTTTAGTAAATTTTGAATAATAGAAATCTCTAAGTTGTTTTGATTTTAAAGTTTCCAACAGTTGATTATAGATTACTGCTTGTATATCTGTACGAGTAGCATAACTGAATCTAAAACTGTCAGTGTATTCTTCTTTATACAGGGCACCATCGTCAGCAAATAAGTTTGTTTTAGAGTATTTTCCAGTTGGGTCAACTAGATCAAAATAACGACTAATACCGCTAGATGTGCGATTAATTGCTTTAACTTTGACTACTTGTTGATTAACACTTAAGGGAGTAATGTTGTAATCTTCCCCAGTAATCATACGATTCTGCGTGTAATACGTTGCAGGTGCATTAGCTTTAATGCTGTCGTTTGATTCTGTAGCTGCTGAATTTGCTACAGATGTTTGAAGGCTTACAGTTACTGATAATGTTTCTACTTGATTAAAATTAGAAACATAAGGTATTTCAATTGTTACATTTCTAATGTCTTTAGGATTAATAGTAAACGCAATTCCAGTGCTTTGTCTGTAATATGTACGGAATGTGCCTCTTGGTAGATTACCAAAAGTACCGTCACTAAAAGACAAACTAACTTTGTCTTCGGCTTTTGTAATAACAGAATAAATGTTTCTTATAGATTTTTTTAGACTGTTATAGATTGTATTGTTGCCTTCTAAAGACGAAATTTTAGCCCAATATTCCGACTCTTGGCCTTGACTATCAAGTTTGTATAACCAGACGTCATCATTATTAATATTAATTGCATCAATATCAACAATTTCGTTCGTGCTAGGCTGGTCAATGGTAAATGTGCCTTGATTTAAAATGCCCTGACGGAAATGTATAAAGAATCCAGTATTAGTGCTACCGTTTCCTTTTCCGTCATTTCGGTAGATAAATGCCAGTCTATTTCCTACAGCAGGTGGTTCTTCATACAAATAAGTCTGATCCTTAAATGTTGTTGATACGATTTCAAAAGGTAAATTCCTGCCGTCTACTGATTTGTTAAATCCATAAACAGGAACATCAAGATTGCTGGCTTGAAAACGATATTGTTCTGTAGGAATACCGTAAATTTCATTTTTATCGTCTGGATTACCAAATTGACGATTAACTGGCAATGCTGCATTAATTACTTTAATAAATTGATCGTACCAATTGGCATTTGAAGGATCGTTCCACGATACTGTCTGTCCTGAAAGATTTCTTCCGTTAGAATCGTATATAATTTGCGTGGTAGAAACTGTAGTAAACTTTAATAATCCGCTAGCTGCAATATTTCGCTTGGCATTATAGCTTAATAGACGGGCAAGACGTATAATACTTTCTCTACGTTCAGATAACTCTAAAAAGTTATCTCTAGCATTCATGTCAATACGGAATGCAATACTTTGTCCAAGGAATGCGATAAGATCAATTAGAGCAAGATATTCGCTAGATTCAATATAATCGTTAAAATCTTCAGGATAATTTTCACGGATATACTGAACCATTACCCTACGTAGGTTCTCAAAGTCGTAGCTTTGAAAGTCTGCATTGCGGAAACTTTGGTAGATACGTTTCCAATCTTCCGCTACTAGTAATCTATTTTGTCTATCAGTTGTTGACATACGCCTTCCCAATTATTGAGTATTTAGCGTATATTATTATGTGTGTAGTTAATTATTAAGCAATTAAACCGTTATCTTGATCGAATTTAAACTGTATTGACTCTTGTATGTTGTAAGGAAAATAGACTAAGGTACACTCAACTTGTAAACCTGTTTCGTAAGGTGTTACTATAATTTTTTCTGCACGTACTCTGGGATCATAGTTAATAACTGTTTCTACATCTTTTGTAATCATTTCTACCATTTCATTTGTTAACGGTTCAAAGATAACGTCCCAAATAATAGTTCCAAATGTAGGTTGCTCTAATCTTTCACCCAATCGTATGTGAAAATGATTTATAATATCCTGTTTGATTAAGAATAAATCATACAGCGCAAAGCTCTCAGTAGCCGTAGATACTGTGCTAAAACCTTTGTAAGTCTTAGATCCTGTAATAACTTGCTGTTGAATAGAACCTCTTAATGTGATTCTATCATATAGTTGAGAACTTGTTGCCATACTTTATTTAACCTTGTTGAGACGGGCCAACTTTAGAGAACGTATCAGTTGATGTAGAATATGTTCTCCAAGCGCCTGCTGGTTCTTTCATATCTAATGTAAAATCGCCTTGTGCGTTTAATTCTTCGCCGTCTGTAGACTCGTACCTACCTTCTTTATCTCTATCAAGTTTATCTGGCTTATAGTTTAACGGATCTAAATTTTCATGATGCGGGTAAGGTTCTGGAGTAGGCATTCTACGTACTATCGCTTCTGTACTAATTAAAGATTGCCATTCATCTTGACTGGTTAAATCTACTATTGTATGCAACTTTAATCTCTGTGGTAAGCCTGCTTCAGCAGCATCAGGGCCGCCAGCGGCAGCGGCAGCCGGTTGTGCTGGGTTGCCACTACTGTTCATATGAATCTGACTAGCAGTTTCCAAATGATTTCCTGTAGTTTTGATATGATGCGTTCCGCCAGTTGTAACCTTCCTATCTCCAGTAACTGTGTGATCAAATGTGCCGTTGTGTGTTATCTTAATGTTTCCATTGATAATAACATCTGTATTTCCACCAGTAGTAGTTTTTACAGTTCCGCTTTGTGTAACAAAATTTTCAATTACACTGTTATAAACAGTGTGTAAGAAATCTTTTTCGTACAATTTATCTACTTGCAACTTTACATGATGTTTGTAATTTTGTTCGTAAGTTTTATCTACATCTTGTTTGATTTGTATTTTTTGATTGCCGTCTACAATTAAAATTTGATCGCCTATAACATGGGTGTGCTTTTCACCTTTAACTTTTGTATTAAAGTTTCTACCTGCTTCCATGTTGATATCGCGGTCTGCATAAAAATTAAAGTCTTGCTTGGTCCTAAAACTGATGCTGTCTTCTGCATAGACTTCCATCTTACCGTCACTGGTTAATTCAATCCATGCTGTGCCGCGGCTGTTACTAATATAAATCAAATCTTCACTATTATGCATTAAAATTTGATGCCCTGTACGTGTACGCAGTCTAATCAGTTCATTGTGCAAGATATCTTTTATACCTGACTCACCTTGTTCAACTGCACCGTATTCTGGCGGACCTTCGTGTGCTTTAGTTTTACGCAGAAACTTGTCGTCACCGTCATCCATGACAAAACTTGAGCCGCCTAATCGACTAACATAAGCATTAGGAATCTTATGTTCGTGTTTTCCTACTTTTCCTTGTTTGCCTGTTTTATCTACCGGGCCCGGAGTACTGATGCCAAATACCATGCTAGGTACTTCTCGACGAGCACTTGAGGTTGTAATACCTCTAATGTCGTCTTTTAACAATCCTTGTGCTTCTAACTTCTTAGCACTTGGATGTTCAGGTTTTAATTTTTTAGTAGTGTCAGATTGCGTTTCACTGTGTATAATTTTATTATATTCAGTAACTGGTACTCTAGTTTTTTCAGTATCAGTTTCTCTACTACTGTCAACAACATACTGTGTAGCAGCATATCCCGGCAGGCTAAAATTTATATCTTCGTTTTGTACACAACCAAACCAAAAACCTTTTCTAGTGTCGCCGCCAATGAAAATACAAGCAACAATTTGCCCTACATCTGGCGGAACAAACCACATGCCGTAGGACTTCTGTGTATTATTATGAGTATCTGGATCTTCACTTACATAATCAATACTAGTAGATCCGTAGAAAGGATTAAGATACTTTACAGTCCTTAATTGTCCTTCACGATCCTCGTCATTACCTGATTCAAGTAAGAGTTGTACTTCAAGTGTTCCCATATAACTAGGATCAAGATGACTAACAACTTTTGCAAGAAACGGTCCTGCGTCGGGTGTAGTGGCGTTTGCGCCTTTTCTAAAATTTTCTGCCATAGTTTATTTGATTTAAGGATCTGGTGGTTGATCCGGCATAGGATTCTTATCAGGATAGTTACCAGATGACGGGGTGGATACAGCTGACGGTTGTCCTGGAATTCTATACAATGTTATTCGTTGGGTAAATTTACCTCTGTTAAATGTGCTTTCAACTTCTTGGACCCTGTACTTACCTGTAAACTCTCTTACAATTTTTCCACCAGCAAAGTCATAAAATCCAGTGTCAGTATTAGCATCTTCTGGAGTTCTAAAAGTTACTTTTACAATAATCTGCCCTTCTTGCCAGTTCATTGAACCTTCTGAATTGATAGGACCGCTTCCTGGAATTGTAAAGTTGCCCATGCCACTATTTCCTATGAAGTACGGGTCTCCTAGTATAGTTAAATCAAGCTTCATTAAGTCGTTACCATTAGTGGCCAAATCGTGAAACTGTCTAGCTGCTTGAGTCGCATAGTCGTCAGGTACGCCAGCGCCGCCAAATTTAGCTGTTGAAGTTCCTGTTTTATCTCTACGAACTACTTCTGCACCAGTTCCGCCCGATGGTTGCTCTGATGGCGGGGATCCACCAGCTGGAGGTGGTACAGCATTTCCAGTAGCAGGAGATAGCACAGTAGTTTCAGAATTCCTGCCGCCGTCAGCATTAAATGCTCTATAAAAATCAGTATTATAGTTAATCTGAAAATCTAATATATCGTAATTTTTACCAGTGTAGATATAATTAAATTCTCTAGCAACAGGAGGATCATCTGGGGCTTTAGATTTTGTGTTTGGAGGCAAAAAGATTGTTGCGTCTACTTCGTAAGGCACAACTCTAAAAATTACTTTCTTAGCTTTTTCTCCGGTTTTTGGATCTTCGTCGGATATATTATGAAAATGCGTTTCAATACGCCACCAAATAACTTTACCCTGTGCGGTTTGATTAGCTTCTTCTAACGCCTTTCTACCATAGTCACTTGTTAAAATAACCTGATTAATAATATCTTGAACTGTAGATCCTTGAGCAAATTTAAAATCAGCATTTCTTGTATTAATTTTTATTTCGCCTCGAGTATAAACTCCTGAAGCTGGATCATAAGTTGCGCCATCTTTAGCAAATTGACTATCTGCTTTATTGTACTGATTTAACCCTAATTCTGATTCTCCAATTAAATTGCCGTCACTGTTGCTAGTGTACGGTGCTGGAGGAAATACTATATCAATTTCATGTGCATAAGTGACATTCTTTTTTCTGTCTTTGTCATCTTTAAGTTTATCATTAATAATTTTCTTTAAGCTCTTAGCAGAATCTTTCAATAGTGCCTTAACTGTTTTTGGGCCGCCATCGTCGCAACTAAAACTAGCATCTGTTTTTATTTCTGCAAAACTAGTTGACATGCCACCTTCATTCCAAGGAGATGCAGCAATTTCATATTCAGAACCTTTTGCAGTAACTTTCATTGCAACATCTCGTATCTTTATATGAATAGCTTTATTAGTATTAGGTATAGTTTGAGATAGACTGTCTGCGTCAAAGTGTCCTGTAAACTCAATCTTTAACATGTATGACGCAGCGGCATAATTTTTGTTGCCTGCTTGTAGTGCCGCTGTTTGTAAACTTTCCCAAAATTTACCCATACTGTAGGGCTCAATTACTTTAAAAGTAATATCATGTACATTAGAATTTCCAGCTTGTTGATCTAATCCAACAGTTCCGCTTAGTCGTACATTGTCAATAAATGTAGTTGCACCAACTACAGGTTGACTGTGTTTTTCGCTAATGATACAGATTGATCCGCCTCTATCTCCGCCATTTACTTCACCGTCAGTTAATGCCCATAAAGAAAATAGATAGTTATATGATGCGTAGGCATGTAAGGGGTTAGACATGGCACTACCAGTAAATCCTGCCATACCTATACCAGAGCCGCTGCCGCCAAACAAATTAGCAATATTATTAACTGCACTTGTAATTGCTCCAACGGCTGCACCTGCTGCGGCAACTGCTCCTACGGCACCCATAATTTTTCCAGCAGCATTTGTTAAGCCTGCATTGCCTGTTAGTGCTCCTAGAGCACCTACTGCGGCTGCGGCAGATCCTGCTCCGGCAACTACTCCTGGAATTGAACCAACTATTCCAGTGCCAACATTAGTTAACCCGTTAACCGCAGAATTACGTATATCGGCAGCTGAACGACCAATTGAACTTAATCCAGCGGCAGTCTGTTGAACTCCACTTACTACTCTTGAAGTAGTGGCGGCTGCTGTAGTTGCGGCATTTAATAACCCCATTTTATAATCCTAATACTTTCATTAACCTATCGCCTTTAGGAATATAAATCTGTGTACCTGGTATAAAATCGTAGATAGGATCTTGTAGTACATCAAGATTTCTCTGCATAAACACCCACCATAATTTAGAATTTTTATACAAGTCAAATGCTAGTAAATCTGGACGGTGATTATATTGTGACTCAATAGTATAAAGAAAATCGTCAGGCTCTGCAGGCACAGGGCGAATCTTTAAAAAGTCTAGATAGCCTTCTTTTATAGAAGTTTCTTTCCAAAGACTTGTAGGTTTATATGTTGCTGTTGTCATTATACGAATCCTGCACTTCCGCCATTAATAAAAGATTGTAAATTAAATGTTTTGATTTTTTCTCTACTATAGATAGGTTGTAAACTTACACTAAAGTTACTCTTAATAGGTACATGACTTGATCCTGTACTAATGTAATCTACGCCACTTGGTAAATCAACACTATAAGATTTAATAATTACTGGGATGTCTTTAAAAACATAATTACCGTAAGCATTAAATTTTAAAATAATAGGCGGATTGCCGTCTGAAAACATTTTAGTGGTAGCTCTTAAAAAATTAACTGCTTTGATCCAAACATCTGCTTGCATTGCATCTTCAACATAAAATGGTGCTGAAATTGATATACTTTCAGCTTTGCTATTTTGATAAGAGAAAAAACTGTAATTCTGGTGTGTAATTGGTTGCTCGTCATAAGTAGCACCACCCTGAATTTGAATTGTTGGAGTATAGGGGAATACTAGTTCACCTAGGGGGCAAGTTAATCTTGCTCTCCAGTCGCCACTACCGCCACCTCCACCAAATATACTAGCGATTGCGCCCAAAGCTCCGGCGGCTTGGCCGATAGCTCCGTTAAATAGTGCTGCTCCGGCTGCAAACTTAGCAACTGGATTTCCGCCCGGGGGAAGACTAATACTTCTTAACGCACTAACAGACGCAACTGCACCTTGTGCAGAATTAATTGCACCTGAAATTCTTCCTGCGGTACCGGCGATCGTACCTAATGTACCCATGGCTTGTGTACCAATTGAACCTATTGTTGATGAGGCTTGGCCTACTGCTCCGGAAAAACTATCAAATGGACCTGGCATTATTTGGACTCCTTTGTCATACTATTTAGTTGACAAAATTAAGTACATAGTTTATAATTATAGGAACTTGGACTATTATGACAAAAGTTAATTACTTAAACAACAAAGATTTACTAGAAGAAATACACAAAAGCAAAAATACATTCTGCTCATTTACGCAACCAGAGTATCATCGTTATGATTTGATATTGCCAAGTGTAGATAAAATTAATATTCGAACTATTGCTGAAGCTAAACGAGCGCAGGCAAAACGACAAAGCCAAGAAGCATATGTTGCCCGTAAGGCAGCTGGTGAAAAAGTTAAACAGGCAGATTGCGAAGTAGATTATAAAAAGATTCAAAAGACTGATGTTGTGTTTCGCATTATGACGTTTGATCATATTCCCCTGAACAATACCCGTAAAAAGAATCCTAAGACACTTGCTGACCATAGAGATAAAGTTAACTTTCCTCCGTTTCAACACTGGAAGTTTGATGATAAAGACATACTAGTGTGTGTTGGAAAAAGTCATTGGAAGGGTGATTTAGAAAAAGGCAAGTTTAATAAAGATCACGGGCAAATCACCAATACGCTAGCCCGCATGTATATTAAACTATGCGAACGCTATGCTACCCGTGGTAATGTTCGTGGCTACACTTACAACGATGAGATGCGTGGGCAGGCTATTCTACAGCTAACACAGATTGGCCTACAATTTGACGAATCAAAGTCAGATAATCCATTTGCTTATTTTACTGCCGCAGTTACTAACAGCTTTGTTAGGATTATTAACTTAGAAAAACGTAATCAAAACATCCGTGATGACTTGTTAGAAATTAATGGCATGAACCCGAGCTATTCTAGAACTGGTTCTGGAGAACATGCTGCCGCTGTTAAGCGTTTCGACGAAACAACTGATTGACCTGTAGCCTTAAAACAACTATAATAGTGCAACGGAGATACTATATTGAGTAACCTTTTTAAACGAGTAGCCTGCTTTACTGACATTCATTTTGGATTGAAGTCAAATAGTCAAGTACACAACCAAGACTGCGAAGATTTTGTAGATTGGTATATTGCTAAAGCCAAGGAGCAAGGATGTGACACAGGTATTTTTATGGGCGATTGGCATCACAACCGCAATAGTCTTAACATTACTACTATGGACTACTCACTTCGAGCACTGGAGAAACTTGGACAGGCTTTTGATCAGTTTTTCTTTTTTCCAGGTAATCACGATCTTTATTATAAGGATAAGCGTGATATTCATTCAGTAGAGTTTGGCAAGTATATTCCTGGAATTACTGTAGTTCACGAACCCACTACTATTGGCGACGTTACCTTATGTCCGTGGCTTGTAGGAGACGAATGGCGATCAGTAGGCAAAAAAGGCGGAAAATATATCTTTGGTCACTTTGAATTGCCTAGCTTTTTCATGAACGCAATGATACAGATGCCAGATCACGGTGAAATTAATCTCGACAGCTTTAAAGGTTACGAAATGGGATTTAGTGGACACTTTCACAAGCGTCAGAGACAGCGTAATATGATCTATATTGGAAATGCATTTCCGCATAACTATGCAGATAATTGGGATGACGATCGTGGCATGATGATCTTAGAGTGGGACGGTGAGCCTGAATATCATACTTGGCCTATGCAGCCTACATTCCGCACAGTTAAATTAAGCGAACTAATTGACAATGCCGATACTATTATTAAACCTAATCAGCATCTACGTGTCAGTCTCGATATTGATATTAGTTATGAAGAAGCTAGCTTTATTAAAGAGAAGTTTATGGCAGACTATACCATACGTGAACTTACGCTAATTCCAGAAAAGAAAGAAATTGAAATCAACACAGACATTGACATTCAAGCGTTTGAAAGTGTAGATCAAATTGTCAGCAATCAATTGATTAATATTGAAAGTGATACATTTGACAAAAAAGTACTGTTGGAGATTTATAACAGCTTATGATAAAAATTAAAGATTTAACAGTAAAAAACTTTATGAGTGTGGGCAATCAAACTCAGGCAGTAGATTTTGGTCGAGAGCAATTAACCCTTGTGTTAGGTGAAAACTTAGATCAAGGCGGGGATGACAGCGGCTCGAGAAACGGAACTGGTAAAACTACCATTGTTAATGCACTAAGTTTTGCATTATTCGGCACTGCACTAACTAACATTAAAAAAGACAATCTGATTAATAAGATAAACAACAGGAACATGTTAGTTACCTTAACGTTTGAAAAAGACGGTAACAAATATAAGATCGAGCGTGGGCGTAAACCTACAATCATGAAGTTCTATGTTAACAATCAAGAGCAGAGTGCAGAGTCTACTGATGATAGTCAGGGTGACATGCGTGAAACGCAAAAGGATATTGACGAGTTGTTAGGAATGAGTCACGATATGTTTAAACACATTGTAGCTCTTAACACCTATACAGAACCGTTTCTCAGCTTGAAAGCTAATGAGCAACGTGAGATCATTGAGCAGTTGTTGGGCATTACTCTGTTATCAGAGAAAGCAGACACGCTTAAAGAACAGATTAGACAGACTAAAGAAAATATCTTTCAAGAAACAGCAGATATTGAAGCTGCTAAAAAGTCTAACGAAAAAATACAAGTAAGTATTACTGGTTTAGAAACTAGGCAATCAGCCTGGTATGCTCAACAGAAGACAGACTGTGCAAAAATTGAACAGAGCATTGCAGAACTGCAAAGTGTTGATATTGAAAAAGAGCTTGTGCAACATGCTAAGTTAAAACAATATGACGAACATGCGGCTAAGATTAAAAGCCTTAACAAAGAAAAGGCCACACTAGAAACTGCTGTTATACAAGCTGACAAGACTGTAGCAAAATATACTAAAGAAGTAGAGCAGTTAAAAAATAAAACTTGTCCTGCGTGTGAGCAAGGGTTACATAGCCACAAGCACGAAGAAATGACTACCGGTGCTGAAAAGAACTTAGCAGATGCTGTTGCATATTTAGAAAGTATTAGTGATAGCTATGCAACTGTGCTTCAAGAGTTAGAGACTATAGGTGATATCAACGGCAGACCGCAGACTTACTACGACACTGTCGAAGAAGCATTAAAGCATCAAAACAATCTAACAAGTCTAGAAGAAGCATTGACTAGGAGACATACAGAAACTGATCCTTATCAAGAACAAATTGATGATCTTAAGCATACTGCTATGCAAGATATCTCATGGGATAATGTTAATTTGTTGAATAGTATGAAGGATCATCAAGAGTTCTTGTTAAAATTACTAACAAACAAAGATAGTTTTATCCGTAAAAAGATCATAGATCAGAACCTTGCCTATTTGAATAACAGGCTTACGTACTATCTTGACAAGATGGGATTACCGCATCAAGTTAGTTTCTTAAACGACTTAAACGTTGAGATTACACAGTTAGGACAGGATCTAGATTTTGATAACTTGTCTCGTGGCGAACGCAATCGTTTAATCTTAGGATTAAGCTGGGCGTTCCGTGATGTGTGGGAAAGTCTGTATCAAAGCATTAACTTATTGTTTGTTGACGAGCTTATCGACAACGGATTAGATGCAAACGGTGTAGAAAATGCGTTAGGTGTACTTAAGAAGATGGCACGTGAACGTAAGAAGAACATTTTCTTAATCTCACACAAAGATGAATTGATTGGTCGTGTTAATAATGTACTTAAAGTTGTTAAGGAAAACGGCTTTACCAGCTATGCAAACGATATTGAGGTTACAGAATAAATGAGCGAGAGTCTGCATGATCAGTTAATGAAAGAGTTTCGAAAGTATTTTGAAAATTATCAAGACTGGGCTATGAATCAGACTCACGCAGCAGGCATGAGAACTAGGGCAAACTTATTAGAAATTAGACGACTTTCTAGAGAACTTAGAATAGATATTCTAGAAACTCGCAGAACGTTTCCAAAAATTAAATCACCAAAATATAGAGAAGCAAAGTTAAAAGAACAGCTCGCTCAAAAACAACAGGCACAAGGCGACAGCGGCACTAACTAAGTGCATGTCATGGTATTATCAAGGAACTTTAATCGAAGCTTTACCCGAAGAGTGTATTGGCTTTGTTTATTGCATCACTAATAACATAACTGGTCGCAAATATATAGGCAAGAAATTAGCAAAATTCTCTAAAACAACTTATAAAACAGTAAAACTCAAAAACGGCAACAAGAAGAAAAAGAAGATTCGTTCTAAAATTGATTCTGACTGGCGTGAATACTATGGCTCAAGCGACCATCTAACAAAAGATATAGAAACTCTAGGCGCAGAGAATTTCAAAAGAGAAATACTTTACTACTGCACATCAAAGGCTGAATGTTCATACATCGAGGCAAGAGAACAATTTACAAGACGTGTTCTCGAAAGTGACGACTACTACAACGGACACATTGCTGTTCGTGTACACGGAAGTCATATCAAAGGCAAACAACTAAACGGTTAAAGCTCGCACAGGCTAATTTCGTGTGCCGAACAGTAGAAACCTGGACTCAGTGTCGCAGGGATCCGTAGACTCTTGCCGTTAAGAGCACTCAATCAGTATCCTTTACAGGACCAGGATCGCAAAGCTGCCGCGGTTTGATTGTTTTAAGGAAATAAAGGCAAAAAGAGGGGAAATAAGCCCCACGTTTGCATGTATGTTAGCGTATGCATGTAGGCCGCCGTCATAATAAAGACACAGCTCGAGGTACCGGATGACCGCCTCTGTAACTGCTGTAACGCTAAGTGGATTGTGCAACTCAGATAATGTTCAATTTTCTTTGCCCGCAAGGGCAAAGTGTGACTGAACAATCTAGATAATATTTAAACTGCTTCGCAGCAATTAATAAAAGAAAAATAGTTCGAGCTGAAAAGCGAAGAACTGATGTACGCAAGTACATCATTAATAAATACACTACTATGAAAATATATGAAATTGTTACTGAAGATCGTGCTAATGAAGGGATAGCTGACATTGCTAAAGGGGCAGCTACGGGTATAGCTAAAGGGGCTAAATGGGCTAAAGATGCTATTACCGGAACTAAAGCAGGTGCTGAAGTAGCTAAGGATGCTGGAAAAGCAAAGAAAGGTGTTGAAGTAGCTAAAGATGTGGCAAAAAATGCTGACAAGCTAAAGGTATCTGCAGAAGCAATGTCCAAAGTTAAGTCATTTGGCAGTGCTTTCATGTCTATATTAAGTGCGCTAGGTATAACATACTTTGTCTATGAGTACTGGACTGAGATATTAAAACTTGAAGCAGAGTGGACTGAGTATAATAATGCAATTAAATCAAAGACTCAAGTGCCGTCAACTAATAAATTTGCTGGCAAAGATTACGAAACAGCACTAAACGAAGCAGAGAACATGCGTTCGGACCTATTAGGTAAAGCAGTTGCTGGATGTTTAACGTCTGCAGGAATATTTGGAAAAGTAGTGCAAGTGTTTGGAACATTATTTAAAGCACTTCCTGTATTTGGTCCGCTAATAGGATCAACTATTGTAGGCGCAGGCTGGATTATATCTAAAATAGAAATTGCACGAGCACCGTTTTTAATTTGGTTAGAAACTACTGACTCTGGTAAAGAGTTTATGAAGAATGTTTTTGTAGTGCTTATTCTCGGCGGAACTGGCAAAGTTGCCGCCGATGCGGTTGATGCTCTTATGAAGTTAGCTGATATTGCAGTTGAGTTTATTAACGAAAAGTTTGGAACTAACATTAAGAAACCTTCTGATACAGGTTTAGGTACAAAAATTAAACCAGATGCAGAAGCAGAAAAAGAAATAGATGCAAATATAAAAACTATTGACGGTGTTCCTGCTACTACAGCTGATGGTTACTTAAGATCTGATAGACCGTTCTGGGTACACAATAAAGTCAAATGGGAAATTGAAAAGCAAATGAATAAAGGACAGCCTAATCCTTTAGATAGTATCCCTAAGAATCCAAAATTAACTTATCCAACTGACTTGTTTAGAAATCTAAACTATGCAGGTTAAATTAAGTTAATGCCGCTTTTCTTAGTGGCTTCGATATTTTCTTTAATTATTTCGTTTATAATTGTGCGATCTTCATACGAGTATGTATGAAACAGTAATTCGCTACTAACACCACCTCGCATATACCAACTTATGCGAAATATCTCGTCTTTTATACTTTTTATTTCGAATTCTAAGCCCTTAACAAATCCCTCAATCTCAGAGTTTGAGAGACGTAAGAGCTTCATACGAAAAAATTTGCTTGGTCCAATGTGATAGTAATAGAGTTTTCAGCACTGCAACTAGAGCATAGAACAGGCTGCGGCGGCATACCCCAAGCTTCTTTGTTTTCTTCTAATTTGTTCTTAATTAATTTATAAGTATCTCGCTCAGTGTTGCGCAACCATTCTTCGATATGCACTTTTTCAGTTACTAGTATACCTTCAACTTGAACGCTTTCGATTGCAGTTAAAAACAATTGCAATTGCAACTCCGATAAATCTTTATAAATTTGATCTACTTGTTGTTGTCTATTGTCATCAGTTAAATCGGCAGTTTGAAACAATGTCTTTTGTAATTTAAAGTTCTCAATACTAAAATAACTCATTTCTTCATACTGTAACGGACGTATTCTAATAGTTAACGTATCAGAAACGGCAATTGCATTAACAAATTTTAAATTATTAAAGTGATCTAACAGTTTACCTAACTCAATCTCATATTCATTTTCTGATTCACATTTTTGACAAGTCTGTGTAACAGTCATTTTTTCGCCAAAGGTAGCAATACGTATAGCAATTAACAGTGCATCAATATCAATACTAGGCATTGTTTTTGCATTTTTAATATATGGACAGCAACTTTCAATTACTTTAGCAGTAGCTTCTCCAGTAAATAATGCGTCTGGAGTTTTCATAATGATTTCGTCCATGCCGCTCATAGCAAACACGGGAACATTGTTATAATCGCCGATTAACGAACCAGGTTCATAGTATAAACCCTTGCTAGGCAACGAAACATAGACTTTTGGCTGTCTAAAAAACTTTTGTAATGGATTTGGCTGGCTCATGATTAGTTCCGATAAATATATTAACCGTATTTATATACGCAGATTTCACCTGGAAAAATAATGGCAGAACGAAATTTTACTGACGGAGACGTTAAAGCACTAGGCAAAGAAATTGCCAGCGCCATCCGTGGCGGGGGTGGCGGAGGGGGTGGCTCTGGTGGAGGGGGTGGCGGAAAGGCAGATACAACACCTTCAAAAGAAGCAGCTACTACGTTTAATTCCATGATGAAAGACTCTGCTGATGCCGCTAATAAAGTCACAGCAGCGTATAACAAAGTAGCTCCCGGTATTGAAATAGGTCTTAACACTTGGAGAGATCTAAGTAAAGTTGGCGCAGGATTTAGCAATGACATTGTAGGAATGACAGCGGCGGCTGCTGGAACACGCATGCCGTTAGGTGAATTTGCAGGCGTTATTAAAGAAAACGCTGCAAACTTGTCTGGATTTGGTGGAAATGTTACTCGAGGTGGAGAAGAATTTGCTAGATTGAGCAAGCGAATGTTTGATGATTATGCACCAAACACTGATCAACTGCGTCAAATGGGCCTTACTAACAAGGACCTTAACGAACTTCTAATGATACAGAGCGTATCTACTCGTGCTAAAATGAAAGACGGGGACGAAAAAGATAAGAAACTAATTGAAAACGCAATGGCATTAGGTACAGAAATGGATCTAATGGCCAAGCTAACTGGTAAGAGTCGAGAAGCTCAAATGGAGCAACAGCGTAAGAATCAACAAGACATGGCGTTTGAAGCTGCTATCCGTAGAAAAACTATTGGGATGAGTGCAGACGAAGCTATGGAGTTTGAGAAAAATGCACGTAATCAACTTCGTGATGCCCAACTGCGTGGACAAGAAGCAGTTTTCAAAGATGTATTTTCGACAGGAACTATTAAAAGTAAAGAAGCAGCAGCACAAGCAAGTATAAATCAAGAACAAGCCGCTGCTACAATGAAGCAAGCACAAGTATCCGCTGATAAAACAATGGATTCTAAAGAAAGAGAACGTCAAGCTAACGTTGCTGCTGCTGAAGGTCGTAGAGCATTTGATAAAGACATGCAAAACGATACCAAGTTGATGTATGCATCTCTAGGAGAACAAGGCGGCACAGTAGGCAAAGTCATGCGTGACAGCATGGGCGCCAACATTGAATACCAACGCAACTTAGAAGCTACTGCAACTAAAATGAACATCGTCATGAAAACTGACGAAGACCGTGCTAAAGTGCAAAAACAAATGGAAGAAGATGCTAAATCAGCAGCCGCGGGCAAGAAAGCTGACGGTACACAAGCTGATGCATCAACAAAAGCTCTAGTCAATCTTGGAGCAAGAGCAGGCGATGTAGAAAGTGCCTTTATGAATAAGATAGTTAAACCTTTAAATGAAAAAGTTAACCCGGCATTTGAAAAACTAGCAGAGGGCGCATTAGGTGCAACTAAGAAAGGTGCTACTGAAACTAGAGTCAACGCAGCAGAACGTGAGTTAGCAGAAGGAGCAGCAGGAAAAACTACTACCGGATTAAACAAAGTAGGTGCAGTCGTTAACGAAACTGGTGACATAGTTAATCAACTAGCTGGAGTTAAAAATCCTCCTAAGCCAGCGCCTACAAAATCAATTCCACAAAAAGCTCTTGGAGGCCCAGTTGAAGAAGGTGAACCGTATATTGTAGGTGACGGTGGCGAAGAAGAAATATTCGTACCTAAGACAGCTGGAGAGATCATTCCTAAGAGTATGCTATCACCAAAAGGATTAGGTAGCCGTTCTCAAAATATGGATGGTGCTTATAAGTCAATGCAGTCAATGAATCCTGCTAAAATGTTTGAAGAACTTAAAGCTAAAACTAGCGGTGGTGGATTAAATCTTAACGAGATTTCTAAAGACATTAGTACAACAGTCAGTGGCGGCGGCTCGAGCACTGTAAAAGTTCCAGACATGGCAGAGATGACTAAGAAGTTTGAAACTTCCTTTGCTGAGTTTGATAAAGTTGCTATAAAAAATATCAAGTTTGATGACTTATCAAGTTCTTTTAAAACTTCGTTTGATGATTTTGGATCTGAAATATCAAACTATGCAGATCTTAACGATCTAATGTCTCCGTTTGAAGAATCGTTTAGCAGTTTCAATAACGATTTTGAAAGTATGATTGTATCCTCAAGTGAGGATATTGCTGATGCAATGGGCGGCTCAAAAGCATCGGCTGCACAAGCAAAGATTGACGATGCAATTGCAGAAAAACAGAAAGCACTAGATAAAATAACCTACATGTTAAATGAAGTATCTGACGAAGATTTTGATCAATCTGCATGGGATGAAGCTATTGCAGAACGTGATGCGGCTCAAGAAAAGTTAGACAAAGTTATTGAAGAGTCGATAAGTGATCTAGCAGGAGGATTTGACGATTTTAGTGATAACTGGGAAGAATCATTAGATAAAGTTAGTGCAGATATTACAGATGCTATCCCGTATGACGAATTTGGCGGACTCGATGAAGCTATTGCACGAAATCAAGCAGACGATAAACAAAGAGCAAAAGCAACTAGTGGTGCAATGCAAGAAGTTGTTACTGGCTCTAGCCCTGCAAAGTTAGATCGAGGTATCACTACAGACAGCTTTACTTTAGGACCAAACGGATTACCTATTGCGAAACCAAAATCAACAGCAGCCGCTGTTCCAGAAAAGAAAAATGAAGGAAAAACTGCCGAAGAACAAGTTAAAGAACGAGAAGAACAAGCCAAAGCTGACATGGCAAAAGGTGACAAAGGCGAAAAATCTATTAAGAAAGAAGGCAGTGACAGCAAAGGCGCTACTCTAGATGACCTACTTAAGAGCATGAATGCGTTAAATACTAAGGTAGGTCAACTGATTTCTGTTAATGAAGATGGTCATAAAGCCTCAGCCAAAGCTGCAAAAAGCAATAATGCTAACCTATATACGAGATAATAAATGAGCTGGAAAAAATATTTTACACCTGTGCAAGTAGACGCAACGTCTAGTAGCTATAGTCCAATGGGCAATGGCGCATCTCGTCCAGGACCAGCTCGAGCAAACTATTCTAGTTTTTTACCTGATGTCTATACTGGTGCTCCTAATCGTGTTGACCGTTATTTGCAGTATGATACAATGGATATGGACAGTGAAGTCAATGCTGCCTTAGATATTATTGCAGAGTTTACTAGCCAAAAAAATAGAGAAAACCACACTCCTTTTAACTTATTCTACAGAAATAAAGCCACTAACAGCGAGATTACTATCCTTCGCGAGTACCTACAGCAGTGGTGTAAACTACAAAAATTTGAAACTAGAATCTTCCGTATTGTGCGTAACGTGTTCAAATACGGTGATGCGTTCTTTGTTCGCGATCCTGAAACTAAAAAATGGGTCTACATTGATCCAGGTAAGATTACTAAAATTATTGTAAATGAAAGTGACGGCAAGCGTCCTGAGCAGTATGTTATCCGTGATTTAAATCCTAACTTTCAAGATTTAATTGTTACAGCTATTAATCCTAACACTACTAACACAAACAATCGTGGCACTGCCTATGTAGCTGGCGGAGCAGCAGCTAGAGGACAAGCTGGTGCATACCCTGCTAGTAACGGTACACGTTTTAGCAATAATCAAAACGAAGTAGCAATTGATGCTAAACACGTTATACATTTGTCATTATCAGAAGGTTTAGACAATAATTTTCCGTTTGGAAACAGCTTGTTAGAAAACATTTTTAAAGTTTTTAAACAAAAAGAATTGTTAGAAGACGCTATTATTATCTATCGTGTACAACGTGCTCCTGAGCGTCGAGTGTTCTACGTTGACGTGGGTAACATGCCAAGTCACTTGGCTATGAGCTTTGTTGAAAGAGTTAAAAACGAAATACATCAACGTAGACTTCCAAGTGCTACTGGCGGTGGTACTAATGTTATTGACAGTGCGTACAATCCATTAAGTATCAATGAAGACTACTTCTTTCCGCAGACAGCAGAAGGTCGCGGAAGTAAAGTTGAAACTTTACCAGGCGGCACTAATCTAGGTGAAATTGACGACTTGAAGTATTTTACCAACAAGTTATTCCGCGGGTTACGTATTCCGTCAAGCTACTTACCAACAGGTGCAGATGACAGCGCATCTCAATATAACGACGGGCGTGTGGGTACTGCGTACATTCAAGAACTGCGTTTCAATAACTATTGCCAACGACTACAAAGTCTAATGCAAGATGTATTTGATCAAGAATTTAAATTGTATTTGTATGATCGCGGAGTTAACATTGACTCTAGTTTGTTTGAAGTACAGTTCCAACCGCCACAAAACTTTGCTACATACCGTCAAGCAGAACTAGATGGACAACGTGTGCCACAGTTCCAAACTATGAGTCAGATCCCGTTTATGAGCAAACGATTTGCTATGAAACGTTTCTTAGGCATGACAGACGAAGAGTTAGCAGAAAACGAACGTATGTGGGCAGAAGAAAACGGCAAAGGTAAATCCACGCCAACTGATAGCTCAGGCGAACTTCGAGGTGCTGGCATTAGTTCAGCAGGTATTGAAAGTGATCTAAGTGACTTATCAGATGAAACTGCTTCTCCAGAAGCCGGCGGAATGCCTGGCGCTGAAGGAACAGCACCTCCTCCAACCGCAGCAACACCAGCACCTGCTGCATAAATACTCATATGATTTTAAGAGAATTGTTTTACGCTGATAAAGATTTAAAAAGTGTTTCTAACGACATGCAATATTCTGCAGGTCGTGATAGCAGTGCTATGAAACGTAAAGATACACGTAAAACGAGATTAACATTACGTCAAATTAATGAGCTCCGTAAGGCTAGCGAAGCTCACATTCTTGAACAAGAAAAAGATTTAGAGTTAGTGTCTGCAATGTATATGACACCGGCAGCACCTGCTGTATAATAAATAACTCGATGACGATTTTTTTACAAAATTGTCAAAAAATCCACCATTATACGGTATATATTACAATTAAGTGTAAATATATTTGACAGCCTTGCAATATAACATATAGGAGATAAACATGACTGATCGAAATAAGTTCGAACAGATGCTCGAGCATCTAATTAATGAAGATAGTGACAAAGCCAAAGAGCTTTTCCACCAACTAGTAGTTGAAAAATCTCGTGAAATTTACGAGAACATTTTAGCTGAAGACTTTACTGTTGAAGGTGAAGAAGAGGAAGAAATGGACGAAGCAGCTGAAGGCGACGACGAAGAACAAGTCGACGAAGCAGCTGAAGACGACGAAGACATGGACGAGAGTTTTGGTTTTGCCGAAGGCGGAGATGAAGAAGATTCAGGCGACATTGGCGGCGACGCTAGTGATGACTTTATTGATGACATCGATGCAGAAGGCGGCGACGAAGGTGACGAAGAAGGCATGGGCGGCGAAGGCGATATTGAAGATCGCGTAGTTGACCTAGAAGATGCTCTTGATGACCTACGTGCTGAATTTGAAGCATTAATGGGTGACGACATGGGTGGTGACGACATGGGCGGAATGGAGGACATGGGTGATGACGACATGGGCGGAATGGACGGCATGGAAAAAATGCCAGAAGATGCTTTCATGCGTGAATACGTAGAGAAAGTTGGTAACCCAAAGCATGGTGACAATGGTGCAAACGCCAAGTCAGTCATGGCAAAAGCAAACAATATGGGCGGTACAACTGCTAATATCGTAAAAGGTGGAGAAAGCACAACAGGCGGCACAAAAGGCGGTTTGTTAAATCCATCGACTAAAGAAGAAAACTTTGGTAACGTTAATGTCCCAGGCGGCAACGCAGGTAAGACAGCGTTTAAGAAGAAAGAACCTGGACACGGCGCAGAAAAGAAAGCAACTGGCGACAATGGCGACAGAAGTGCTGACAGCCCGTTAAATGGCGCTCCTAAAAGAGCAAAGTAAGTAAATGACGATGAACTATCTTCGTGAAAACCTGAGTTTCGACCAAGCAAAAGTGGTCGTTGAATCCGATGGCGAGAACGGAAAGAACCTTTATATGAAGGGAATTTTCATTCAAGGCGACAAGAGGAATCAGAATCAGCGAGTTTATCCTGGAAGAGAGATTGCCAGGGCTGTCAAGACCCTGAACGATCAAATTGCAGGTGGCTATTCAGTTTTAGGCGAAGTAGATCATCCAGACGACTTAAGAATCAACCTTGACCGTGTAAGCCATATGATCACAGAAATGTGGATGGATGGTGCAGACGGTTATGGAAAATTAAAAATCCTTCCAACACCCATGGGACAACTAGTGAAAACTATGTTAGAAGCTGGAGTGAAGTTAGGAGTATCAAGCCGCGGATCCGGAAATGTCAGCGATGGCAGTTCCGGTGAAGTATCAGATTTTGAGATTATCACAGTAGATGTGGTAGCTCAACCTAGTGCCCCTGGCGCATATCCTACACCAATTTATGAACACCTGATTAATAGTCGTGGTGGTTATAATGCCTTACGCATAGCGCAAGAGGTTAAAGATGACCCTAAAGCACAAAAATATCTCAAAGAGAGCTTATTAGGTATAATAAGCAAACTCCAATAAGAAGGAGAATCACATGTTGGACGCACTTAAAAATTTGTTTGAAAACAACGTGGTTTCGGAAGAGATCAAAGCTGACATTGAGGCTGCTTGGGAAACTCGTATCAACGAGAATCGTACACAAGTAACTCAACAACTACGTGAAGAATTTGCACAACGCTACGAGCATGACAAACAAGTTATGGTTGAAGCGATTGATCGCATGTTGGGCGACCAACTACGCGAAGAAATTCAACAGTTTGTAGAAGATCGTCAACAGTTGGCTGAAATGAAAGCCAAGTATGCTGTTAAAATGCAAAGCAACACAAAACTAATGCAAGAGTTTGTAACTCGTCAATTAGCTAGTGAAGTTAAAGAATTGCATGAAGATCAAGTACAAATGTCCGCCAAGTTTAAAACACTTGAGCGTTTCGTAGTAGAAGCTCTGGCTCAAGAAATTGCAGAGTTCCACACAGATAAGCAAGACATTGCAAACGCTAAGGTACGTTTAGTTCGCGAAGGCCGTGAGGCTTTAGCTAGTATGAAAGAACAATTCATCAAACGTGCTGCTAAACTTGTCGAATCTACAGTTGAAAAGACTCTTACCAAAGAGATCGGTCAATTGAAAGAAGACATTGAAGTAGCTCGTAGAAACGACTTCGGTCGTAAGTTGTTCGAAGCATACGCTAGCGAATATCAAAACAGTTATCTTAACGAAAAATCAGAAACAGCTAAATTGCTCAAAGTCATAGACAAGAAAGATTTCGAGGTTGCAGAGGCTAAACACGCTGTAGCACAAGCAACAAAAATCTTAGAAAGCAAAGAAGCAGAAGTAAAATCTCTAATGGAGAGCAAAGACCGTCAAGAAATTATGAACGAACTAGTAGCACCTTTGGCTAATACCCAGAAAGCTATTATGATCGAATTACTTGAGAGTGTACAGACTGCAAAACTACGCGGTAGTTTTGACAAGTACCTTCCAGCAGTTATCGCTGGCGAAGCTCCTCAGAAGAAAAAACAGGCATTATTAGAGGCAAAAGAAGTAACAGGCAACAAGGAAACCAACAGCGTAAGTAGAAGCGAGCACGAGCACAATATTTTTGATATGCGTCGTCTTGCTGGAATTAAACATTAATTAGGAGAAAATAAATGTCGGAACTACTAACAGGCCGTTGGGCAGAAACAAAAGAAGCACTTCTTGAAGGTCTATCAGGCACCAAGAAATCCGTAATGGCATCAACACTAGAGAACACTCGTAAGTATCTAGCTGAAAGTGCTAGCGTGGGTGCCACTTCTGCCGGCAACGTCGCAACATTAAATCGTGTGATCCTTCCAGTGATCAGACGTGTCATGCCAACAGTTATCGCTAACGAGTTGGTCGGTGTACAACCAATGACTGGTCCAGTTGGACAAATCCATACTCTACGTGTTCGCTACAGCGATACAAACGGTAGCGGTACAGGTGATGCTACAGCTGGTGAAGAGGCACTAAGCCCATTCAAGATTGCAGAAAGCTATTCTGGTGCTGCTGGCACTGGTAAGGCAGCTTCTACAGCCGCTCTAGAAGGTGCAGCTGGTAAGCGTCTAAGCATTCAAATCTTGAAGCAAACTGTAGAAGCTAAGACTCGTAAGTTATCAGCTCGCTGGACTTTCGAATCTGCACAAGATGCACAAGCCCAACAAGGTATTGACATCGAAGCAGAAATCATGGCTGCTCTTGCACAAGAAATCACAGCAGAAATTGATCAAGAAATTATTTCTTCATTAACAACTCTAGCTGGTACACAGAACCAACAGGCTTATAACCAAGCTGCTGTTTCTGGTACTGCTACTTTCGTTGGTGACGAACATGCTGCTTTAGCAGTTATGATCAACCGTGTTGCTAACACAATCGCCCAACGTACACGTCGTGGCGCTGGTAACTGGGCAGTTGTAAGCCCAACAGCATTGACAATTCTACAATCTGCTACTACAAGCGCATTTGCTCGTACAACAGAAGGTACATTCGAAGCACCTACAAACACTAAGTTTGTTGGTACATTGAACAATGCTATGAAAGTTTATGTTAACACATATGCATCCAACGATACAATTCTTGTTGGTTACAAAGGTGCTAACGAGAGCGATGCAGCAGCATTCTATTGCCCATACATTCCATTGATGAGCAGTGGTGTTGTTCTTGACCCATCAACATTCGAGCCAGTCGTATCATTCATGACACGTTATGGTTATGTTGAGTTGTCAAACACAGCTAGTTCTCTAGGTAACGCAGCTGATTACCTAGGTACAGTTACTATCAGTAACGCTGTATTCAGCTAATCAACTTACCGCAAGGTACGTTAATTATAAAGGGCTCTTCGGAGCCCTTTCTTACGAACGGATAAATATATTGTATGATTCACACAGGGTGAATTTTATGCGGAAATCCAACCGCGTATGGCCTAGAACGCCATGTTTCTTAAGGAGAAAATAAAATGGGACGTCCTTTACATAAAAAATATTTTGGTAATACAATTACCCCGTTCAACAACTATGCACAAGGTGGCAACACTGGTGTAGGCGGAGAAGGCGTTGCTAGTGTAACAATCGCAGCACCAATCACGGCAGATCTAACAGGAACAATTACTGTTACATTTTCAGCTCCTCAAATTTCAGGCGGCATTACTGCAACAGGTACTGCACAAGTTAACGGCAGCAATGACCTAACAGGTATTTTGATTACTAATGCTGGTTCTGGTTATACTTCAGTTCCAACATTCACAGTTGCCGACGGTAACGAGACTGCAACTTATACTAGTGGTTCAGGCGGCGTTACAGTTGCATTGACTAGCGGTGCAAGTGCTCGTCAAAACGCAATTAAATTTGAAGCACAAATTGGTTCAGGTACTGAAGTTACTACAGGTGACATTATCAAACAAGTTGGAAATCACAGATTTAGAGTTAGAACAAGTGATGGTACAGAAACATGTAAACTAGTTGCTAGTGCAAATCTTGGTGTAAACGAAATGAGCATTACTGCTACTGACTCAGCAACTAACACTTATTTTGTAACTAAAATAACTGCCCGCCGTGTACAGCTAACTCAGATTGCAGGCGGTTCAAACTATGTATACGCAACCGGTGAAAGTGCTCCTTGGAAGTTTGATGCAGCCGCTGGTATCTACGTACAGATTGAAAATCAGTAATTAACATAGGGACTACGGTCTCTATTTAGGAAAATAAATGAAAGTAGTTAATGTATCCAATGGCGATTATAAACTGATTGTGCAAAGCGGTGGCGAGATCACTTTTAACACTGGCAGTCAAACGGGTTTAGTTCGCATCACTGGTGACTTGCTAGTTGAAGGTAATACTACGACTGTACAGTCAGAAACAATGACTGTTAGAGACAACATTATTGTTGTCAACGCAGGCGAAACTGGTAACGGTGTTTCATTAACTACTTCTGGTATTACTGTTGACAGAGGAAATTTTTCTGATGCATCATTATTGTTCGACGAAAGTGTGTCGCACCGCAATGCAGCAGGTAGTGCAACAAATGGTACATTTACATTTGTAAATGATTTAAACGCACTAGTTGGAATTCAGACCTGTAGTATTAATACCAGAGGTGACAACTTATATTTGATTAATGCGCCAGGATCAGGTTATGTGACTGTTACTGGTACAACAAATTACGAAACTAATATGTTAAGTTATGCTGCATATTGGCCTACATACCCAACAGGTTCTCCAACTTACAGTGGTCCTATTACTATCGTAGAGGATGATACTATTCCAAACATGAAGGCAGTGGCAGATTACTTAACTTCTGGATTATACTTCTTTGACGACTGGAGAATTATTGAAGCTAACACTAGTGTGTCAGTTTATGATAGTGCTGGTGGAAATACATACAGACCAACAGGTTACACACCACCTGTTACTAGTAACATTAGTTTTACTGTTGACGGAAATGAAAGAGGAAAATTTACTCCTTTAGGATTAGATGTTGATAATATTAACGTTTATACAAATACTATCAATAACGCAACTGCTAATTTAGTACTAACATCAACTGCAACTGATAATATTGTTCAAGTTGATGCAGTCTTACAATTAGACGACACTGGGTTAAGTCCAACTGCTGTTACAGGATCAACAAAGATTTATACAGTGAATTCAAATACAACTCCTGCTCCGGGAAAAACCGGTATATATTTTACCAACCAAGGTAACTCAGACGAACTAGTTGCTAAGAATAGAGCACTATTGTTTAGCGTACTATTTTAAGGAAAGAACATGGCAATTAAGAATACAGCAATTCCAGCAACAACAGATACATCAATTTATACTAGTAGTGGTGTTAACGCTATTACAACTATTATTGTATGCAACACTAATACAACTCCTAGTACTGGAGATAGAACACTAACTTTATATGCAGTAGAAAACAATGCAGGTGCTGTAGGTACTCCTGCTACTGGAAATATGATTGTACAAACACTAACAATTCCTGCCGGAGATACAATTAGTTTTGATCAAGAAAAAATGGTGTTAATTAATAACGATGCTATTTTTGCCTATACTAGCGGAACCGGATTAACAGCAACAGTAAGCACATTACCGGTATAATACACATGAGATTTCTAAAAACACTAACGCTTAATCGTAGAGCAATTTATGATGACAGACTTGCAATTGATACTGCAAGTGGTGTTATAATGAATACTCCTAATAATCTTTTAATTCCTAAAGGATCTACTGCTGACAGACCAGTTAGTCCTGTTAACGGGATGATTCGTTACAATACTACATTAAACGAGATACCCGGATCACCAGGAACGTATTACGGCGATTTTGAAGTATACCAAGGAAGTTCTTGGAGAGTCGTTAGATTTAAAGAATCTAACGGAGTTACTCTTCAGGACGCTGGCACCGGAAATGATGTATGGACAACGTTTGGTCCTCTAACTCCTGATCCTTTTGATAATAATTATCAAGCTGAAGTTACATGGAACGCAGCTCAGATTGCAAAAAATATAACAGTTATTGTAGAAAACGTTTATCAAATAGGTACAGTAAACTTTGAAATTGTACAAAACCCAACCACTACTGGCACAGGTGCTGAGATTACAACAGGTGCATTTGTAGAAGGAACTCAGTATATAATTACCAACGTAGGCGATACTGATTTTACAACATTAGGTGCAAGTGCCAATACTGTTGGAGTTGTGTTTACTATTCCTGTAGCAGGAGGCACTGGCAACGGCACTACAGGTAAAGTAAGAAAAACAGGAACTTATCTAGAGTTTTACACTTTTGTTCCTGACACAAAGAAAGTATACGTTCTCCAAAAGTTTGATCAGTAAAACCTCGCTAAATAGTGTAATGGAGCACTAAATGGCAAATGCATTAGGTAGAATTTCTGGTCAACTTTTAAAAGATAATCTAACCCGCAGCGGCAATGATTTAAAGTTTGACGAGTTTGGATCAACTGATCCGTTACTAAACCTTAATGTTACTGGACGTTATATTAGTGTCAACTCAGACACTACATTTAGACCGCTGTTTGTTAACGGCAAAACATTTACATCTAATTTAATATCTTTAGACGGACTGCAAGGCTCTTCAAATTTAAAATTAAGTGTCAACGGAAATACAATTGTATCAATACAAGATTTAAATCTTTTTGCAGCTACGCAAGTAAATGCAAACATTATTGATACTGATAACATTCGTATCGACGGCAATGTTATATCAACTAAGACTCTTAATACAGTATTAGATATCACCCCAGCTGGCTCATTAGACATTTACAACAAGCTAAATGTTACAGGTAATCTATGGGCAAAAGAAACAGCTCCAGGTAACGGTACAGGTAGAATTACTCTAGATGGTAATATTACTTTTGGAAGTGATGGCGCAGATACTATAAGTTTTGCCGCTGATATTAATACAGATATTAATCCAAATGTAGACGAATTATATAGTATAGGATCTACATCTCAAAAATGGGAAGGACTATATACAGCATTAATCAACGGCCAGCAAGTTTCATCTACTAGCATTGCATCTGGCGGAATTGATTTAGCATCTAGACAAGGTAAAATTTGGTACGTAGCTTCCAATGGATTAGACACTAATGTTGGCGATCATCAGAACGGTGCATTTGCCACCATCAGAGAAGCACTATTAAACGCAACTGCTGGCGATACCGTTTATATCTATCCAGGCACTTATACTGAGATAACCCCGTTAACTATTCCTGTAGGAGTTACAGTTAAAGGTACAGGCATTAGATCAGTCACAGTAGTTCCAGATGCAACAACTGACACTGAAACAGTATTTTTAATAAACGGTGAGTCAACTATTAGCGACTTAACTGTTAAAGATTTTTATGCACCAGGTTATGCATTTGCATTTGCTCCGGGATTTACAGTAACAAGTCGCAGCCCGTATGTACAAAACATAACTGTAATTACCAAAGGTAGTGTAATATCACCAAGTGATCCAAGAGGTTTTGATGAAGGAGATGCTGGTGGCGGTGCCCGTGTTGATGGTAGTCTAGCAACAGCATCTAGCAAAGAAGCTAGTATGTTATTCCACAGCGTGACATTTATTACACCAGGTGTAGATGCGCTGGTAATGACTAACGGTGTACGTGTTGAATGGCTTAACTCTTTTAGTTACTTTGCTAACAGAGGAATATATGCTACACAAGGCACACTTGGACTTGCAAGTTTAGGTGTTAGATTTGGTGCTGAAATTCGAAGCATTGGATCTGCTAACGTATATGGTAACTACGGAGCCGAAGCTAACGGCGCAAGTACATTAATGTATTTGATACAGCACAACTTTGCCTATATTGGTGCAGGCAAAGATGTTACTAATGATCCAAGTTTAAATATTGCTGCTAATGAAACAGTTGAACTTGCAGCAGGTAAAATCTATTATCAAAGTTTAGACAACAAGGGTAATTTTAAAGTTGGAGATGCTTTTGGAGTTAGTTTTGATACTGGGCGTGTTACTATTAGCGGAGTGTCTGTCTCAGCTGGCGGAGTAACATCAATTAATTTTGCCGCAGGAACTGACGAAACTGTTATCGACGCTACACAAGTAACTGTTAACAATGTTACATTTAGCGATAATCTTATATCAACACTATCAGGTCCTGTTAATTTAGATAGCGGTACTGGTGAAATTAAATTAAATGCCAATACAGATGTAACAGACAATTTAATTATTGATGGTAATTTTAATATAGATGGACAATTAACAATCGGTAATGCGTACATTGATATCGTTAGATTTGAAGCACCTGTTGAATTTGATCTACGCCCAGTAACAGATGATGACTACACACTCGGCGGTCCTACAAACAAAAGTTGGGATTTTGTTTATCTTGATACATCGTATATTGGCAGCTACAAGTTAGAAAATGCAACTATTTCTACACTGCCTACTAATGCAGATGTTGAACTAAGAGCAGATACTACTGGTAAGATTTATGTTCCTACTAATAATGTAGAGTTCGATAATGACTTAACAGTTGATACTACTACTGCTTTAAAACTTACAATAGTTACAGGCGAGATAACGCAATACGGCGACTACTACCAAACTGGAAATACTCTACAAACCGGCAATCGTGAAATAACTAACACTCTAGATGTAACAAATAACATTTATTTTGACAATATAAACATTGTTGATAATAGAATTTTTACAACTAATTTAAATGATAGTCTAGAGCTAAGAGCGGCTGGCACAACTGGCAAAGTTATCTTCAATGAAATAACAGAGTTTAGCCAAAATGCACTATTTGGAACATTAGAATCTAATGGTTTAGGCAACTCTGGTACTATTACTTCTGATATATTCTCAGACAGTGATATAGAAATTAACGACAACTATATTACCACTACAGTTGGTAATAACGATCTTAGACTAGTTCCTAACGGCATTGGAAAATTATTGTTGCCTTTAGATCCTTTAGCAATTGATCAAGCATTAACAGTAGAAGATACATCTACGCTAAAGAGCGTTAACATGAACGGGAATTTAGTGCATGTTGGCACTACTAGTCAAACAGGAAATGTAACACAGACTGGTAATTTTGATTTATCTAATGACCTAACAGTAACAGGTACTAATGCGTTCTTTACTGATGTTCGTATAATTAACAATAGTATTGCTACTTCAACAGGTAATAATAATTTAGAGTTACGTGCTAACGGAACTGGTATTATTAACATTACAGATTTTGCTGCATTTGGTCAAACATTAACAGTTAACGGTATAACTTCTACTACTACTCTTAGTACAGTAACTGGTACTATTACTTCAGATATTTTTACCGACAGCGATATTGAAATTAATGACAACTATATTACCACTACAGTTGGTAATAATAATTTAATACTAACTGCAAACGGAACAGGCGGCCTAAGGTTAGAAAAACTTAAATTCAATGCAGGAACACTCAGTACAGAAAGCAATAATGACAGTATTATTTTATCAATACCTGCAGGCAATTTACTAATTGACAGTGCAACTGCATTAAAAATTCCTGTTGGAACTACTGTAAATCGTCCTACGCTAACACAAGGTGAATTGAGATTTGACACGACTGATAATTTGTTTAGAGGATACAGTGCATCTACAGTTACCTTTGCAGGTGTGTATTCTGCAGATAGATTAACAAAAGTTTTGGCTCATCCAACTAATAACACTATAGGATTTACTACTAATAATAGTACATCAATGACTGTTAGCTCTACTGGATTTAATATTAATGCCTTAGCTGTAGATAACTTGTTATTTAACAACAGTACAATTTCTTCAACAGCTACAAACACAAACATTACTTTAAATTCAAACGGCACTGGCTATGTTAAAATTGGAGATATAGCATTAGAAACAAACGAGTTTCTAAACTTAAATGCAACTAATCCATTAATATTACAAAATACTGGAGCAGGTTATATCAAATTTGCTGGCACATATGGACTAGCAATTCCTTCAGGTGATATTAATTCTAGACCACTATCACCTGAAACAGGAGACTTACGTTGGAACACTGAACTAAGTGAAGCAGAAGTGTTTAACGGAGTAAACTATCAAGCTCTGTCAGGTAGTGGTGGAGATCTTCTTAGCGCAGAAGAAGTACAAGAAGCAACTAATCTTTGGGCCCTTGTACTAGGCTAAAACTCAAAACGGCTAAATACTACTGATTACAAGAAATGGCATTTCTTGTATGGTTAAACTGTGGTAAACCAGCAAAGAGCCCTCAGGGATGCAGACTCAAGTCTAAACTAGGTTAACCGTGAAACACGGGGTCTAAAGGAGCGCACATGAGCCAGCTTGGTCGAATTTCCGGTCAACTTTTAAAAGATAACCTAACCCGCAACGGCCATGACTTAACGTTTGATGCAACTGATGCACACCCAGAAGGCTTACTCCATTTAGACGTTAATAATCGTAGAGTTGGTATTAAAACACTTACTCCTGATCACGAACTAGACGTAAACGGTACAACAAGAACAACAGATTTAGAAGTTACAAATCAAGCAGTGCTTGATGACTTAACATTTTCTACAGACACTATTACTAGCGGTACAGGCACGTTAAATTTAACCAACGGTACAGGCGATCAAATTAACTATCAAGCAAAACTAGTAGTTGACAATGTTGAACTTGAAAACAACGTAATTAGAACTAATAGTGCTGCAAATTTAGAACTCCGTCCAAACGGCACAGGAACTGTTGATGTCTACGCAGATACAAACATCTACGGTGATGTTTACGTATCTGGTAATATTCGTGCGGATGGTAATATTACAGTTGGTGATGCTAATACAGACAATATTACAATTAATGCAGATGTTGCAAGTGATATTATTCCAAATACCGATATTACATACAAGCTAGGTAACGGCGGAACTAGTTATATAGAAGGTGTAGAATTTACACTAGGTGATGTTACTTTAACTGTTAGCGGAACAGGAACAACTGTTGTGTTGTCTATACCAGCAGCTGGTCCAACTTGGATTAATACATTAGTTGCACATACTACCGGTAAATCATATCAAATAGTTTTAGACAACGAGCCAGGCAGCTATTCTCTAGTTACATTAGGATCGTGGACTGGAACTAATCCACAAACAGTATCAACTAGTAACGACGGATTAATAGATGGCGTTTACAATGTTGCGTCAATTAGATTTGATCAAAAACGTTGGTTAGACTTATGGGTTAAAAATGTTTATACAGATGCAGTAGTATCTGGAGACATTACCATTGACGGAATCAATTTAAATTCTACACAGGGTAAAATTTATTATGTTGCTACAAACGGTTCAGATTCTAATGCAGGCGAACATCAAAATGATCCGTTTGCCACAGTTAAGAAAGCTCTAAGTGTAGCAACTAGTGACGATGCTGTTTACATTTATCCAGGAACCTATACCGAAATATTTCCGTTAACTGTTCCTGTAGGAGTAGATCTTAGAGGCGCTGGAATACGTTCAGTAAAGATTACTCCAACTACTGCAACTCGCTATAACGATGCGTTTTTAATTAATGGCGAATCAACAGTTGAAGACATTACCATTGCTGATTTCTTCAGCGGCGGAAATTATTTTACAGTAACAGCAGCTAGTCTAAACTCAACAACAGTTAATGTTGGAACAGCACCATACGCTCACACATATGTAAGTGGCGGAACTATTAACATTGGCGGAACAGATTACACAATTACAAATGCTGTTTACACACATACAACTGGAGTTTTAGTACTAACTCATACTGGCGGTACAGCAACTCCGACTACTACAGTATTTTTATCTAATCTAACATTCAGCTGCAATGGTGGCGAAAGAGTATTTCCAGACAACGGATATGCATTCCGCTTTGCAACAGACTTTGCAGTTACAAGTCGTAGTCCATACATTAGAAACATAACTGTATTAACTAAGGGTAGTGTTACTAGCTTATCAGATCCATTAGGCTACAACGAAGGTGATGCTGGTAAAGGTGCGTACATTGACGGTGCTTATGCAACTGCATTGAGTAAAGAAGCGTCAATGCTATTCCACAGTGTGACATTCATCTGTCCGGGTGTTGATGTAATTGTTGCTACTAACGGCACTCGAGTAGAATGGCTAAACTCGTTCACTTACTATGCAAATCGCAGTATGTATTTGTACAGCAGCAACGATGGATTTGCTGGCGCAGGTTTAACTAGATTAAAACTACCAGTAGCTACTCGAACAGGCACCTGGGCAGTAGGCAATACTGTTAGCTATTATGATACCAATGGAACTACCGTATTAACTTCAGGTACTGTTACTAGCGTTGACGGTGACTGGGTTAACTTAACAGGAAGAGTACAAGGATTTTTAATTCCAGATGATCGTGCTCCTAAGACTGTAACACTAAACGGTGATGCAAAATTAAGCACTGCACAGAAAAAGTTTGGTACAGCAAGTCTTGTATTAGATGGCACTGGTGATTTTATCACATTAAGCAGTCAAGTTGACTTCGGCTACGGAACTGGTGATTTTACTATTGAGTTTTTCTGGAGACCTACTGCCATTGGAGTAGCTCAAGTTTTATTAGATTGTAGAACAGCAACTAACGATACTGCATTGTACTTGGAAATGAATGCTGCTGGCAATGTTAGATTATTTGTTAGCAATGCATATCGAATAACATCATCTGTAGTTTGTACAGCAGGAACATTTAATCACATAGCGTTATTCAGAACTGGAGGCACTACTAAGTTAGCAGTTAACGGAACTATCACTCCAACAACATTTGCTGATGCTACAGACTATCCAGCAAGACCATTTAGACTAGGAGCCACTTGGGTAGGAACTGCTCCATGCACAGGATATTTTGACGAACTGCGTGTAGTAAAAGGTGTAACCAAATATACTACTACCGTTACTGTTCCTACAATACCATTCTTAGCTGACACATCAACAGTTCTATTATTGCACTTTAACGGATTAAACAACAGTACAAACGTTGTTGACGACGGTGTTACGTTTGTTGATATCCGCAGTTCAGCAGGCGGCGCAACTACAGACCTAGCTGTCGCAGACTATTCAGACTTTGGTGTTGAACTACGCTCAATTGGTTCAGCTGCTGTCTACGGTAACTACGGTATCTACGGTGACGGTGCTGGTGTTATTGCTTACCTAATTGGACAAAACTTAGCCTACATTGGTAACGGCAAAGAGACTACAAACGATCCTACTACTGTTATACAAGCTAACGAAGTTGTTGAACTTGATAATGCCAAGATTTTCTATAACAGTGTGGACCACAAAGGTGATTTCCGTATCGGAGATTTATTCTACGTTAATCAAGCTACAGGTGAAGTTAGCTTTACAAACTCGGCAGTTAGTATTGGCACAAGCCTGACATTTGACGACGGCGGCGGCAACATTACTTACATCGATGCTACTAAAATTGAAACCGGTGATTTTAGAATCAGCGATAACACAATTGAAACATTAAGTTTAGATTTCAATGTTGATTCTGCGACTAATCAAATTAACCTACAGAGTAATGTTACTGTAACTGGCAACTTAGATGTTACAGGCGATGTTACCGTTGGCGGCAATGTTACAATTGGTAACGAGTCAACTGACACTGTGCAATTTGTTGCCGGAGTTGACAGTGATATTTTACCTGCATTACCTAGTACATATGATTTAGGTACCCCTACAGAACGTTGGAGTACATTATATTCTACAACGTTAATTAATGCTAACATTCAAATTAGCACTAATGTTATTACAACTACTGATTCTAATTTAGATTTAACTTTACAAGCTAACGGCACAGGACGCATCTATGTACCTGCTAACAATGTTGAAATTACTAACAATCTAACAGTCAACGGAACTACAAATCTAGCAACAACCAACATTGGTGTAGTTGGTACCCCTGCGACTGTTACACACGTAGGCGGAGTAACTCAAACTGGAGACTTGTTCCAAACTGGTAACACTGAAATTACTGGAACATTAACTGTTGGGTCAACTGCACAGTTTGAAGACATACAAATAGATAATAATATTATTACTACTACAATTGGTAATAATAATTTAGTATTAGAAGCTGCTGGTACAGGTAAGATTATTGTTCCTTTAGATAATGCTGAGGTAACAGGCACACTTACAGTAACAGGAACAACTAGTACTACTACAATTAACAACTCTGGTACTGTTACTTCTACTATTTTTACTACTGGTAATTTAAGAATTACCACAAATAATATTACCACAACTGTAGCTGATACTGATCTAGTTTTAGAAGCAAGTGGTACCGGACGTATATATGTTCCAAGTAATGATGTTACACTAGGTAAAACACTAACTGTCACAGGCTTAACAACTCTAGTTGATACTGGTATTACTGGAACACTAACACATATTGGTGCAACTACACGAACAGGCGACGTTAATCAAACTGGCAACTATGTATTAACTGGAAACTTAACAGTATCAAACATTGCACAGTTCAAAGATGTTAACATTACCAACAATGTAATCACAACAACTTTAACTAACAGCAATTTATTATTAGGTGCAGCCGGAACTGGAATTATTTCTGTACCTACTAACAACGTTACAATTGATAACAATCTAACCGTTACAGGAACAACATTCACAGCCAATATTAATAACAGCGGAACAGTTACAGCTGGAACATTCAGCACTGGCAATATTAGTATAAATGGTAATACTATCCAGACTACTTCTACTAATAGTAATTTACAATTGCAAGCCGCTGGCACTGGATTTATTGAACTTGAACAATTTGATGTACAAGAAAATGAATTAAGAATTAACAGCGGCACTGATATGACTATTGCGCCAAACGGCACAGGTATAGTTAATATCAATTCTACACAGAGTATTAAGTTACCAGTTGGTGCTACAGGAGATCGCCCTACACCAGTAACTGGTATGATTCGTTTCAATAATTCATTGAATAGATACGAAGGATACGATGGTGCTAATTGGATTAGACTAGACGGTGTTAGTGACAGTGACGGTAATACCTATATTACAGCTGAACTAACACCTGGTGCAAACGATAACACTATTAGATTCGTCATCGATGGAACACAGGTTGCAGATTTAACATCAACAAGATTAGATGTTATTAACGTAGATGTTGATAGTATTAACATTAATAATAATACTATTTCTACAACTACTACAAACACTGATTTGATCATAGCACCTAACGGTACCGGTGCACTAAGAATTGGGAACTTTGCCTTTCGTAGTAACTTGATCACAAATACTGTAAATAACAGTATCACATCATTTAATCAGACCGGTGACGGTTACGTTAAAATTAACAGCACTGGTGGATTTGTTATTCCTGTTGGTGAAACAGGACAACGCCCTGCACTATTTGAAGTTGGTATGATGCGCTACAACACAACAGATCAACGTGTTGAAATTTGGGACGGCGCTTTATGGGTAGGCGCAGGACAAGGCGCAGGCGGCGGAGTAACAGCTAACGAAGCACAAGACATTGGTATTGTTAGTGCAATTATATTTGGATAAAGAACATGGCATCATTTTTTAGAAATAAGGTATTGAAGGATGTGGGCGTGACCCCAGTAACTGCACTAACAACGGCAGCAAATACTCGTATGACTATCATCGGTATGAGTTTTGCTAACTTAACAGAAAGTATTGTACTGCTTGATGTAAAACTTACAGATGCTACACCTACTACAGGTTACTATGCTAAACAAGTTTTAATACCTCCTAACTCTAGTTTAAGATTAGTAAATGGTGGTGAGAAATTAATTCTTGCAGAAAGTAATTCATTAATTGTTAATGCAAATGTAGCAGCAGGATTAGATGTTATTATCAGCTACGTTGAATTAGTATAAGGAACATATCATGGCATATTACGTTGGACAAAATAACAATTTAAATGAGATATTAGGGGAAGGAAATGCAAGATATTTTTATGCTTTGCGTAGAGACGACGATGGATTACTTTTCTTTGCAAAAATTGATCAATTAATTGATGAAGATACTATTACTATTAACAATTCTGGACTAACAGAAGATGATTATACTGAATTTGAATACGGTGTTGACTTTTTTGACGGACGATTAGAAGAAGACCACAGCAGACCCTATGCAAATTTGCAATGGGATCAATTTAGATGGGACAGCAAGAATGTGTATTATTATATAAACACTTCTGGAGAACTAATTGTAAGAATAAATCAAGCGTACACTTATCCACCTGAATTAATTGTAAGCTAAAAGACATAAGGAAAATTTAAAATGGCAGCAGAATTTAAAATTGGCAGATTGCGTTACACATGGAAAGGCGCTTGGGGAACAGCAACTTTTTATAATAGAGATGCGGTTGCATCATTTGACGGTAAAACTTATGTTTGTTTAGTACCTCACACATCTAGTCAGTTTTACAGCGATTACAATTACGTCGATCCAGTAAACGGTAGTGCTCCTCGCTGGACATTAATGTTAGATGGAACTTCTTGGAAGGGTGAATGGCAACCTCTTACATCATATACACTAGGTGCTATTGTTCTTTATGGCGGAAGTTTATATAAGCGTATTGTTAATGCACCTAGCGGCCCAACATTTAATACTGCTAATTGGGAAATTTACATCGATGTAAACAGTAATTGGGCAGGAGAGTGGATCACAGCTACGCTATACAAATTAGGTGATATTGTAAAATATGGCGCAACTACTTACAGATGTATAGTTCAACATACTTCTGCACTCCTTCTTGAAACTAATTTAGCAAATTGGGAAATTGTAGAAGCTGGTATCGAATTTAAAGGCACATGGAATCCTAGCGCAGTGCGCTATAAAGTTAACGACATAGTTAAATACGGCCCAGACTTGTGGATTGCTAACGTAGGCCATACTTCAGCACTGCCATTTAATGCCAGCACTGACATTGAGAATACATTACTGTCATGGCGCCTATGGCTTCCAGGCGCAGAGTATACAACATCGTGGAGTTCGACTACAATTTATCAACCGGGCGAAGTTGTAATGTATGGAGGTTATTCATACGTTAACTTAACTATTAATAATCAAAACATTTTACCAACTGCTCCGGGTAGTGATTGGGAAGTAGTCACTACTGGATATAGTTTTCAAAATGATTGGTTAGTAGGAACAGCATATAAAATTGGTTCAGTTGTTAGACGCGGCGGCAATTTGTTCGAAGCAATAATAGATACTCAAGGTGAAGATCCTACAGAGGCCACTGTTACCGTAAATTATACCGCTGCCGGCAGTAGCGGAACTACATTAGTAGTTAATGATACAACTGGAATATACCCAGGCATGATAATTTCTGGAGACGGATTCGGATTAGGACAATTTGTTACGGAAGTAGTCGACGGAACTACACTAGCTATTAGCCTCGCACCAGACAATACAATTATTGACAATTACCCATTATCGCTAACAGGAGTTAACGGAACAGACTGGAAATTAATTACACCTGGAATTAGATGGAGAAATAGATGGCTAGCTGGCAGCACTTACGTAGTTGGTGATATTGCAATATGGAATAATGCAACATATAAGTGTGTTAAGACAAATGTAGCAAGTACACCTAATAGACCAGATAATAATATAACAAATGATATTTGGATTCTACATCTCCCACATGACCAGTACAACGTTTTAAATCTACCTGGAGATATGGTTGTTAATACAGATGGTACTAATGAAGCATTGTCTATCGGCCCTGAAGGTTTCTTATTAAAATCAATCAACGGTATTCCAACATGGTCAAACGTATTCCAAACCCCAGCAGTATATTATGTCACTCCAGACGGAACTGATTTACCAGGCAGTGGCAGGACTTGGGACAACCCGTACAAGTCTATAAAATATGCATGTGATCAGATTAATACAGGTATTTTTAATCTTTTTGCTAAAACTAGATTATTAAATAACAAAGAATTTTTAGTAGAAGAAGTAGTGCAATGGCAAATCTATCAAGTTGCTCAAGGTAATGCACCCTTTACTATTAATGTATTTCCAGACGAATTTAAAACTAGACGAGATACTGGGTATCTAATTGATGCAATTATATTTGATTTATCTCGCGGAGGTAATAGTCAAACTGTTGCATTTGTTTTATCATTTTTTGATAGAGAATCAGATAACAAGTTTGTCACTGACGAAGTAGCAGACGAAATTGATACATTTATTGCAACTTTAAATCATTTATTTGATATTATTCTTGATGTATTAAACGGGGTAACAGTCACTCCTTCATACATTGATCTTAACAACGTTGTTACAGATCTAGTACAAGTTATTGGCGCTCCAGTCGAAGTATTAGTCATTAATCTTGTAAATGATTATAGATCAATAATCATTACACCACTAGTTGATGCTAACACTAATAACGTTCCTCCTGAAAATCAAGGATTAACATCAACCGTTATGGTTAAAACTGGCGCTTTCTTTGAAGACCTTCCTATTGTTGTTCCATCAAATACTGCATTAGTTGGCGATGAGTTACGAGGAACAGTAGTTTCTCCAAAAGTAACAATTAACACAATTATTACTAGAACTTTGGCCAGCACTAACGTTTTTGTAACAGTATCTACAGTAGGAATGGTTGAAGGAATGGGAGTACAATTTGTATCATCAAATCCTGTAGACGACAAAACTACAATTTTTGGCGGAGTGACTGCAGGACAGACATATTATATTGTTGGAGAAATTACAGCTACTCAATTTCAAGTTAGTGAAACAGTAGGCGGTTCTCCAATAACAGTTACAAATAATATAGGTGTTATGAAAATTTACGGAGGCGATGCACTAAAAGATATGTTTTATGTGCAAAACGCTACAGGTATTCGCAATATGACACTTACAGGATTGTTAGGTACGTTGACAGATGTAAATGATTTTAATACACGTAGACCAACAGGCGGCGCATATGTTAGTTTAGATCCAGGTTCTGGACCAGATGATACTAGTGCATGGATTATTAAACGAAGTCCTTATATACAGAACGTAACAACATTTGGCATTGGCTGTGTTGGGTTGAAAGTAGATGGAACACTTCACTTAGGTGGAAATAAATCAGTAGTTGCTAACGATTTTACGCAAATTTTAAGCGACGGCATAGGTGCGTGGATCACTGGACCAGATGCGTTATCAGAACTTGTTTCAGTATTCAGTTACTATAACTATGCTGGATATTTTGCTGAAGATGGAGGACGTATCCGTGCTACTAACGGTAACAGCTCATATGGAACATTTGGTGTTATTGCTGAAGGATTTAATGAAGACGAAGACCCTATTTTGGGAAATATTTTCAATAGGTACTTTGAAGCAACAGCTGAACCGTTTAGCTCATTAGGTTCAAACGCAGAAATTTTAAAATTACAATATAGTCACGCAGGAGAAATGTATGTAGTTCCCACTACTAATCTGTTAAACTATAGTAATTTATTTACTAACTGGTCGAGTGACGGTGGTGTTACATTAATCCAATCTATAGTTTCACCGTTTGGAATATCTAACGCATGGTTATCTATCGGAAATACGTCAGCAGCAGATGCTAATTTATTTTATCAAGATATTACGATAACTCCATCTGGGGCACAATACACAGAAGTTGAAGGTACAAACGTACCTGGTGAAGGTTCAGGATCAGGCGCTAAATTTAATATTACAGTAACTAGTACTGAATATCTTATTGCCGTATTTGATGGAGGTACTGGTTATGTTGCTACTAACAAGATTAGAATCCTTGGCTCACAGTTAGGAGGAGTTGACGGAGAAAATGATCTAGTCATTACTGTTACTGGACTTCTTGGTACTGCCATTTCAACCGTAAGCATTACGCCAACGGGCGAATATCCAAACACTGTGCAAGTAGGAAGCATACAACCTTACACATTTAGTATCTACTGTAAAAAGGGTACTGCGACATTATTTGAAGTAATAGCAACCTTTAGCGGATATTCTACAGCATCAAGTGGAATTACTTTTAATTTTAATACATTAGAAGTAACGCCTTTTGCATTAACAGGCGGCCTTACACCTACAGTGTATTCTGCTATTCCTGTATCTGGAGCCGAAGGATGGTATAGATTGTCTTTTAGATTCAACGATGTATCTGCACTTAACAGCTCGTTAAGAATAACCATATATCCAAGATCAAGAAATGGTAGTAGTAGCTATACATTATTATATGGATCACAATTAGAACTTGGAAATACTATAGGATTCTATCTAGATACTACTACAAATAAATTTACTTCATATGCAAATTTTGAAATTACAGGCGCAGGCACTGGAGTTAGTGTAGTAGGAGACGAAATTAGAACTAAGAGTGTATATCAGACTCGATTGTTAGAAGTTAACTCAGTTACTGGCGGTCAAAACTATTTGGTATCTACTAACAATGGACAAGCTGGTACTTTTGCTACCTTCACTATTGCGGCTTCTGACCAAGCTGGAGAAAAAGAATACTTAGGAATGCGACTATTCATTAATAGCGGAACAGGAGCAGGACAATACGGTACTATTTCATTCTTTGACACACTACTTAAAACAGCGTCGATAGTAAAAGAATCTTTTATTCCAGTTGAAATCACATCAACAGAGACTACAACAGATACGTTTACACTAAGCGGTCCAAGTGATGTAAATTCTCTATATGTTGGACAAATAGTTCAATTTGTTCCTACTACATACAATGTATCTGTAGGTATTGTTTCTCAAAGTAGTGTTAGCGCAACAGCAACAACAGGTGGCACTGTAAATACTATCACAGTTACTAGTACTTCAAGCCTAACAGTAGATATGCCTATAGTATTTACAGGAGTAACTTTTGGTGGAGTAACTTCAAATTTTACATACTATGTGTTGACAATTATTGACGATACTAACATTCAAGTGTCTACTTTAATAGGCGGCGCAGTAGTATTATTAACAACAGTTTCACCTGGGTTAATGCAATTAAATTATCCTAATAACACCAGTTACCTGCAAGGTATTACTACAAATATGCAAGTAAATTTACCAATTTACTTTACAGGAAATCCGTTATCATCTATAGTTGCAGGAACTACTTATTTTATTAATGAGATTTATGACGGAACTAATTTTACGATCTCTCCCTCATTAATTACACTAACTGCAACCAATACTACAACAGTTAGCAATACAATAACAGTGAATGACACTACTGGGTTAAAGTCATTAACTCCAGTAATATTTACAGGAACTTCATTTGGAGGAGTGTTAGCTAATACCAAGTATTATATTAATCATGTAGTTGATGCAAGTAAAATTACTATCTCTGCATCTGTAACAACAACTACAATTACTTCTACAAAGATAACAAGTAATTTAATCACAGCAACATCTACAACAGGATTTATAATTGGAAACCCAATTGTATTTACAGGTACAACATTTGGAGGTATTGTCAATGATCAAACTTATTTTATATTGTATGTTGCAAACAGCACAAAGTTTACCGTAAGTAATACCTCAGTTGCATTGAATATTGCAGTATCTGAAACAACAGTATCTACAGATCCAACACGACCAAATGAACTTACTGTAGCATCGTCTAACAACCTAACGCCGCTAAATCCAATTGTATTTACAGGTACAACATTTGGAGGTATAACTGCAAACATAACATATTTTGTAAACAGAATTATTGATGCACAACATATAACTGTTTCACCTAGTATTATTAGTGCAACGGCAACAGAAACTGAAGCAGTTTCTAATCTTATTACAGTAAATGATACCACTGGCTTTGTTCCTAATAATCCTGTAATATTTTCAGGTGATACTTTTGGTGGTCTTGTATCTGGAACCGTGTATTATGTTTCGGCTGTAAACTCCATAACATCATTTACTGTTAGTACAGTTCCTTCAGGTTCGGCAGTTACATTAACTGATGGATTTGGTATTATAACAGTAAGAACTACTTCTGCAAATGTAACATTAACTTCAGCAACAGGTTCTTTTGCAGGTACTACCCGTTTAGGTGGAGCACCAGTATCTTTGACAACTGCAACAGGTAATTGTATTACTAGAACAACTGGTGCATCTGTAGCACTAACAACTGCAACTGGAACATTAACAGCTACTACTACATCTGCAAAAGAAGTATTGTCTAATGATTTTGGATCTATGAATGGTATTTTTGAAGTTCCGTTGATTGGAGGTGTTGTACGCGGAGACCATTATTATGTAAAATCAATTCTACCTGGATCAACAAACACATTTACTATTAGTGCAATTAGTCCAACTGGTACTACATTTAATTTGACAAATAATTCAGGGTCAATGCAAATGGTTGAAGAAGGATGGGATCATGTCAATCCAGGAACTGAGCTTGTTCCGGCATTCGATGCATCGACTATCTATAGTATTGAACCAAGAATTACATATAGTGCTCCACCGTTTTCTACAGGCGGCGCCACAATTATTTCTCAACCACCAGGTGCAGCATATGCAGACATTGCATACGGTAATGGTAGATACGCTGCTATTCCTAATACTGGTAATGTTTTAGTTAACTCAGTAAACGGATTAGATTGGGATCAAATTATTTTGCCTGCTTCTAGAGTATGGTCGAGTATTGCATACGGTAACAAGTATTGGGTAATTATATCTAGCAACAGCTCGGTAACTGGGTCAACAGTATTATATTCTAATAGCAATCTAGCAACTTGGAAATCAACTAGTTTACCAGCAGCGGGTACTATAGAGAGTCCCGTAACATGGAGTAAAGTAGTATACGGCAATGGAAGATTTATTGCCATTACTTCAAACAGCAATGTTACTGCATATAGTACAAACTACGGTGCTAACTGGACTAACGGCGGAGTATTAGCTGCCGCTTTATGGAGCGATATAGCCTACGGCGATAATAAATTTGTTGTAATTACTTCAAACGGAACAGCAGCAGCGTATAGCACAAATGGAATCTCATGGACTCCTACAGTTCTACCTACTAATACTACTTGGGCTAGTGTTTCATACGGCAATGGTAGATTTGTTGCGGTTGCATCAGCGCCTGGTAAAGCCGCTTACAGCTTAGACGGAATTAATTGGGTAAGTTCTTTATATGACATATTTGCAACTAACATTGCATACGGCAACGGAGTCTTTGTTGCAACAGGGCACGAACCTTCACCGTCATCTGCTCTAGCATATATTAGCGAAGACGGCAATCGCTGGACTACTAGAGATTCTCAACTTAATATGGGGCATGTAACGTTTGGATTAACTGACACGTATGACGGGTTGTTTGTTAGTGTAAAAGGACAAAGTTTTGCTAATATAATAGAAGCAGGCTCGGTAACTAAATCAAGGCCTGTTATTAATAGTGGAGTTATTATTGGTATTAACGAATGGGAACCAGGCGGCAATTACAGTACAGCTCCAACAGTTACAATCACAGATTCTAATGCAACACTAGTAGCATCAGTTCTTCCACTACTGGGTAACGGTGTATTAGCAAGCCCTACATTTATAAACAACGGTGTAGGTTATAATACCAATACAACTGTAATTAATATTACTGGACTAGGTTACGCAGATAGTTTTCAAATTGGTAGTAGTTTAATTATAATAGACTTGGATAGATTGCCGAGTTCTGGAGACAACTTAGCCATTGCAGATAATTCTACTATCTATAAGGTAACTAGTGCAGAATTATTAGACGGCACACTAGCACCAAATATTACAGCACGAGTAAATATTGATCCTCCTATGACTGTAGGATTGTCCCCTACTAACGGAAGACTTGTAAGTGTTCGTACAAAATATAGTCAGGTTCGATTGACAAATCACGATCTATTAAACATAGGCTTTGGTAACTTTGAGCAATCTAACTATCCAAGATTACCTGAAACAACTGTATTATCTCCGCAAAACGAAGCAATTGAAAGCAATTTTGGTCGAGTGTTTTACAGTTCAACAGATCAAGACGGTAACTTCCGTGTAGGTAAATTGTTTGCCGTAGAGCAAGCTACTGGTATTGTTACACTAAGTGCTAGTCAATTTGGATTAAGCGGACTAAGCGAGTTAAAACTTGGAGGTATTGCTGTTGGAGGCAACAGTGTTATTATTACACAATTTAGCACAGACAGTACATTCGTAGCAAATAGTAACAATATTATTGCAACACAAAAAGCAATTAAAGCATACTTAGGTGCAAGATTAAGTCAAGGTGGATCTAATACATTTACTGGCGAATTAACTGCTGGAACAGTCAAGGTTGGTGGTCCAGACAAAATTCAAAGTACTGTTTCTGAAGGCAATGACGGGTCTGTAGTTAATATGACAAGTTTAACAAATATTCGCGGTGTAGGTGACGGAGTCGATGCTGCGTACGGTGCATGGGACGGTGATGGTATGGCAATGTTCTTCTTCCAGAAGAGTTTTGCCTCAGGAACAGCAATATAATGATGTTCTTACAGAGAAAGGTAATAGAAAGTGTAAGATTTACACTTAGATAAATATAATGTAAAAGGATGAAAGCAAATGGCTGAATTTAAACTAGGTAGAATTAGATTTGTATGGAAAGGTCAATGGACTGTAGGAACGCCATATCTAATTGATGACGTCGTGAGTAACGGCGGAAAAAGTTATATTTGTGTTGTAAATCATACAGCATCTAGTTTATTCGATACAGACTTAGATTTTACACCAACAAAGTGGAATATTGTAGCTGACGGAACACAATGGAATGGTGACTGGGCTTCAGGAACATATTATAATCCAGGTGCCGTTGTTAAGTATGGTGCAGTAGTTTATATTTGTGCAACAGGACATACTTCAGCCACCTATATTGCCCCAACATATTTAGGTTTAGAAGACGACTTAGAAAAGTGGGAAGTATTTGCAACATCATTCGAATGGAAAAGCAACTGGGCAACTTCTACAAGATATAAGCTAAATGATTTTGTAGTATATGGCGGGACTACTTATGTTTGCACAGAAGGCCACGTTAGTGCTGCTACTGCAACACTAGGATTAGAGGATGATTCCGACAAGTGGGATATTTTTAATCAAGGTGTTACCTATCTTGGTGACTGGAATGATGCAAGTATACGCTATAAGGAAAATGACGTAGTTAAATACGGAGCAAATTTATGGATTTGCGTCGATTATCATACAAGTGAAGACCCGTTCGATGAAACAAAGTGGGATATATTTGTAAACGGTTTTGAATTTGAAAGCTCATGGAATAATAGTACAGAGTACCAACAAGGAGATGTTGTAACATATGGCGGTTATTCATATATTGCTAAAACAATTAACATTAATAAACAACCTACAAGTAATCTAGCAGACTGGAGTGTTTACACTACAGGATTTAGTTTTACAGGAGAGTGGGATGTTGCTACAAATTATAAAATTGGATCAGTTATTAGGTATGGTGCATACACTTACGTATCAAAAGTTGATAATCTAGGACAGACTCCAACCAACACTACCTATTGGGATTTATTAAACAACGGTTTTAGATGGACATCGACACCTGAGACATATCTAGCAGTAGCATCTGTTGGTGCAACTGGTTTAGGACAAGGTGCAAAATTTGATGTTACTCGTTCAAATACAGTATACACTGTAACAATTGCAAGTGGATTCCCAGGAACTGATTATGCAGTCGGTGATAAAGTTAAAATATTAGGATCACTAGTCGGTGGCACTACACAAGCTAATGATATTACACTTACAGTTACTGGCATTACTGGCGGCGGTTCTACAGGACCGTTATCAACATTTACATGGACTGGCGCAGCAATTTCTTGGGCAGTTGATGTTAGTTATTTGTTAGGCGACATTGTATCGTTTAGTGCTAATTCATACATATGTATTGACCCCCACCTTTCAAGTTTATTAAACAGACCTGACGCGGACACAGTTGGAGACTATTGGAATTTATTAACTGCTGGAGCAGAATATAACGTTCTATTAGAAACTGGTGATTTGGTATACTACGGTGCAAACGGTCCGACTAGACTACCAGTCGGTATTAACGGTCAAGTTTTGCGAAGCCAAGACGGATTCCCAATTTGGGCAAATTACGGTCTTATCAACAACTTAGTATACGTTGGACCACTAGGACGAGATGTAGCGTATCCAGCCGCTGGTGCAACAATCGATCAGCCATGGAAAACTGTAAAATTTGCAACAAAACAAATTGAGGAAGGATACTTATATCCTAATGCAAGAACACTGTTGGCAAAAAATAAACAGTTTATTATGAAAGAAATTACCAATTGGGTAATCTATACATATACAGTTGATATTACTGAGTCAACTGCTCTTACTGATGTGTTTACTTGTGCAAGCACTGCTAACCTAACAGCAAATATGCCAATTGAGTTCTCTGGAACACTTGGCGGAGTTACAGCAGGACAAAAATATTATGTAAAAACTGTTGTAAGCAGTACAACATTTACAATTTCAGAAGCATTAGGTGGAACATTAAAACAATTAACTGATGCTACAGGTTCAATGACCGGTACACTATCATACGATAGTGATTTCTGTGAACGTGATGTTGGATTAATTGTTGAAGCATTAAAACACGATATTGCACATGGAGGAAATAGTAAGATTACTCTTGCCGCCAAGGCATATTACACACCGGCAGGCAATGCATATATTAACAGTAATTTTGGAACACAAAAAATTCAAACTATTGCTGCATATAACTACTTAACTACTCTAGTAGTTAACGTTCTTAATAACGAGCCGTGGAGAAATTATCAAGCATTCAACGGTATTACTAATGGTATAACACAAGTTGTTGACGAATCATTACCTGTTGAAGCAGGAGTAACTACTACAGTTGGTGCACTGATGTCTATTATCACAACAGGTATCAATGTAGGTAATGCAACAGCAATCCCTGCACCAATTTATCCCAACACAACTATATCTGTCAAGACAGGTACTTTTGCAGAAGTGTTGCCAATGGTTATTTCTCCATTTACTGCGGTGGTAGGAGACGAATTAAGAAGTACCGTAATTCAACCAGCACTAGCAAACGACTTGCTAGTGAACGACAAACCAAAAGCTACATCAGCACTAACTCGTATTAGTAATATTGTTAGCGATGTAATTCAAAATGTTGAGATAACCCCAACATCTGGCAACACTGAAACACAACTATATGTTGGCGGATACGCAGGCAACAGTACAACTACTACCGCAGTTGGAACCAAGACTGCAATTGTTTCAGCTATCTTATCAGGTGGACTTGGATCTGTTCCAAGTACAGTCTTAATAGACCCAACAGGGTATGATGCTGGATTTGAAAATGCTCGTAGACTAATTGTTTTAAACAAGGCATTCTTACAAGCTGAAATCGCTGCATACATGACAGTGAACTATAACACATTATGGAACACTACACTAACTGCTCCACAACGTGCAGCATGGTCTACTGAAGTTGGTTATCTTGTTGATGCACTAGCATATGATTTAACTTATGGCGGAAACTTAGAGAGTATAGTTACTGCACGTTTATATTATCCTTCAGGAGTATTTGCTGCACACTTAGGTGTAAAAGCCGCAGCAATTGCAATCTACTCACGTTTAGTAGCAATTATAAACTTCATTGCTGTAGGTGATAATAGTCCTAGCAGCTGGACTAAGTCTGTAGGTAATGCACTTAACCAAGACGACTCTCTGCCACACGGTTCTGTAAATGCAGGAGTATTTGCAGAAGATAGGGTTCAAGAAATTTATACTTCAATTGATACAGAAGATCTTCCATTAACTGTTGAGCCTAGTATTACTTGGGTAACTGGTGGTCTAGTTGATGCTAAGAATGCAATTCAATCGTTAAAGGCAGGTATACAAGCGGGCGCCATTGAATATATTAACACAAATTATCCAACTTTAGTTTACGATACTGCCGCACATGCTATTGACGTTGGTTATCTAGTTGATGCAGTTGCGTATGATATAATGTTTGGTGCTAACTTCCGCTCTATTAGAGTAGGTATGTTGTATTTCAGAGGAACTGCAAGTACTGAATTAAGTGTATCCACAGATTTACCAGAATTACTAGATACTGTCACGTATGTTGACATTGCTATCAAACAAATTACCAACGGACAAGTAGGTTCAGTAGGTAGCGAACTAGCAGTATCAAGAGCCATAGCTAGTGCAGATGTAATTTATGATATTGTTGCTAGCGGATTAGGTGCAGTACCGTCATTAGTATTACCAGACCCAGTAGGTTATGATATTAATTATTCAAGAGCAAGAGCACAGATTGTACAAAATTATGCTTTTATTAAAGCTGAGATTGCAGCATTCTTAAATCTAAACTACAACGCAGTTTGGGTTAGCCTTGGAGCAACAGGACAAGCAGGATGTGCTAGAGATATTGGTTACATCTTAGACGGTGTACGTTATGATATTACCTATGGTGGCAATACACAATCATTAATTGTAGGCAGTGCTTACTATTCGAATTATGATTCAACTATTGATCTTGGTGAGATTGCAGCAACAGTTGCAGCCTACGCTAGAATTAAAACAATTATTGGACAAATTGCACAAGCACAGGCAGTGACAATTACTCCCGGTAATGCAGTTTCTCAAGTTGGTGTAGGTGTTAGTGGCGGCAACGCTGCATCTGCGACATTTGCACAAGATCGTGTACAAGATGTTATTGACTGGATCAATAATGGCGACGCTAATGCAACCATTGCACCTGATACTACATGGGCAACTTCGGCAATAGAAACAGCATTTGCTGCCTTGCAAGATAAGAAAACAGAAATTGTTGCAGATGTAACATGGTGGGTCTACAAGAACTATCAAGATGTAAACTTTAACGAAGAACTATGTGCTAGAGATACTGGCTATATGGTTGATGCAATAAGCTATGATGTAGCATTTGGCAGTAACTTTGCTGCTATTACAGCAGGTAGAGCACTACAACGTGCTACTGTTTCTGCTACGGTTGTTACAACAACTCAACGTCAAGCTGAACTAGGTGCTATTAATTTCTTAAAATACAAAGCTAAGACAGTGGCAGCTACAGGTGCAGTTGCACAGACTAAAGCTATTATATCTGATGTAATTGCAACTATTAATGGTGGATCAATTCCTCGACTACAGTGGAACAATCCTTCAACAATCACTAGTGCGTATGCTGCCGCAACAGTATTGCTAAGAGATAATAAGGCATTTATTCAAGCAGAAATCACCGCATGGATTGATGTACAAATTGGTTTAGGTACTAGTGGATTTGTTGGTTTAGAATTCAGCAGAGCAGCATGTGAACGAGATGTTGGCTTAATTGTTGAAGCACTGGTATATGACTTAACATACGGCTACGGTGTTGGTAACATTGGTAAAATTGCTACACTGATTGCAGGTAAAGCATATTATTCTGCATTAACTGGCGCCCTTGAAATTGACTCAGGTGACACAACTGCTACTGTTGCAGCTTACAATAGATTAAAATCTGTTGCACAAAGTGTAGTACAAGATAATGCAGTAACACCAAGTGCAGGCAACACAGTTTCTCAAGTAAGAGCAGCATCTGGACAAACAGTTGGGTCAGGTGCAACAGCTACCTCAGTCGGAACTTTAGTTGATGTTATTACTAATATAATCACAAACGGATTAACAACAGGTGTTCCTACTATAACAATTACCGCAGTAGCCGGAGGCACTACATTTACTAGCGGAACACATAATCTTGCAGTAGGAGATGTTGTTATTCCACAAGCGACAGGTAACGGTTTAGTTAGTGGAACAAGATATTATGTTGCATCTACTCCTTTAGGCACAACATTTACGTTGGCTGCATATCAAGGTGGCGCAGCAATTACTACATTTACTAACGGTACTGGTTTAACTATTCTTGCTGAAATCAACAATTTGCCAAGTACAAGTTGGGTTATTGCAGGTCTAGTAACACAAAGAAATAATCTACAAGCAACTAAAGCCACAATTAAAAATCAGATTACAGCGTATATTGAAACTAATTTTCCAACATTGTCATATGACTCAGCAACTTGCGAAAGAGACATTGGGCTAATTATTGATTACATTGCCTATGATATGATGTTTGACAGCAACTATCTAACAATAACATCAGCTAGAAGTTATTTTAGAGCACAGGCTGAACTAGTGTTAGGCGGGCAAAAAGAAGCAACAGTTGCATCGTTTAGATATCTTAAAACTCTATTGTTAACAGCAGTAGACGGTGATACTACTGCCACTCGTAGATTAAAAGTATTAATGGATATTATTATTGATACAATGGTTAACGGAACAGGATCAACTGCTGAAGTAGTAGGTACTGTTACTTACAAAAATGATGTAGGAATGTTTACTGGAGCAGAAGTTTTAAGATTAAATAAAAACTTCCTTGCAGAAGAAGCAACAGCATGGATTAAGCAAAACTTCAGCGGTACTGTAACTAGTGTAACTGCGTCATCTGACTTATACACTTCAAGTGCAGCACACAACTTAAAAGTTGGCGACCCCGTTGTATTCTCAGGAACAGCAATTGCCGGTAGCGGAATTACTGTTGGAACAACGTACTTTGTATTGACTACTCCAAGTGCTACTACTTTAACAATTACTAATGCGCAAAACGGCACAACTCCCGTTAATGTAACAGCTGACGGTACCGGCTCAATGATTGTTAGATACTCATTTGATGAAGTATTGTTTGCCAAAGATATAGAAGAATACATTGAAGGTATTGTATATGATTTAGGGTATACTGGAAATTACAAAACTTTACGTGTTGCTGAATTATATAATAACACAGTATCTGGATCACAAACAGCTAACATGTTCTATGTTAGTAACGGTACTGGTTTAAGAAACTGCACACTAGCGGGCTTAAGCGGAACATTAACCGAAAGTAACGACTTTGGAACTAAGCGTCCAACTGCTGGTGCTTACGTAGCTTTAAATCCAGGCTTTGGTCCTAACGACTCGAACGTATGGGTACAACAACGTTCACATTATTCTCAGAACGTTACTATGTTCGGCGTTGGCTGTTCTGGTGCCAAGATTGATGGCGCTATACATGCTGGCGGTAATCGCTCAATGGTTAAGAACGACTTTACAACTATTATCAGCGATGGTTTTGGTGTATGGTGTACAGGCGCTAACTCATTAACAGAACTTGTTTCAGTGTTTAACTACTATGGTTATGCGGGTTACATGGCAGAACTAGGCGGACGTATACGTGCTACTAACGGTAACAGCTCTTACGGTTCATTCGGTGTTATTGCTGAAGGTACTGATACATACGAGCAACCAATTTTTGCAGTAGTTGACAACGCAGGACAGCAGGCAGTTATTACTGAAACAGTCGTTAACAGTATTGCAGGAACTGTTTCACGCCTTGAATTCAGCAATGCAGGTACTAACTACACTAACGTAGATATTGGTGTTAGTGGTGACGGTATTAATGCAACTGCCATTGGGGATGAATTCCGTGACGGGGCTATCTTTGAAACAAGAATTATCGACTTAGATGACGGACAAGGTTTTGGCGGTACTAACTATATCAATGCAATTAACGCTGCTCAAAGTGGCGATACTGCAAGTATTACAATTGCCAACTCTGATGTTGCATTATCAACTGCGTACCCTTCAATGCGTATTCAAATTACAGGCGGCTCTGGTATTGGACAATATGCAAATATTTTAACATATAATAACGGTACTAAAGTTGCACAGGTTATTAAAGATAGTTTTACAGCATTAACTGTGACCACTACTACAATTACCAATAACTTGTTAACTGTAGCAAGCACAGCAACTATAACTCCTGGACAACAGATTTATCTAGGCGGAACTGCTAACGGAGTTACGGCAAATGTATTGTACTATGTAAGAACTGCTAACTTCTCAGCTACACAGTTCTCTGTAAGTCTAACAGGCGCAGCCGGTACAGCAGTAACTATTTCAGCGAACGGGGCAGTAAGTATTCCGTTGTATGCTGCTGGGTGGGATCATGTAATTCCAGGAACTACTATTGTTGCTGGTTTAGATTTAACATCTTCATATATTATTGAACCTAGAATTAGTTATACAGCTCCAGGTTATACTGCTACATCACGTACTATCCCAAGTGCTGCTTACAAAGCTGTTGCATATGGTACAGGTAGATATGTTGCAGTAGGATCAAGTGGAACAACTACTGCATACAGCTTAAATGGAAAAGCATGGACAGCAGGCGGTGCACTTGGTGCTAGTGCATCATGGACTGACATAGTGTTTGGTGGTGGACAAGGTGCAGTAGCCACTGCTCAAGTAGGTGGCTTAGGTGGCGCTGGCGCAGTGTTATCTGTAACAATGGGCGCCGTTAACAGTGTTGGAGATCCTGGTATAGATCAAGTAGTATCAGTCCAAATTGTCGATGGTGGTTATAACTATACAACACCACCGTCAATTATATTTACAGGTACTGGTCTAGGTGCTGCTGCTACGTGTACTGTACTGAATGGAAAAATTGATTCTGTAACTATTGTTACTAACGGCTCAGGATATACTGTTGCACCAACAGCAACAGCAGTATCGTCTAGAATTACCAAAATGGATATTAGCACATGGGGTCGTGGCTATACTGCTGCTCCAAGCGTGTCTCTAACTGCACCGTTTACAGCAACAGCTTGGACGTCAGGCGGCGCTGCTACAGCAGGCACATACTATTCGTATGTAAACACAGTTGGTTTAGATAATATTACAAATTTCTATCTTGCTGGTGCAAGCGGAACCTTTAGTGCAGCCGCCCCAACATTCCAAACTGGAACTGGTGCAAGCGGAATATATGGTGTTGCATTAACTTATGTAGGAACACAGGCTAGAGGTACAGCAGTTTTAAGCAATACTGGTGTAAGCAGTATTACTATTAACGATCCAGGATTTGGTTATACAACAACGCCAACAATTACCATTATTGATCCTTTGGCCAAGTTTGTTGCTATTGCAACCGGATCAACAACTAGTTCTTACTTACCAGCTAGCTCAGCAGTTGGCGCAGCCTGGATTGCAGGCGGCGCACTACCAACTAGTACTATGGTTAGCCTAGCCTACGGCAATGGCTTCTACGTTACAGTTGGTGGAACATCAAGCGCATCATCGAGTACTACAGGAACAAGTTGGGTACCAAGAACATTACCTACACTAGGAGCAGGCACTTATTCATCTGTAGCCTACGGTAACGGATATTTTGTTGCAATCAGTACTGGCAGCAATGCAACAGCAGTCAGTTCTAGTGGCACAACATGGGCAGCAGGCGGCAATTTACCTTCTAGTACAACATGGACAAGTGTTGCCTACGGTAACGGACGTTTTGTTGCTATTGCAAACGGACCAAGTAGAACAGTTGCCTACAGCATAAACAACGGTACAACATGGGCAGCAGCAAGTCCAGGACTACCGTCAAGCCAAGCATGGAGCAAAATTAGCTATGCTCAAGGATTATTTGTAGCAGTTGCTACAGGTAGTACAGTGTGTGCAACCAGCCAAGATGGTATCAATTGGGTAGAAAGAACAATGCCTGGCGCATCTTCTAATTGGAGTGGACTAGCATTTGGTAACACTAGCAGCAATCCGTTGTGGGTAGCAGTAACTACAACTTCAGGAACAGTGGCAGCTTCTCTAAATACTGGAGCAAGAGCACTGGCTCGTATGAGAGTAGTTAACGGTACAATTTTCGAAGTTAGAATGGTTGAACCGGGTAGTGCATATCCAAAAGGAACTGTGACTGCTACTACGGCTACTACTAACATTATCAGTGTTGATAACACAGAAAATCTAGTGGCTAATCAACCAGTTATCTTCTCAAGTTGCGACACTGGCGGGCTAGTAACTGAAAAACTATATTACGTGATTGGTGCTAGTATTGTAACTAATACCAGCTTTCAAGTCAGCCTTGTTGCTGGCAGCGGAACTCCAGTTGTGCTAGTAACTACTACGGGACTAACTGGCAAGTATAGAGCAGGTGCAATAACTACACAATTTGATCCTAACAAGGTTGTTACAGCAGCATTGAATCCAAGAGCAGGTGACGGCGCCCTAGCTAATCCAAGTTTTAGCAGTAGAGGTACTGCGTACACTGTTGGTACAACAGTTGCTAACGGTGATGGCTCTGCTAACTTATATCAACCAAGTACATTTATTGCAGTCAGAAACTTATATGCAGTTCCTCAAGCAGGATCAAACGTGGTGTTTGGATCAATTCCAGGTGTATGGTATAAGCTAGTAGCTGTTACTAATGTGCTCGGTGATCCAGGTGACTATACCGGTACATTCCAGATTAGTCCTGCAATCAGTGTGCTACAAGCACCTATTGACGGAGACAGTATAACTACTACAATCAAGTACAGTCAAGTTCGTTTAACTGGACACGATTTCTTGTATATAGGTACTGGTAATCAAGCAGACACTAACTACCCATTTGTTAATCCAGCAAACGCTGATATTAACAAGCAAACAGTTGCTAGTGGTGGCGGACGAGTGTTCTTTACATCAACTGACCAAGACGGTAACTTTAACGTTGGCGGATTGTTTGGAGTACAACAGTCAACTGGTACTGCTACACTAAACGCTGATGCGTTTAACTTGTCAGGATTGCAGAGCTTGCAGTTAGGATCGTTAAATATTGGTACAGGAAGTGCAATTATTAATCAGTTTAGTACAGACCCGTTCTTTACTGCTGATAGCGATAACATTGTTCCTACACAAAGGGCAATTAAAGCATATATTACAGCACAAATTGGTGGCGGTCAGAGCTCATTAAACGTAAATACACTAACGGCAGGTGTTGTGTATATTGCGAATAACTCAATCTCAACTACATCAGGCGGACAGTTAAATATAAAGTCAAAGATGAATTTCACAGGTGGTATTGACGGGGCACCCGTTGCACTTGGATTCTTCTTCCAAAGATAATTCGGAGAAATAAAAATGGCATCAGGAAGATTAGGAAACGTAGCAATTTTAGCGGTACAAAGTCCGCCACAAACAGTGTATACTACTCCAACAGGATTTTACACAGTATGTAATGTGACTATTGTCAATAGAAATACCACTGCTGTGAGAATTCGATTGGCAATGGCGTCGGCAGGCACACCAACTGTGCAGGAGTGGATAGAATACGATACAATTATCATCCCAAACGGTGTATTTGAGCGTACTGGACTTGTACTACAAGCCGGACTAAATATAGTAGTATATTCGGACACAGCCAACTTAGGTTGCACAGTGTACGGAATTGAAACTTCAACAACCTAATTAGTAGAGATAACAGATGGCACGTTTTAATAGTAAACAATCGATTATATCAGTAACCGGCACAACTACGTTAACCTACGTTCTTGACGGGGCAGCAATAGTGATGACAGGAAGTTCTGGTTATGCGTTAACCTTAGCAGGTCCTGCCGCGTTTTCAGGCACAACACAAACTATCTGGAACAACACTGCCAGCGGCGATGTTACTATAACTACCGCATCCGGCCAATTTGTCGGATACGGAGCAAGTGCTTCATTATCAATAACACTGCCGTTGAATAATGTTATTAGAATAATTTCAGACGGTACAAATTATTTTATTGCTAAAAGTTCATATGTTGACGACATACAGACATTAAAAACTACCTTTAACTTGGCTAACGCAACTGCTACTACTATTAACTTTGGTGGCGCAGCAACTTCTGTTCGTATTGGTGCAAGCACTGGTACTTCAGTTGTTAAAAATCAATTGATTGTTGTAGGAAGACAAACAAACATAACTGCTACAAGAGCATCGGGCGATTACACGTATGACGGTACTGGCAAGATAACTAATTTTGTATTTGGTAACAAAACAACCAGTGCTATTACCTATGACGGACTGGGTAGAATTAGCGGATTTACAGAAACAATCGTAGACGCAAATGGTAGTGGTACATATACTGTAACAAGAACTGTTACATATACTGCTCGTAATGATCCTATCATAGCTTAATGAATAAAGAGGAAGATAAATGGATGTCTTAACAAATAATCGAATACAAGTTGCAAACTGTAATATTGCAGGACTAACAACGTGTATAGGAAATACAAATACATGTGTAGGTAACGTACTTACATGTGTACAAGGTACTAACACCAGTCTTAGTAATACTAACACCTGTGTTGGTAACGTGCTAGGTTGCGTACAAAGTGCTAACAGTAATATTGGCGGATTGCAAACATGTATTCAAAATACCAACACTTGCAATAGTAATCAGCAAACATGTTTAACTAACATTTGGACCTGCGCCAACTCTCTGTGCGCATGTTTAGCAGGTAAATCAACAGGTACACTAGGCTACGAACTAATTTCTGGTTGCTCTGGTAACTATGGTTGTATGTGTGTTGCAAGGCCAGGCAAATTCCAGCACTATGTAATTATGGGATCAGCATGTTGCTGGACACATTATTGCTCGCACATGACTATTGGATTTTACGGAGCCTGCAGTCAAGGCTGTTCAGCTAATAACGCAGGTAGTTGGTGCTGTAATCAGTGCTCATGCGGTATTATTTACAATTCAAAATGTAACAACGGTTCATATCAATACGGTTGTGCAGGAAACTTAGCATGGATTTTTGGATGTACTGGCGGATGTTATACTGCCTGTTCAGGCTGTAACTTTACATGGGTTATGGAAGTGATGCCTAATAATATTTGTGCATATGATAGAGCATTTAGATACCACATGAAAAGATCACAAGGCGGCGGGAACTATATGTGCTGTACTGGTATTGAAAATGCAGGACATTCACAGAACTGTTGCGGTGCTGACCCAACTTGTATGCAATACATATGCTTCTCTAACCCAAGTGCTGTATGTTCTTTGGGATGTGCAAATATTGCTATATTTGGTGTACATCGTCTTGCTTGTTAATTAATATCGGAAATTAAAATGGATAAATCAGAATTTTATAAACTTTGGCACACTAGGCAAGAAGGTGCCGTGCTTAACGAGTACGGGTTCCCTCCAGTGTTATGGCTAGCACAACCAATAACAACTGAAGAACAATGGACTGATTTTCTCAATCTAGAAATGGAGCCAGTAGAGTTTGCAAAGTTAGATAAAGATGCTGCTGACATGCTTGGAATACCGTTTGTTCTTCCTCACGTGTTAGTAAGAAAATATCCTGAACCAACAGATCAACTTGACGGGATTTACAAAGCATTATTAGCAATTAAAGAATCTGGAATTGATATAGGCACAGCTGGAACTGAATATTTAGATAGCATAACTGCTGTTAAAACGTCAGTTCCTAAAACTTATGCACTTCCAGAGGCACCAGATCCTACTATGGGGGTTGAAACTGAAGTACTTCCAGAAGAGACTTTACCAGAATTTCCACCGGACTATGAGCCACCAGCATAATATCACAATTATATTAGACTAATTTGTACCCACATAAATAGAAGCAAGAACTATTATGTGGGTACTTTATGAATAAACCAACCAAAAAAGCATTTGTTATAAACGGAGGAGTCGGCCGCGTTCTTTGCGCTATTCCTGCATTAGAACACTATGCAAAGCTAAACAATAATGAATTAATTGTTGTAGCAGAAGCCTGGTCAGAGTTATTTCTATCAAGTAAAATTTTAAGAGACAAAGTTTATCTATTAACTGATAAAAATCTTTTTAATATTTTAAAAGATTACGAAATTATTTCTCCCGAACCGTATCGACTTAACGCATACTTTACTCAGAAAGTAAATTTAATACAAGCATTTGACATGCTAATTAATTACGATACTCCTCCTGAAAAAATTCCTGAAACTAAAAAATTCGATTTAGACATTGGAAAGTCAGATCAAATATTCGGATATACTTCAGTAGAAGAAGTAAAGAAATTATACAAAAAAGACAAAGTTATTGTATTTCAGCCTTTTGGTAGCGGAATAAAACAAAATGGATCATTTCTATATGATGAAACTGGCAGGTCATTTGAGCCAAATGACGTTTACCAAATAATTAAAGAATTATCTAAAAATTATGCTATAATAATGTTTAGTAATTTTAATCCCTTTCCTGAAGGAGAACTTCCAGTAGTTGTACCTACTACTGTAAATCTTTTGCAATGGATGGGAGTTGTTAATGCAGCAGACTATTTTCTAGGTTGTGACTCAGTGGGACAACATTATGCCAATGCGCTAAACAAACCATCAACTGTTGTTATTGGATCTACTTATCCAGAGAATATTTCATATCCAGATAATTCAAGATTTAAAATATTTGATCTAGGTAAAGATAGACGAAAGTATTCTCCTCTTAGAATAACTAATGATTTTGCAGTAGAACGCAATAATGAATCTTTAATGGTTTTAGATAAAGATCAGTTAAAATCAATTATTAAAAGTATTCAACATGTACTAGGTACAAAAAATAATTTTGTAGCAACACCGGAAACTAACATATCTATACCTAATAATGCCTGCTGCCCGCCAAATACTCCAGAGTTCATGAAACCATCATTGCCAGCAACACCGGCACCATTAATAACAAATAATACACTAACTGAAATAAAAAAATAAAGGAAGTACAATGAATCAAACAAAAACAGGTTATATTTTAGGTATTTCTCGAGGACACAATGCTGGTGTTTGTCTTTTGAAAGACGGCGAAATAGTGTTCAGTATCGAGGAAGAAAGACTTAGTAGATTTAAGTATGACGGAAGTCCTCTAGCTAGTATGAGGAAAGTTTTAGATTATACTGATAAAATTGACTACTTAGTAGTTGCACATACTCAGCCACTTAAAGGATGTCCGCAAATTGAATATTCAGGCGACGATATGTATACCGGCATGGCAAGAAAGTTAGGATTAATCGACAGAAAAGAAAATATTTGGAATCATCCTCAAGTAATTGATGTAAGTAATCAACATCATAAAATTCATGCAGCTTGTGCATTTTATAATTCAGGATTTAAAAATGCAGTTGCAGTAGTAGTTGACGGCGCTGGCTCTGAATTTACATATAAAGGTAAAGAAAAAGAACACGCTTTATGGGAAGTAGAATCAATTTTTAACTGTTCTTACGATACTGGAATAACTACAAAATTTAAACATTTCGGTTGTAGAGACCCTATTCCAAATTCATATAGCACTACTATGAATTTTGAGTATTTTGATGAGCCTGAGTCTCAATTTGAATGCATTATTACTGACCATGCAGGCATAGTAAAATGTTATGAAGCAGTTACAGAATATTGCGGATTCGATGCTATCGAAGCAGGAAAGACTATGGGATTATTCCCTTACGGTAAACCAATCGATAACTTGCCTCCCTTGTTTCAGCAAGATATGAAATTTCCAATTTCTAATAGAAACATTGTTATTCCTACATATCCAAATAGTGCAATACTCAACTCTGCAATGTACGGAGCTTTAGAACAATGGTTTTCTGAAGGAGTTGATCCTACTACACTAGATAATAGAAGAGATGCTGCATATTGGGTTCAAACTCAAACTCAACAAGCAGTTCTTAATTTTATTATTAAAGCTGCTACACAGACTGGAAATAACAACGTTGTTCTTAGTGGAGGTTACGGTTTAAATTGTGTTGCTAACTATTTTTATCTTACTAAATTAAATGAATTAGGTATTAATTTATATGTTGAACCCGTATCAAATGATAGCGGAACCGCAGTTGGAGCAGCATTATTCTGGTACTATATTTCATCGGGTGATACTGCTCTTAGAAATAAAGCTAATACATTATATCTTGGACCTCATTATAATTACACCGCAGAATATATTACAAATGCAGCAGCAAAAGTTGAAGCTGAGATTACAGATTGCACAGAAGACGATATTGTAGATTTATTATCTCGCAAACACATTGTAGCCATGTTTCAAGGTCGCAGTGAAAATGGTCCTCGTGCATTAGGAAATCGTTCAATTTTATTCGATCCAAGATATAAAGACGGAAAGGCATATGTAAATCGTGTTAAAAATAGAGAATATTTTAGACCTTTTGCAGGTAGCATTTTAGCAGAACATGCACACGAATGGTTTGATTTGCGAGGTATGGAAGATAGTCCGCATATGATGTATGCTGTAAACTGTCAAGAAGGTGTAGCTGAAAAAATACCATCAGTTATTCATGAAGACGGAACTTGCAGAATTCAAACAGTAACAAAAGAGAATAACGAAAATTTTTATGCGCTAATTAATGCTTTCTACAAAAAAACTGGCATGCCAATTTTGTTTAATACAAGTTTCAACTTAGGCGGAGAACCTTTAGTAGAAACTCTTGAAGATGCATTATGGACTCTAGAAAATTCGTTAATTGAATACTTATACTTGCCTGAATGCAAAAAACTTATTATATTAAAAAATGGCTAATATAAAGCAATTTGTTTGTCTTGGCGGTTTGCCTAGGACAGGATCCACTTTACTTTCTGCGATTCTTTCGCAAAATCCTGAGATACATGCAGAGGGCAATTCTGCTGTTTGTCAAATAATGTCCGATATATTGGTTACTTGCGAAACTCTTGCAAAAGAACAACTCACGGCAAATAATAGAGAACATACTAAAATAGATTTAATTAAAGAAATTCCTAACATCTATTATAAAGATGTAACTGCTTCTGTTATTGTTGACAAGTGTAGATCTTGGCCAACTAAGGATAATCAACTTTTATATAGACAACTCACTGCAAATCCTAAAACAATAATATTAACAAGACCTCTAGAAGAAATTGTTAAATCATTTATAAATCTATTTGAAGAAAACGGATACACTGGCAATCTTGAAAAACGTTTTTCAGAGATATGGTCCGCAGCTATTACACATGCAATCGAAGGTATTAAATGGGCTAAACAGAATAATACTGGAGAGTTTTTGTTTGTGTCGTACGATGAACTAACAACTGATACAGAAGCAACTATTAAAAAAATATATTCGTTTTGCGAATGGAAGAGTTTTAATCATAACTTTAATTCTATAGTAAACATGCATCCGGAAAATGACGATGTATATCAATTAAAAGGCATGCATGACATTAGAAGTAGTGTATCAAAAAGAAAATTAACTACACAACTATCTCCTGCAATGTTAAAACAATGCAGAGCATTAGACATTTAAATTAAATCAATAATTTCAAATACTGTTTGTAATTTAGTCTTAATAGTCTTATTAGAAAAACTTACTCTTAGTCCTTGATGTAAAGGTTTAGGAGGATTTTCAATCGTTGCCCAAGCCCATCCAATATGCTCTTCACTTAATATTGGAACAAATTCATTATCTACTAGGCATAGATATGTATGAAAATTAAATCCAGCATCATTACTAACAAACGTTTCGATAGGAATTGTTTTTAAGATAGTAAAATTACTACCAACTTCTTCAGCAATTTCTCTCTGTAGTCCTTGCCAAGGATTTTCACCTTCGTTGTTAGTGCCTCCAACAAGCCCCCATGTACCGGAATGCTTGCCTTCTGCTTTTTGTAACAATAAAAATCTGCGAGTATTTTTGGCGTAAATTAATGCACCACTGCATACTATCTTGTCAGTTATAGAGCTATTCTCCATTGTCCTTTCTTATACTCGCCTTCAAATGTTTTTGCCCACTCAACTCCGTTCCATCTATATTGAGTCTCAGTATAGAAATTTGTTTGATGAACTAAAGTCTCTGTATTTTCTTGTGCTGAAAATACTGTTATCCAATTGTCTCCGTCCCACTCAATAATATCATTTACTTCTGCAACAGTATCAGTACCGTCACTGTTCTTCCATGCATCAGGACCGTCGTAGTTTAGATTTAATTCATATGTGACTTCATCATCTGTTTGTATTTCTATATTTGAAACAATTACAAATTCTTTATCAGCACTTTGACCACCAACTCTAAACGTACTAATACTACCTTGCGGACTATTTACACCAGTAACAGTTATGATGCAATCGTTTGTGACATTTATTCCGCCTAGCTTGTTACCTCTAACTCTAATTCTGTCACCTTCTGCGTATCCTGTTCCTGCACTATTCCCAATAACGGCAGAATACATACCAGTTGACAATAATTGTGTAACATTAAAAGTTGCACCACTACCGCTTCCTGAAATAGTTGTACTTATAGTATTATAAAAAACAGGATTAGCCAAAGGCGATGACACTACTTCTACCCCATTAACTAATAATTTATGATCGTTAACTTTTTTATGTAGTATATTAGTATAAACATAATAAGATTTAGCAGCAGCAATAAATGTATCTCTAATGGTGCCACCTATACTATCAACAATTAAATATCTAACGCCAGTTTCAATTAGTTGATCTGTCCTTTCTTTATTAGGACGTTTAGGGTTGAAAGAAGTCGGGTCAACGATAGCGTCAAAGTAGCCCCATCGTCCTTCTATCCTAGCAGGTCCTTCTATAAGTGTATTAGAAGGAAATGTATCACTATCCCATGATGTAACTAACAGTGTAAAATCGGTTGGATGAACACTAATAGTACCAACTACTTCGGTGCCATCAGGCTGTCTTAGAAAGATTTTACTTAACCCTGAAGTTATTTTGCCCGGAAACTGACGTAGTGCCATGTCCCAAGATAACCAAGTACCGGGACTAACTTCGTTGCTACGCATACGAATAATATTAGATTCTACAACAATGTCAAAATTACCTATTGTAACTCTAGTTTCAAATAATGCTCCGACTGGGTCAACTTGTCCAGTTGCAGTATCAACTCCTAGTCCTTCGATATAGTCTTGGACAGCATCGCTTTTACCGCCATATATGTTATTAACAATGCTAGTAACAATACCTAATTTCTTAACTTTAACTGGCGGGCTTAGCCATACTGGAGTTTTTAAAGTTAATGTAGCAATATCAATTGCACTGTTTGTTCCTACAGGAACACTTCGTGAACTAAACACTACATCGCCTAATTCAACAACGCTTAAACTAGTCCAGTCAATGTAATTATCTGTAGTTTGTATTTCTAAACTTGGGTTAAACAATGTTAGTAGTTGTTCAAGTATTTGTAATTTTTGATCAGTACTTGTACTCCATATGTCAACTTTAAGACTAAGATCAAACGGAGTTGGCATTAAACGCTCAACAGTATATTGACCGCCTTGTGTATATTCATATGCACCAGTTTCTTCATTAATTGCACGTTCTCGTATGTGTAACTTACCTACATAAGTAGAGTCACCCATCCTGTCTCTGGCTAGATCTAAATCGCTAACATATACCGCAATACGAGGAGCACTAGCTACAGCATTTTCGCTGTTTTGATTAATGATACTGGCAGCTTGTCTATCTTGATCTCCATACATAACAGGAACACGAACTAAGGTTCCGTCACTATACTTGACTACAAAGTTAGATACTAGTCTAACTACCTGTGTAATATATCGTCTTAATTGGCCGTCATAAAAATGTTGCATTAGAAATCTGCCTTAGGTCTAAGAGCTTTACTGATACTCTGTCTTTCTGATTCTCGCTTATTGTATAATGTAACAGTCCATTGTCCAGGCAACGGTAATTTAACTCCATCAGGTAAAGTAATTCTAATAAAATTAGTTGTATTACCTACTACATTATACGATGTGATTATATTTTCATTCTCACTAACAACATAATCAAACTCTATAACAGACTGTTCAATTACAACATACAACGCTGTGTTGTACAAATCATAATCTATTAATGTATTGATAGTGTTACCTGTATTAGGCTGATTATCAATAAACGTCTGCCCAAATGTAACAACATCATCAGCAACTGACATAGTGTAAGTATATTTTTTATTGTTAATAAATCCAAGTCTGTGAGTTTTTCTACTATCAGTGTTAGTCATAGTATGACGTACAGCATCTTCTATCTTAATCCAACGTTGCCCGTCATATCTAAACAGTCTATTTGGCATCATATCGTTGCGCAAAAAGTAGTCATCAGCTTGTGCTCCTGCAGGGAAAGCAATACCAAACCCAAAATCTGCACCATTCGGTGGAACACCATCTCCGATCAAATATCCTGCATATCCAGCACGTTTAGGTTTTGCTGCCATTGCATCTGCACTAAGAGTAGTAGTGCTTGCATCTGGCGGAGTTGATGAATCATCTGCTGTATATAACTTAGGTTGTCCTTTTTCATCAACTGCTAATGTATATAAATGTCTAGTTTCATATCCACTGTTCGGAGCATCTGCCTCAGCTTGTGCAATAATTGCATCATTAATTTGTAAATTTTTACTATTAGTACTGAGAATATCTTGTAGACTCTGACCACCATATGCACTAAAGAAACTAGAATTTGGAGGCGGAGTGTTGACAGGCGTGCTAGCTGTAACAGTATACAATGTACCTTGATAGCGAACAATTTGTCCTGTAGTATATGTTTGTGTAGGATCATAATCTCCTACAAAGTTAGCATTGGTGTCTACTGGTTTAGTTAGAATATCAGCAAACTGTTGACTATCAACTATCTTTTTAAGTTTTAATCTGTATAAATGCGGATACCAAGTTTTACTAAATCCTTCAGCAGCACGACCTATATCATCAATTACAAAATAACGAGGCATCGCAACGTCAAACTCATTAAGTGCAAATTCGTCACGTAGATGAGGTAGTTCTAATACGTCTCCGCTTAGTGGTTTACGCCCTACTGTACTAACAAAATCATTAATATGCACAGTCATAAAAACTGTATCTTGATCAATAAACAATCCAAACTGACTTAAATTAAAATCAATATCTTGTACATTATAAATGCCACGTAGTGTAAAGATAGAACTATCATATTTTCTATCACGATTTTCTAAAAATAGCAAGTCTTGTATGTTTGTTTCTTTAACTGCATCATACATAGGTTGATCTGCTGTAGATTCTCCTTCGAGTGGATTTTTAGGTCCTAAGTATTTGTGCAAGTATATATCAGTACCGCCCACCTGAAACATTTCAGATATGTTGCGATCTAGGAACTTGTAATCGTTGCCCTTTTCGGGTTTGTAAAGTGATAAACGTGGCATAGTAGTATATTTAGCGCATAAATAATACGGGAGATACAAATGTCAGACAATCCACAAGCAGTTAAACAACAAGTTTTTGATTATTGCCGCACTATGCTAGGTGACGGTATGATTGACGTTGAACTCGATCCAATTCACTATGAAACAGCACTGGACAAGGCTCTAGTACGTTTTAGACAACGAAGCCCTAATGCAGTAGAAGAAAGCTACATGTTTTTAGAATTAAAAAAGGATCAAAATGATTACATATTGCCTAGAGAAGTTATTAATGTGCAATCAGTATTTCGTAGAACTTTGGGATCAAGAACTGGTGGAGGAACTGGTACAAACTTTGAACCTTTCAATCTTGCGTACACTAATACGTATTTGTTAAACAGCACCATGCTGGGCGGCATAGCTACCTACTATATGTTTGCCAGTTATCAAGAAATGATTGGTAAAATTTTTGGTAGTTTTATTGAATTTCAATGGATTCCTACAAGCCGCATACTAAGAATATTACAACGTCCATTTAGTGAAGGCGAAACACTATTACTACGCTGCCAGAACTTTAGACCAGATTACACAATTATTGAAGACATTTATGCTAAACAGTGGATACGTGACTATAGTCTAGCTAACTGTAAAATTATGTTAGGTGAAGCCCGTAGCAAGTTTGCTAGTATTGCTGGCCCGCAAGGTGGCGGCAGTCTAAATGGTGGGGATCTAAAGAGTGACGGTAAAGCAGATTTAGAAAAGTTAGATAAAGAATTAGAAACACTTGTTAGTGGTGGTACAGGTTATACATTTATCATAGGTTAAAGATGAAAGTTTACGATATTATTACAGAAGTTCGACAGCCCAAGCCAACTAAAAGACAAGCACAGTCTACTAAGGGCATGGATATCTACGGTGATAAAGAAAGATCCGACAGCACCTATGTAGCGTTTAAGCTAGGGCAAGCTATGGCCTGTACAGACGGCAAATCAAAACCAGATATGGATGGGAAAAGCTGGTATGGTAAAAAGAAAACTATCCATCCTTATACTAAAGAAGAACACGACATGTTTGTTCAAGCTGCTAAAGTAGTAGGCGCAGATTACGAAGATTTAAATCACGGTGACATGCGTAGTTTAGAACTAGACACTACTAATAAAACAAGTCCAGTAGCTAAACCAAAGCGCAACAAATACGGTATATAAATTTTTAACTAGTTAGGAGAAGTACTATATAATAGTAAATCTCTACACTGGATATGAAAAATAAAATATCAACTCTATACATTACCGGCGACAGTTTTAGTCAAATAATTCCCGACGATGTAAACGACCAACTTTGGCCGATACAGTTAGCTAGGGTTATCAATGCTAAACTACAAAACACTAGTTGTTACGGAGTTTCACAAGACTGGAATTGGTCTATTTTAGAAGAATGGTCAGATAAAATAACTTCAGACGATCAGCTAATTGTAGTACTCACTGATCCGGGAAGATTTTGGTTCATTGAAGATAAACCTGAACTTTCAAATTCATGGATAGTAGAATCAGAATTTGAAAAATTAATAGGTAATAGTGAAATCAAAAAAGCAATCGAGTATTATATCCAATATATACAGCGACCTAAGATAGATTGTAGATTTTTAATGCATCGATTAGGCTGGCTTAATAATCTTGTAAGAATAAACAATTGGAAGAAGCCGTTAATACTACTAGCATTTGATCAATTCGTACCAAATCCTCAGCACTATCCTGATCTAACAATTGTGCCCGGCAATTTAATGCATGTTTCCCATGCTGAAACAGATATCAATGATCCCATTGATTATAAATTTGTTGACACCCGACATAATCATTTTACATTATCTAACCATACTATTTTAGCTACTAAAATAGGAAAGTTTCTAACAACTGGCGAAGAGATTGACTTAAAATCAGGTTTTATCAAAAACGTGTATACGCAGACAGCAATTAATAATCCTGACTTTGTCAAGAATGAGTTGTCATTGGCAAATTTTGAAAGATATAAATTATACAAGTCAACACAGCCTGGAGACCATATTTCAATTATGAATCGCATTCGTGCTATGCAAAGAAAATAATCAATCGGCAAAAAAATTTATTGACAATTATATCTAATTATAGTACATTATACTATTACATGGGGGCAATATGATTATAGGTGTATGCGGGTTTATTGGTTCTGGCAAAGATACTGTTGCTGACTATCTTACAAATTTTCACGGATTTAGACGAGAATCATTTGCCAATAGTTTGAAAGATGCAGTAGCACATGTATTTGGTTGGGACAGAACAATGCTCGAAGGGCGTACAAAACAGGCCCGTGAATGGCGTGAACAAGTAGATCCTTGGTGGGCAGACCGACTCGGCATTCCAACTCTTACTCCTCGTTGGGTCTTACAATATTGGGGAACAGAAGTGTGCCGTCGAGCATTTCACGATGACATTTGGATTGCCAGCCTTGAAAATAAACTCCGAAACAGCCGAGACGACATTGTTATTAGTGACTGTCGCTTCCCTAACGAAATTAAATCAATTAAAGATGCAGGTGGCATTGTAGTACGTGTAGTTCGAGGACCTGAGCCAGACTGGTATCAAGATGCTATAGATATGAATGCAGGTGACCGTTGTATAACTTATATGACTGCTAAAGTACGTATGCAAAAATTGGGAATACATGCTAGTGAAACTGCATGGGTTGGAACTAAGTTTGACTTAGTTCTAGATAACAATGCCACTATTGATGACTTGTTTGCACAAGTTAAAAGTCTGGTTTTAGAGACCCCTGCTTCCATTGAAAACCCTCCTTATGGAGAGTCCTTTGGCAGTTTGCACACACTGTCTTAAGATTTGCAGGACGGGAGTTATTTAGATTCCCGTCTACGTGGAACACATTAAACTGTTCCTTATACTTGCTTTTATAGCCACACTTATCGCATTCTGACTTCATGCGATATCCATCTTGATACCACTTGGGCATACCTTTGCCTATTCCCCCATATCGAGCGCACACTTCGCATTTAGAGCGATAGAATACTCTACCTTCTTTACGATAGTTAATAGCAGCTGGTCTTAGCCCGCATCCGCATAGTGGTCTTATCATAGTGTATTTAGCTGCCCTTTTCGACGCCTTTTTGGTGGGTTATAACAAGCCAATTTTTGTTTTTATCAATAAATACTAGTAGAACAAAAACCTTAGGAGATTCCAAAGATGGCATTAAGTTCACCAGGCGTAGAAGTCAAAGTAATTGACGAATCATTTTATACACCAGCAGCACCAGGTACAGTACCTTTAATTATTGTAGCTTCTGCTGAAAATAAAGCAAACAGCGGAGCTACCGGAACCGCCCCGGGTACACTTAAAGCTAACGCTGGAGAAGTTTATCTTCTAACAAGTCAGAGAGATCTCGGAGACACATTTGGTGATCCAATCTTCAAAACTGATGCAAGCAATAATCCAGTTCATGCCGGTGAGCAAAACGAATACGGTCTACAAGCCGCATACAGTTTACTAGGTGTTAGCAATCGTGCATTTGTTGTACGTGCTGACTTAGATCTAGCACAATTAGATGCCCAAGCAACTGAACCAGATGCAACACCTGCAAATGGTACGCACTGGTTAGATACACAAATTACAGCATTTGGTATCTTTGAATGGAATGGAGCAAGTGCTATTACTAGAGGTGGACAAAAGTTTACTAATAAAATTCCACGTGTAATTACAGATCCAACTCAAGTAGTTGACACAGATTATGGTCTAGCACCATTATCTTCAATTGGTTCAATCGGTGATTATGCCGTTGTTATGACTGATGCAGACTCAAATACTCCAGCACTAACAACATCAGTTCCAGGTACAGTATGGTATAAGAGCCGCGGTGTAGCTCCTGGTCAAACTCCAGGACAGTGGGTTAAAGTGGGAACTGATGAATGGTTTAAAGCATGGCCAACTATTACTGGTTCTGCTGTAAATCCTACAGCAACAGCAGGTAATACATTAACAATTACTGCTGACGGTGTTACTAGTGCAGGCATCGCATTTGGTGCATCTTTACAAGAATTAGTTGATAACATTAACGATGTCATGGACGGAACTGGCATTACTGCTGCTCGTGTTAACGGTAAACTAGAAATTTACTGCGACGGAACAGTTGGTGGAGATCCGACAGACAGTGCAACTAGTAATGCAATTACTATTGCAGCCGGAACAACTGCTGCAGAAACTGCTCCTCTAGTTGGAGCATCGGCTTCAGTTAGTGCGTTAGGTATTAAAACAGGAACATACTATGCTCCAAGATTGCAAATTACTCCGCACACACAACCACCACAATACAAGAGTACTGCTGCTGGACCTCGTCCAACAGGTAGTATATGGTTAAAAACAACTGAGCCTAATCTAGGTGCTCGTTTCCGTGTTAAGCGTTGGAACGAAACTACCCTAGCATGGGAAACAGTTAATTCTCCTGTTTATCTAACTGGCCAGGAAGCAATTTATAATCTTGATAAATCCGGTGGCGGCAAGAACTTAGCAGTTGGCCAACTATATGTTCAGGCTAATTACACTGAACAAAACGGTACAGATGATACTCCAAGAATTGCAGAATGGAAAGTTTGGAGACGAAGCGGAACTAGTGCAATGACACAGATTAGATCAGTAGCTAATCCAGCAGGTGTTGGAACTGGTACTGTTTCTAGAACAATTAAAATTGCAGAAAGCGTATTAGATAGTACAGTACTTGGTGACTACGATGGCGATGGCACTTACAGCAACAAGACTGTTACATGGACTACTACAGGCACACAAGGTGATGCAGCAGCTTTAGCTACTGCAATTAACGCAGCAAATTTTAGTAATATCGAAGCATCTGTTGATAGCCAATTCCGAATTACTATTAGTCATCGTTTAGGTGGCGAATTTAGAATTATTAACGGTTCTGCAAAAGGCGATGTTGCTAATCCTTTAACCTTATACGGATTTGCTGCATACAACTACGAACCGGGCGCCTCGAATGCAGGCGCTACTGAATATTTGCAAAATGCACCAAGTGGCGATTTAGTTCATGACTTAATTGCTAGTAACTGGGTGCCGTTAGTTTATTCTGCAAGCAATGATGCTCCAAGTCGTATCCCAGCAGAAGGTAGACTATGGTATAGTTCAGTAATCGACGAAGTCGATCTTATGGTACATGATGGCGATAACTGGGTAGGTTATCAAAACTTTGATGAGTATACTGGTACAGATCCAGAAGGTCCAATTGTTAGTGCAACTGCTCCAGAAACACAAAGTGATGGTACAGCATTAGTTACAGGTGACTTATGGGTTAGCACAGCTGACATAGAGAACTTCCCACAAATTTACAAGTTCAATTTTGATCTAGAAAATGTACCTATTGCAAAAAGATGGATTTTATTAGACACAACAGATCAAACATCTGAAGATGGTGTTTTATTTGCTGATGCACGATATAACACTAGTGGTATAAACAGCTACGAAGCTGGTTCTATTGTATCATTATTGACTAGCGATTACCTAGACCCAGACGCTCCGGACCCAGCATTATATCCACGTGGTATGTTGCTATGGAACCTACGTCGAAGCGGGTTCAATGTAAAAGAATTCAAACGTGACTATATTGACACAGCTGAAGACAACGTTCGTTATGACCCATCAAATACTGGTGGCGAGTCGCAAGCCGATTACTGGCCACACCGTTGGGTGACTGCATCTGGCAATCAAGCCGATGGCTCAGGTAGTTTTGGTCGTAAGTCACAACGTGCAGTAGTTGTTAAAGCTCTACAGGCTACAGCTAATAGCAATCAACAAATCCGTGACGAAGACGGACGTATTTTTAACTTGATCGCTTGCCCAGGATATCCTGAACTAATTGGCGAAATGGTTAACTTAAACTATGATCGTGGATTAACAGCGTTTGTAGTTGGTGATACTCCAGCTCGTCTAACTCCAGATGCAACTTCATTGCTTGCATGGGGTAATAACGCAGACGGTGCATTAGAAGACAACGATATTGGCGCAGCTAGTTTCGATGAATATATGGCTATGTTCTATCCATGGGGCTTCACAAGTGATAACGCTGGCAATAACATTGCAGTTCCTCCAAGTCACATGATTTTAAGAACTATTGCTCTAAGCGACCAAGTTAGCTATCCATGGTTTGCGCCAGCTGGTGTACGTCGTGGTGGTATTACTAACGCAACAGCAGTTGGTTATATCAGTTCAGAAGGTGAATTCAAGTCAGTTGCATTGAACAACGGACAACGTGATACACTATATGAAACAAAAGTTAACCCGATCACATTCTTTACTGGAACAGGATTAGTTAACTACGGACAAAAGACACGTGCTCGCGCAGCCAGTGCTTTAGATCGTATTAACGTAGCACGTTTAGTAATTTACTTACGTAGACAACTAAGCATCCTAGCTAAGCCATACATTTTTGAACCTAATGATAAAATCACTAGAGACGAAGTTAAAGGCGCAGTCGAAAGTCTGTTGTTAGAGCTAGTCGGACAACGTGCTCTATATGACTATTTGGTAGTTTGTGATGAAAGTAACAATACTCCAAACAGAATCGATAGAAACGAGCTATGGATTGACATTGCAATTGAACCAGTCAAAGCAGTTGAATTTATCTACATTCCACTACGTTTGAAGAATACTGGCGAAATCGCAGGTCTATAATATAAAGGAAGAATAACATGGCAATCGCAACATTATCAAGATTTACAGTGCCCCTAGCTAGCGATCAATCTGCTAGCACACAAGGCATGTTGATGCCAAAGTTGAAATATCGCTTTAGAGTGATGTTTGAAAACTTTGGTGTATCAACACCGACTACAGAACTTACTAAACAGGTCATTACTGCTGTTAAGCCAAACGTACAGTTTGCAAACCAAGTAATTGAAATTTACAACAGTAAAATCAACTATGCTGGTAAGCACACATGGCAACCGATGGCAATCAGTTTACGTGATGACGTAACCGGTCAAGTTAGTAAACTAGTAGGCGAACAGATGCAAAAGCAGTTTGACTTCTTTGAACAAGCATCAGCAGCTAGTGCAGTTGACTATAAGTTTACATTACGTATTGAAGTACTTGACGGCGGCAACGGCGCAAGCACACCAAACGTTTTAGAAACATGGGAATGCTACGGATGCTACATTGTAACTGCTAACTACCAGAACTTGAGTTATGCTGAACAAGGTCCAATGCAAATTGACTTGTCAATTCAGCCAGATAACTGTTTACAAATTCCGACTGGTGCAGGTATTGGTGCTACTGTAGCACGTACTACTGGCACAAACGCAACAGGCGGCGGTGTTTAAATAACTTCAAGAAAAGCAGCTTAGGCTGCTTTTTTTGTGATTTTTATTATCTACCCAGTTAATAGGGATGGATAAATATTACTATGCCAAGTTACGCTAATAGACAATTCATCAGTTCAGGTCCTGCATTACGCGACTTTCAACATGCCGCACGAGCATTTGTTGACGGCGATTTTGCACTAGCTCCGAGGCTAAAGTTTCAACACCATGTTGTATTCAGTACACTTGGAGGTTCAAATGCTCAACTAAGTTTGTTAGCAAAAACTGCTGACACTCCTAAGTTTGCAGTAACAACTGAAACTGCTAATCAGTATAATAAAAAAAATGTCATTATGACCGGTATTACATACAGTCCTATAACATTTAAATTGTATGATGACAACTCAGGCGTTGCTAGAAAATTGTGGGAAAGTTACTATGCTTACACATTTGGCGACCACGGTGCAGCAAAAGCAGGGTTGTATGGAAAAAGTTTAGGACCTAATTTTACTAGTTATGGTTTAGAAAATCAACCTATAGTACCGTTTTTAAATTACATTAAAGTGCATACCTTTGCAAAACGCAGTTGGTCCGGTTATACATTAATTAATCCAGTTATTACTGCATGGTCAAGTGATAACTTTGATTGGACAAGTTCATCACCTGCAGAGCACACGTTAACGGTGGCGTATGATGCTGTAACATTTGACGGTGGCAGCGCAGGTGCTGGCAGTCCTCCTAACTTTGGTAACCAGGGATATGACTCAACACCTAGTCCTTTGCGTACAGCAGGTGGAGGCTCATCACCTGTTTCTGGAGTTCCTAACGGACAAAAGAACGGTGCAGCACAAGTGTTTGGTACTGAGACTAGAAAAACTGACCCGTCATCTACCTTTAAAACATTACCAGCTAATAACGCATCAATTAATACATACAACAATGTAGTAGGATTAACACCTCAAGGTTCCGCAAATTCTACAAAAAACATTGTGCTTGGAGCGGCAATAGGAGCGGCAATAGGAGCGGCTGTCGGCGCAGCAATAGGAGCAGCAGCCGGCAACGGCGCATTTAATAATACATCATTTCCATTAAGCGATAGAGATAATAAAACATCTGCTACTGCAAGACGAGTAGTAAATAAGGCATAAAATGGCAGTTGAACAAACAAGTAATTTACCTAAACGTACTTCAGCAGATAGTAGTGATGAAGTTAGAAATTTCTTTGACAAATATTTCTTACATCAAATTACATTTCCAACAAATCAAATTGATGCAATTGTTGGATTCTTTTTAAAAAGAGGATTTGACGACAGTGCTGCTCGAAGCACATCAATTGTATTGTTAAATCAATCTAGATTAGAAAATGTAAATCCTTTTGAATTGCTTGACACATTAAAAGGGTTAAGCGAAGCGCAATTAAGTAAGGTAGTAACAGAAGTACTTAACGTTTATAGAGACAGGCGATCTGCTCTAGGATATAAATTAACTAGTGTTGAAGAAACTGTTGAGAGTCGAAATATTATACAGTAATGGCTCGCTTTGCACAAGGAAAATACACACTAGTTAACCCAGACAAGTATGTAGGAAACAAAACTCCAACATATCGTAGCTCTTGGGAATGGCACTTTATGCGATTCTGTGACTCAGATGCTCGCATACTAAAGTGGGCTAGTGAAGCAATTAAAATACCCTATAAAGATCCATTCACTGGTAAAGGAACAGTATATGTTCCTGATTTTTTTATACAATATGCAGATGCTCAGGGCAAAATGCAAGTTGAATTAATAGAAGTTAAACCACAAAATCAAACACTACAAGAAAAAGTTGGCAAGAATCGCAACAACCAACTTCAATATGCAAAGAATCAAATAAAATGGCGAGCAGCCTACGAGTGGTGTTCTAGGCAAGGTATTAAATTTAGAATACTAACTGAGCAAGAGTTATTTCATCAAGGCAAAAAAAGATAAGTAGTATTATGAAAAATCTTGAAGAAATCTTAAACTTGCCTGAAAGCAAAAAGACTATTAAAAAAGCAGAAAAACAAAAAGCTGATGAAGTAGCCCAGCCGTTTCTTCGTGACATGTCAGAGTTTGACAAAATTGCCGCTAGTTTACCTGCGGTAAAAGGTTTAGGCGACGCAGCTGATGCAGAGTTTGATGCACTGGCACAACGAGCTACAGATGCCTATGACGACCTTATGGATCTAGGCATGAATGTAGAAGCACGTTACAGTGGGCGTATTTTTGAGGTAGCGGGCGGCATGCTAAAAAATGCAATTGATGCCAAAGCTGCCAAAATTGACAAAAAACTCAAGATGATTGAGTTACAACTTAAGAAACAAAAATTAGATCAAGATGCCGGACAAGATGACGGCGGAATTGATGTTACAGGATCCGGTGTTATTGTATCTGATCGTAATAGCTTAATTGAAAAACTTAAGAATATGAAATAAATATAATATCAGGATCTTACCTATGAAATCGTTTATTGAATACTTAACAGAAAGTAAAGAAGAGAAGAAATACTCTTTTAAAATTAAAATCGCCGGCGACCTTCCAGAGAACTGCGAAGATGTTATGGAAACCGCCTTGCAAAAATATCAAATAGCTAAGTTTGCAAAAACTAAGACTACTCCTATACAAGCTAAGTTGCGTGACTTTCCTACTATGGAAAACGCACAAGTAACTGTATTTGATGTCGATCTAGAATACCCTACTACTAGTCAAGTATTAGTAAATTATATGGCAGAACAAACTGGCCTTACTGCTGATCGTATTCGAGTTCGTAGTCCTTTAGAAGAAGCAGAGTCTGAATTAAATTTAGAACATGCCGACGAGAAAGATGCTAAAGCTATGTTAACACAAGACTATGCTAAAGAAAATAATCAAGGTATTGTAGGCGATAAAGGTGTTAGTAATTTCTTAAAAGAACTTGCCAAAGCACGTAAAGATACAGAACCTACACAGTACAAAGGTGTGAATGATGCTATCCTAGCAAAGAAAGCCCCTAAAGAAAAATCACAAGAACAAGCTAAACCTGTTGCCGGCAAAAGTCCAATTGGTTCTGCTAAAGGAAAAACAAAATGAACTTTAATGAACTATTCCAGAAAATGAGAGAGTTGGATGCACCGGTTAGTGAAGAACTAAAAGGCGGCCAAAAAGAACTAGATACTGACAAAGATGGCGACATCGAAGCTGATGATCTAAAAGACTTACGTGATAAAAAAGTTGATGAAGAACTCGTTGATGAGTGTGGTATGGGATCAATGTCAGGAATGAGTCAAGGGCAACAAGACAATGTTAATATGAGTATTAACATGAACGGTAGTGGCGCTGGCGGCATCCGTGACTTGATGAATATACTACGAGATCTTGAAGATGGTAGCAACGATCCAGATAGCGGAGAATTAGGTGACTTAATTGGAGCTATGGGAGATGAACCACGAGGTAAGGTTGCAGTAATTGATAATGATATGGAAATGCCTGTTGGCGAGTTTGCTAACAGCCCAGATGAAATGTATGCAGACGTTAGTGATGTAACTCCCACAGGAAATGACTTGCACAGTAAGGGTGCTGAAGCTGAAAAAGTAAATGGCGGCGGCAATCCAATGGGAGTTGACGAAGAACTAATGAGCAGATTGACTAGTATGTATGAGTCAATCAAAAATAGATAACCAGTGCAGTACTAGGGTGATTAAGACCCTACTCAAAGCGACCCATAGGGTCGCTTTTTTATTGTAAATAGTATTATGGCAAGTAAATCATTAGATGGCGTTTTAACTAAAAAAGCTCACACAAGAGAAACATTCACTGAGTCCCATATTCAGGACTTGATTGCGTGTTCTAATCCTGAGGACGGTTATCATTATTTTTGTAAAAATTATTTTTACATACAACATCCTGTTAAAGGTAAAATGTTATTCCAACCATTTGATTTCCAAACTAGACTGTTAGATGCATATCATAATCATCGATTTAATGTAAACATGCTACCACGTCAGATGGGCAAGACTACCTGTGCTGCTGGCTATCTACTCTGGTTTGCAATGTTTCATCCAGACCAGACTATTCTTATTTCAGCGCATAAATTTACTGGCTCGCAAGAAATTATGCAGCGTATTCGATACGCATATGAACTATGTCCTGATCATATTCGTTCTGGAGTAGTAAACTATAACAAGGGCTCTATTGAGTTTGATAATGGATCACGTATTGTCTCTACAACTACTACTGGCAACACAGGTCGTGGTATGTCTATTTCCTTACTATACTGTGACGAGTTTGCTTTTGTACCTCCAAACATCGCAGATGAATTTTGGACTTCAATTTCCCCGACACTAGCAACTGGTGGACGAGCAATTCTAACATCAACACCTAACAGTGACGAAGATACATTTGCTATCATATGGAAAGAAGCTAACAAGAAGTTTGACGAGTTTGGTAACGAACAAGAGATAGGCGTTAACGGATTCTTTCCTTTTACTTGCTCATGGAGTGAACACCCAGATCGTGACGATGCTTGGGCAACAACTGAGCGTGGACGTATTGGCGAAGAACGATTCCGCCGTGAATATAACTGCGAATTCTTAGTCTACGATGAAACACTGATTAACAGTATTCACCTAGCTGGAATGGAAGGCGCCAAACCTCTGATGCAGATGGGACAAACACGTTGGTATAAAGAACCAAGCAAAGATAATATCTATGCAGTTAGTTTAGATCCAAGCCTAGGAACAGGGGGAAACTCTGCAGGTATACAAGTGTTTGAGTTACCTAGTTTTACTCAGGTAGCAGAGTGGCATCATAATTTAACACCTATACAGGGACAAATTAGAATCTTAAAAGAAATACTAAATTATATTAAAGATACGATCGGCGAAGACAGTGTTAGTAATATATACTGGTCAATTGAAAATAACAATATTGGCGAAGCAGGGTTAGTCTGCATTAGAGATATCGGTGAAGATCAATTTCCTGGACTGTTTGTAAGCGAGCCAATGCGTAAAGGGCACGTTCGTAAATTCCGTAAAGGATTTAATACCACACACAAAACAAAAATATCTGCTGCTGCTCGTTTAAAATATCTAATAGAATCTAATAAAATGAAGATTAACAGCAAGCCTTTAATAACTGAGCTTAAGGCATTTATTGCATCAGGCGTTACATTTAAGGCTAAAGTAGGAGAAGAAGACGATTTAGTAAGTGCATTGTTATTAATTGTACGTATGAGCCAAGTGCTAGCAGACTGGGATTCTAGAGTATTTGAATCCTTCAGCAGTAATGATGGATACGACGAAGACGATTTTGACTTGCCAATGCCTATATTTGTTTCGTCTAGTTTATGATAAATATCAATATGGACAAAAACCTCAACCCTATTGCCGCTGAATTATTTGGGAAAATTCGCACACAATTTCCTAAGATTCAACTTGGTGATGCTAACAGTGCAGTTACTGATCGCCCTGAAGACGCACGTTTCTTTGAATTTGACTTTGTTAAAAAAGGAGCCAGTCTTGGTACAGTTTCAGTAGACATATCTGAAGATGACGGAATGGTTGTGATTTATAGCAATGAAATTACAGACGGGCAACCTGCCGGTGTAGCAAAACAGTGGTTTAATTTTCTAAGAGAATTACGAGAATTTGCCAAACAAAACATGATGAAGTTCTCTATTAGAGATACTACAAAAAGCAATTTAGATAAAAGAGATTATCAACACTTAGCCAATAAACACGGAGAAGCGGCAATGAATGAAAGTAAATTATGGGGAACTAACAAGACAAGTTTCCAAAATATAGGTGAAGCTAAACTAATTGTTAGACACAATCAGCCTGTTAATCTTGACCTTGCCGCAGGACGTACTATGCACATCGAAAGCATTTATGTTGAAAGTGCAGAGGGTGAAAGATTTAAGTATCCATTTAAACATTTAAACGGTGCTCGTGCATTAGCTAATCACGTATCACATGGTGGTAATAGTTATGATCCTATTGGACAACATATTATTGGCCTAAGTGAAGAAATGAACAAGCTACGTATGTTCAAAGGTTATGTAAGTCGTAATCCAGTTGTTAGTGAAGCAATGGGTGCAATTAACAATAAAGTGTTTGAACGTATTGATCAAGTTAAAAAAGAAATTCATCAATTACAAAGCCCTAACTATTACGCATCATTTGCAGAATCTTTTGCCAGTGTAGAAGAACAGATGATCCCAGAAGATGTAGTTAATGATTGGATTGATCGCTTAACTATCCGTAGTTTTAATGAAGAACTAAAAAATGTATTCCCATACATTTATAAACTAGTTGGAGAAGAAGTTGATGTTATTAAAGAATTATCTGCAGATGATTTGCTAGCCGAAAATCCTAATGATTCAACACCACACGTTCCAAAAGACTACCAAACAAGAGAGCCTTTAAAGAAAGGTCCAGATGGTAAGTGGCGCAATAGCAAAGGCGAAGAGCGCGATAGTATGCACGGTGGCCCACTCAGACCAGACGGTAGTGCAACAATGCGTAGCATGACTTCACGCAAAGAAGAATCTTTAGAAGATGCATATGAATCTTTCTTAAACAATCTAGTCAGTGAAGAAAGCGATCTGTTTAACAACGACGAAACATCAAGTGTGGCGCTACAAAAACTAAATGCACTAATGGGACAAGAGTTCCCAGGCGGCGCTGACGGTACTAATGCTATTCAAAGTCTTGCTGGAATTATTGACGATGAAGAATTAAACAACGCATTAAAAGTTGTTGCTAATTTAGATCCAGAAAGCGATCTACGTGACATTGTTAAACAATATCTCGAAAAGAAAGATGAAGAAAATGGAACTGACATTGCTACAAAGGTAAACTTTGGAGAACCAAGTGCTACACCTGCTCCAGCTGAACCGGTGGCAGCAGCTCCTGCTCCAGAAGCTCCTCCAGCTGAACCGGTGGCACCTGCTCCTGCTGCTCCGGTAGCTGAAGAAAAAGAAGATCCTCCGTTTGACGGTCCTTACAAAAAGCCAGGCGACAACAAAGACCAGTTTGGAAACACTGTTAAGAATCCTGCTCGTCATGCCGCTAAGAAAGGTATGGCAGCAGCCATTGCTAAAGCCAAGAAAGCTGGTGCTACTGCTGAGACTATGGTTAACTTTGGGTCCGGCGAAATGTCATTAGGTGAAGCAATTACTAAAGCCGGAATGGATGTTGAAGAATTTTTTGAAAGTAGCGGTAAGCAAAACGAAGTAGTTGAGTTTGTTAAATCAATGTATGATGAGACAACTGGTAATTTTCCTAAAGGTGAAACTGGAGTATTGCTAGCAGTTGAAAAACAATTTGGCGAAGATGCTGCTCACATAGCACATAAAGTTATCAGCGAATTGTCACACGTTTATGAGTCAAATCGTCTGCGTCAGTTAGCCGGTTTGGAAGAAGGGTATTACGATCTTAACAGTGACTTACCCGGAATGGAACCAATTGACTTTTCATCTAAACCCAGTTTCAAAGAGTTGATTACTCGTTATACACAACTTGTTTATCAAGGTCACGCTAGCGAAACAAGTCCTGAAGAAGATCGAGAATACGACGAGATCGAGCAGTACGTTGCAAAACGCTTCGGCGAAAAAGGTTCTGCACATTTACAAAAAGCTGGCGAAGTCAGTTATTGGGGTAGAGATGACAAGCCGTTTGGTCGTGACTCTCGTAGCAGCAACCTAGGTCGTCCAAATCAACCTAGCGGAGATTTCCGTACAACCAAGGCAGGCAAGATGCATGGTCAAGATGCTAAGATGATGAAAAATAAAGTTGCTGATAGATTAGGTCGTCATCCCGAACCTAACTTGCCAGAATCTTCAGAATTGGCTGCAATGTTAAGAATTGCCGGTTTAAGATGATTGGTAAAAATAAATCATAATTAAGCAAGATTTCTCTTGCAATGATAAATAAAAGTGCGTACAATACAATGTATGCACTTTTTTACTTTACAATGGTGTAAAGTAGATATAGGCAAAACTAGCAGAAATGCAAAACAAACTTAGGCTAACAATAGGAGATAATCATGGCATCATTAGCTGAAACGGAAATCCTGACAATACATTTTTCTGGGTCGAGAGGGCAATGATTAAACTGCCATTCGCCGGAGTAAAGGGTTCTACTGACAGTAAGCCAGTGACCGTTAATGTCCCTTGTATGGAAATGTACAACGACGGCACAGCCTGCCCAATCTTGTCCGAAGTACGTGGTTGGTTCAAAGATCCAGCATTAGAAGATATGGGTCGTAAGTACTGGAAGAAACGTAGTTACATCTTCCAAGGATATGTTGTTGAAGATGGTTTGAAAGAAGAAAATCGTCCAGAAAATGCAATCCGTAGATTCATCATCGGACCACAGATCTTCCAATTAATCCGTGGCGCATTGCTCGATCCAGAAATGGACGACTTGCCAACTGACGCAGTAAACGGCGTTGACTTTAAGTTGATCAAGACTTCAAAAGGTGGTTATGCTGACTACTCTACATCAAAGTGGAGCCGTCGTACACGCCCACTAGACAGTGCAGAGGTTGCTAATTTAGAACAACACGGCTTGTTCAAACTAAGCGATTATTTGCCTAAGAAGCCAACTGATGTTGAGTTGAAAGTTATCAAAGAGATGTTTGAGGCATCAGTTGACGGCGAGCCATACGACATGGATCGTTGGGGTCAATACTTCAAACCAGCAGGCATGGGCCAGGCAACTGGTGATCCTAACTCTGCTCCTAAGGCAACTCCTGTTGCTCGTACTGCACCAGTGGCAGCACCTGCCGCAGAAGATGCAGCTCCTTGGGAAGAAGAAGTTGCTACAGCTGAGAAATCATTCTCAGCACCTAAGCAAGAAACAGCACCAGCTGCCGCAGGCGGTGGTCGTGCAGAAGACATTCTTGCTATGATTCGCAATCGTAACAAGCAGTAAGTAATACGCTACGGGCCTCTACAATTTAATTGTATGCCCGTGCCGTGTCACCTAACAGCACTATGCAAACACCATTTTCTTTAAATCGACCAATTATCTATCCGTTGTTTTCAACGCCGATATACTATGTGCCCGATACAAAAATTCAAATAGATAGTACCTTGTTGAACAGGTTGCTAGATAGAACAGAATTTCCGGATTTTGTAGAAACTGCTGGATTAAGTAAAAATCAATTTATATTAGATAATCCAGATTTTAAAGATATTCGTAAACTCTGCGAATTACACTTACAAGAGTACACAACACAAGTATGTGGTCTCGATAATGAATTTTACATTACTAATTCATGGTTGAGTCGTAATGACCCAAATATAGATCACCCGCCTCATGCACATATAAACAGTATTTTTAGTGGGTGTCTGTATCTTAAAAGTTCGCAAAACAGCGAACTATCTTTTGGATCATTAGATCAATTAAGTAAAACGTGGCCATTAGCATTTAATAGAAAACGAACTAACATATATAATGCCACTAGTTGGTCAGTGCCAGTAGATACTGGTGCAATAGTAATATGGCCTAGCAATGTGTTTCATAGTAGCAATCCGAATCCGTTAAAAGACACTAGAGTAGTAATGTGCTTCAATACATTTATACAAGGTGATCTAACTGATCCCAAAAAATACGTAACTAATTTGGTATTAAAATAATAGGAGATTAATATGTCTAAAAAATTAAACAAACTTACAAAAGTAAATGAATCATTTACAATTAATCGTTATGACAACGGCTTCATGATCGAAGTTAGTGGTCGTGATAAAGATAACGAATGGAAAAACTGCAAAGTAATGTGCAGTACAGAAGCTGAACTATTTGAAGTAGTCAAAGAAGCGTTAGCAATGGAAATGGATAGTTAATCATGGCAACAAAAGCATTTGACTTATCGAAATTCCGTAAAACCCTAACCAAGAGCATTGATGGTTTAGGTGTTGGCTTTAATGATCCTACAGATTGGATCTCAACAGGCAACTATGCTCTAAACTATTTGATTAGTTCAGATTTTAACAAAGGTGTGCCACTTGGTAAAGTGACAGTCCTTGCAGGTGAATCAGGTGCTGGCAAGAGCTACATCTGTTCAGGCAACCTTATCAAAGCCGCTCAACAACAAGGCATTTATGTAGTGTTAGTTGACAGCGAAAACGCTCTTGATGAGAAATGGCTTCATGCACTTGGCGTAGATACAAGTGAACAAAAGCTATTAAAACTTAACATGGCTATGATTGACGACGTGGCAAAAACCATTAGTGAATTCATGAAAGAGTATAAAACAATGGATGAAGCAACTCGTCCTAAAGTATTGTTTGTAATTGACTCATTGGGTATGTTGTTAACTCCTACTGACGTTAATCAGTTCGAAGCAGGTGAAATGAAAGGTGACATGGGTCGTAAGCCTAAGGCACTTACAAGTCTTGTTCGTAACTGTGTAAACATGTTTGGTAGTTATAATGTTGGATTAGTTTGTACTAATCACACATACGCAAGCCAGGATATGTTTGATCCAGATGACAAAATCTCAGGCGGTCAAGGCTTTATCTATGCGTCTAGCATTGTTATTGCTATGCGTAAATTGAAATTAAAAACTGATGCTGATGGTAATAAAACTACAACTGTCAACGGTATCCGTGCAGCCTGTAAGATTATGAAAACACGCTATGCTAAGCCGTTTGAATCTGTTCAAGTTGAGATTCCGTATGCAACAGGTATGAGTCCTTATAGCGGCTTAACAGACCTGTGTGAGGCAAAAGGTTTTCTTACAAAAGATGGCAACAGACTTAAATACGTTTCTACAGATGGTACAGAGATTAAAATGTATCGTAAGGAATGGGAACGTAATGAAGAAGGATGCCTTGACAAAGTTATGTCAGAGTTTAATGATGTTCGCTCAGTTCCTACAGTACAACTTGCCATTGATGAAGAAACTGGAGAAATTATAGAATGAACGAAAATCATATTGGTGATATTTGGATGTTGTTTAAAGAGTACGTTGATAAAAAAGTACTTGATGTATTAGCAGAAAGATACGTTGATTTGTTAGCAGATCACGGTGTCAGCGATAAGGTTATGGCCGGCGCCTCTGGTGTTGACGATGACCTTGACAATGCTATTGACTTTTATCTAGATGAAACAAGTGACGAAGAAGAACTCGACGAAGAAGATTTAGATTCTTATGAAGATGATGAATAATCTATGACTTGGTATACAAAAGTTTCAAAAGACATCTCGTATATTCCCGATGCCGTGGCGCACTATGAGCTTGAATTACAGGCAGCAAAGACAGATGCTCGCATAGCGGGGAACATTGAAAAAGCCGCTGCCAGGATGCCTGGCATTGTGGAAGAACGATTTGGTCAGCTACAAGAAATTGAAGCAATTTTGGAATATTTGAATATTGAGTTACGTCGACTTAAGAGTCAACACTTCAGAAAATATTTAGAAAACTATCAAAGGGCTTTATCTTCGAGAGACTGTGAAAAGTTTGTTGAAGGTGAGTCTGATGTAGTAGATTTTGAAAAAATTATCAACGAATTTGCCTTGCTACGTAACAAGTGGCTTGGCATTACTAAAGCTCTTGACCAGAAACAATGGCAAATAACAAATATTGTTAAGTTGCGAGTTGCTGGTATGGAAGACGCTACCCTATAAATCAATAACACCAAAATTTAGGTATTTTTCTGTAAACTCTTGACTTTCTGTCAACAGTAGTATACAATTTACTTATGATAACAACTGACTCATTGCTCATAGAGCTGTTCCAACAAGGAATCGAAAGACTGGAAATTACTATCCCAACTAGAGATAAGAAAATTTTAATCAGCCTTTCAAAACAAATTATATCGGGTCACTTTTTAACCGAAAATCAGGCAAAATTGCTGGGGAAAATTCTCAAAGAAAATTCCAAGCATTTGCCTCAGTTGACTGAAGAGCATCGTGCTGTAGTTGAGTTTCCAACATGGAGCCAACCTTTTAGAGTCATCGAACAGCTGAGAAAAATATTCATTGTCAAAGACAATGATAGTCGAATAATTGTCGAATTTACCTATAATAAGCGACTGCGACAGGTCATTGCAGACCTTAATAAATCCATTGAAGGTCAGATGCTATCAATTAATGGGAAGCAGTACAGCATCCCACTAACTGAACAGAATGTACATACCGTAGTCAATACCTTCAAATCACAAGGCTTTGACATTGACCCAATTTTGATGAGATTTTATGAAGAAATTTTAGAAATTTTGTTAGGTACTGCTGACCAGTTTGAAATATTCAAAATTACAAATGACAAGATGTTGTCGTTAATAAAGAAAGATGTAACAGACATCGATGAAAATAATTTAAAACTTCTTAATGATCGAAGTCATCGATTTCAATACTCGATTTATCCTAAAAATTCAGAAATTTCACTGTCAAATTCACTAGCAAACAGGCCTGGCACAAAGGTCTGGATTGACAGCAACACTACTCCTATTACAGATATTATTCAGGCACTACAGACATTAAATCGACTTCCAGTACTATTAGTATTTAATGGCCACGACTCAAAGGAATCATTGCAAAATCTGAAAAAATTAGCAGGTGCTTTAGAAAATAACAACATTAAGACTAGTGCCGGAATTTACTTTAGATTTGACAATGTCACAGACAATAACAAAGAATTTAATCAACTCATCTCTCATCTAGGATATAACACACCCCTAGATGACACAATTTTAGTAGCAGGAATTGCTAACAATAAATTGCCAAAATTCATGTTAAAAAATGGATGGTATCCTAGCAGTGTTATTAGTTTTTCAAATAATTTTAAAAGTAATAAAACCAGTGTCTATTGCGATGCAGTTGATTTGATAGTATACTACAATGACAAACGTCCCTTAGGAGGGGTAGATGCCATCGTGTAAATTAATTATCCAAGATGAGGTAAATCTTAAGGTAGAAGGGCTTCCTGTTGAAATTCGACGCAAGTTAGCAAATACTTTTAAGTATGAGGATCCAACTGCCCGATATCGTCCAGCATACAAGTTAGGACGATGGGATGGCGCAATTACCTTATTCGGATTAGGTGGCAATGGCTATCTTAGTCAGTTGCCTAAAATCTTAGAAGTTCTGGAAAAAAGTGGTGTTGAGATAACAGAAATTGTCGACAACCGTGCGCCTATTAATTTACAATTTCCTCGTGTTGAAACAGACTTCTGGGGAGATCAGACATGGCCTGTAGGACATCGTTTTGCAGGCGAGCCAATTAGACTACGAGAAGATCAAGTAGAAGTAGTTAACAAATTTCTCGAAAATCCTCAGTGTCTACAGGAAATTGCCACTGGCTTTGGTAAGACAATTACCACTGCAACATTGGCAAAGATTTGTGAACCTTATGGCAGAACTTTTACTATTGTGCCTAATAAGAGTCTTGTTGAACAAACAGAAGAAGACTTTATCAACTGTGGATTAGATGTCGGTGTCTACTATGGTGATCGTAAAGATCTATACAAAACACACACTATTGCTACATGGCAAAGTCTTAACATCCTTGACAAGAAAAGCAAGAATCACGAGCAAGATATTCTAACCCTTGCTGAATTTCTCGACGGCGTTCAAACAATTATGGTTGATGAAGTACACATGGCTAAGGCTACTGTGCTGAGAAATTTGTTAACACAAAACTTTAATAATGCCGCAATCCGATGGGGATTAACAGGCACAGTACCTAAAGAAGACTTTGAAGCAGAACAGATTTTTGCAAGTCTTGGTCCAGTAGTACACGAAGTTCATGCACACGAATTACAAGCACAAGGTGTATTGTCAGCTTGTCACGTAAACATTACACAACTTATTGACTTACCAGAATTTAAGTCATATGCCGAAGAATACAAGTATCTTGTCACTGATGAAGACAGGATGATTTTTATATCAAAACTAGTAAATGGTATTTCTAATAGTGGCAATACTCTTGTACTAGTAAATCGAATAGAGACAGGTAAATTTATTGTCAACGAAATTCCAGACAGTGTCTTTATTTCAGGTGAAGTAAAAACTAAAGATAGAAAGAGTGAATACGATGAAGTTAAAACTGTTGATAACAAGATTATTGTGGCGACTTACGGTGTGGCCGCTGTGGGTATTAATATCCCCCGTATT